TGAGTGTAAAGCTAAAATATGGTATGAGTTTTGATACCATAAACTTGGAAGAGCTTTATAAAAAAGATATGGAATCTGGTAAAGGGTTTATTATAGATACTAACATTAACTATGATAATATAGATAGTGAAAGAGACTCATTAATAAGTAAAGACAGTATATTCAGTTATAAGTTTGGATTTCGTTCAGACGACCCTAAGCAAGTGCAAGCTAAAAGATGTAGTTGTGCTTGTGGAAGAACTGTAAGTAGTACTCCTGGAGGAACTTGTGAACATTGTGGAACGTTAGTAACTCCTGTACAAAAAGTGAGAGGTTGGATTATATCAAAGAATTTTAAAGTGTTTAATCCGACGTGGCTTACACGGTTCTTTAAATATGCAAAGAAGACTTCTATATCGGAGAAAGAGATTAAGAAGGATTTGTTTAATTGCAATAAAAGAGATGGGATTAAGCGTAAATCCTGGAATATGCTAGAATTACAAGATAGAAATAACTTAGTACAGTTTATAGAAGCATATGTAGAGCCAGAAATGAAGAATTTCTTTATGACGACTATAAACCAAGCAATGACTAATGCAATACCAGTTATATCAAAAGACTTTAGACATTACCAAGTTGTAGAAAGTATTAGTGGTAAAGCAGATGTAAGAACACATGAGTTAAATAAGTATTATATTATCATCAGTGACAATATAAACAAACTAAATAACATAAGTGAATATGCTTCGCAGAATAAGAAGAAGATATATTTACAAAATATAAGTGAGAAATTTGAACAGATAATGAATGTCATTATGGATGAGATTGGAGATGGTAAAGAATCTCTGATTAGAGGTAAGACTGTTAGTAAGAGAATGAATAATAGTTGTAGATGTATTATAGAAGGTCTTACATTCAATAGTAGATTAGACGTGTGTACTATTCCTTATAGAATATTTGGAGAAATAACTATCGGTCCATTTAGAGAATATTACGATAGGTATGGAGTGACACCTGAATCTATTAATAGAATGAGGTCTAATATACCAAATGAGTTTGATTGTAAGCTTATGACTAAGGTATTAATAGACTTGAGAAAGGATAAGAAAAACTTTATATTATCCTACAGACCGCCTTGCATATATATGTTCAGTCAAAACTCAGAAGAAATCATAGCACTTACAAACGATAGAGAACAAGTGCTTAGATTTAATGCCATTACTGTAGATGCGGCAGACTATGGAGATTTTGACGGAGACACAAAAGGACTATTTAATATAGCAAGAAAATCTATACTTCCTACATATTTCGCTCTTAATCCAAAGAGAGGAACTTACAACCCAATATCAGGTACATTTAACGAATCATTTAACTTGATAGAAGGTTCTTATTTAGCAGTATACAAATTACTTAATGTCGATACAAAGGTAGAAGACGAAGACATCCTCACAGAAGCGGACATTCAAAAACTTCAAAATATCAAAAGTGCATAATTCCCTATAATTGACAATCATCTTTGTAATTAATTTAAAGGAGATGATTGAGTATGAGAAAGACAGTTATACTCAAGGGCCAAATATTTAATAAATATGAAGTCGATGAAGATGGAAATATATACAGAAAAGGTTCTGATGTTCCATTAAAAAAATTCGGAGATGGAAAAGGATATCTGAGAGTAGATCTTATGAGTGATAGAGCTGAGAAAGTTATGGCTAAGATACACTTAGTAGTGATGCATACGTTTGTAGGTAAACAAGACCCAGGTGTGATTATAAATCATATAGATGGTGATAAGGCTAATAGTGCACTTTCAAATCTTGAATACATATCACAACGGGAAAACGTTGCACACGCACAACGGTTAATAAAAAACCTACCTTATTTAGAGGAAGATACAATAAAACAAATATTGGACCTTAGAGATAAAGGCTACACTTTAAATCAAATAGCAGATGTAGTCGGGTTAAGATATCACGTTGTCAGAGACATGCTTCAAGGACGTACTTATAATTATGTTGAAAGGTAACTCATGTAATGCAGAGTTACCTATCGCATTTTTGTACGGCGTAATTAAATGCAATCCCCTTAATTGAATAAGGGGATTATATACATTTAAAAGGATTGCTCGTGACATATTTATTGTCGTCAAGATAACTTAATACCAAAAAAAAAAAGAAATCTTCAGGTATTCTAATATGAAATCTAAAATTTTAAATCTTCTTCTAACTATGCATTTCTAAGACATTAACTAACAGTACAGTAGAAGCAAACCGCAGTAAAAACCCGTTTGCTTATTATAATTTTTCCAAATCTATTAAATATTTCAGGAGGTACTTAAGTTACCTTGACACTTAGTTGTTCAACAAGAGAAAATGTTTATTCTGTTGATACTGGAGGAAATATAATGAAAATAAAAACATATAAAGGTAATATCACAGAATGGGACATGGTCACTGCTAACGTAAGTATACTGGCGGAGGAGGGTCTTATATCTGAAGAGACATATATAAATTTAAAAGAAGCTGACAGAAAGGCTAGAAATATAACGATAGGTTGCTTAATGAGAGATTTAGTTTCTGAATTCAATCTATCAGAGAAATTTGAAGAGTATTTAAAGAAGTATACAAATATGTTTATAGAAGAAAATAAACTTAAAGATGCAAATATATTAGAAATAGCAAGAGATGCTATATTTCTATATAACAGTAAACCAAAGTATTCTAAGTTTGGAGATTATATAAAGTTTAAAAAGAAGAATACATATTATTATATGTTAGAGTTTACTGTTTCTGATACATCTAATAATAAAATAATATTGTATAAAAATGATAAAGGTATATCTGTAAGAGGAGGAACTATTGATAAGAACCATAAGGCATATGAATATCTATGTAGACTTATGTCTGATGTTATTAACAGTAATACCAAATCATATATAAAATCGTTAGCTACATATTCTAAGATTATGAATGCTAGTGAAGAACAACTTATAAAAGGTATTGATAATGCCTATTTAATTAAACTGATGAAAGAAGTGTATACTACAATTTAAAAGGAGGAAAGGAAATGAAATTTAAACCAGATGAATGGGAAGTAACGTTCGATGACATTAACAGAGTGGAGAAAGAAATGAGGGAAATGAGGACTGTTAAAAAGATAGTGAGGAATATACCGACGGTATCAGAACCTCCAGTCGAAGCTCCATTTAAAAAGAGACGTAGAATAGATATGTCTAAAACAAAATTAGCTAAATATCAAACTACGAAATTATTATCTCCATTGGCCGATAAAGACCATAGTATGAGAGTTGATATGTTTGTCAATCAATTTGATAATATGGTAATGCCACTTAAAGCAGAGGTTCCAATACTATCTTCTGCATTATATGGAGATATGCTTAGTAGAAGTAGTTGTATACATAAAGCTAGAGGTAAAATAACACTTCTTCATAAGATAGTGTATCAATATCGTAAGATATACATTTATAAATTAAATGATAGAATATATCTGATGGATAGTAATGGATACATAAATACAAATGGAATTTGCTGTATACAAAGAACAGATTTAGATGCATTAGAAATAGGAGTTGAATATGATATTTCTGATGACGATGATAACTTTTGTATTGAATATCCAGACCAATATGACCCTACTATGGATATAGTAAAATATGGAGTAAACTTGGTAATGATAAATACTATTGATAAAGATACAGTTGATGATGCTGCTAAGCTATCTGACTCAGCTCTTGCAAAGCTAGGAACTATCAAAATGAAGACTGTAAACATAGCATTAGAAAATAAAATAATAAAATCAGACTTTCCAGATAAGATACCAGAATTAGGAAAGTTATTAAAAACACCAGTAATATTTAAAATAGTGGAAGATGAAGAAACAGTTAGTAGTATTTCACAATCTACAGACACTCCTGTAGGTTTAGAAGATAGCCAAATTATAGTAGAGCCAAATAGTTATATTGGATACTTTGAAGTTACTGCTAATGAACCAATAGAAAATGACCCTATTTTAGAAAGATATAGATTAGAATATTTAGAATTTAGACAAAAAGTAGCTAATGCATTAAGACCATATGTATTATATGATAGAAGTAATTGTGATAATAAAGTTATAGCGTTTTATGAGAACTTTAGTATAAGCAAATTCCGTACAGAGAAGAAAGCTTTAACGTGCCCTTTTATCAGAATGGAAATAGTTACGTATGATTTTGGTGCTATTGGATGTAAATTCAGTAATGAACACGGATGTAAAGCTACAAGTCAAAACTCAGTCTACGGAGGATATCTAGTGGCAGAAGATGGAACACCAATAGATATGGTATTCTCAGTAAGTGCTCACATAGCAAGAAGTATTACAGGAGTGCTATGGGAACAATGGCTTACAGGAATGAGTATGTATTTAACTAGAAAATATAAGACATTAACAGATAAAGAAGAAAAGAAAAGACTTATATCTGATTATAGAGAAGTGCTTAACATATTTGATTTAGAAAAAGCACATAAATCATTTTCAGATAAAGATATAGATACTATTTTAATAAACTATCCTGCAATACCAATAGCTGTAATGCCATATGAACAAAGAATAGATATGGAAAGTGGAGCACAAGCTATGCGTATTTTAAGTAAATGGGGATATGAAGAACAGACTATTTGGGTATGTGATAGAGATGGTAATAGAATTAGACCTCTTACTGATAAACATTTAGTAGGAAGTGTTTATACTATCAGAGATATACACGACCCAGAATATCAAAATAGTTCTATATCGGAAGTCACTCTTACTACAAAAGGTATACCAGAAGAAAAGTCTAAATCAAAAAGAGATGCACAATCAATCCATAGTAAGAAAGCAACAAAGATGGACGTGCAACTTACAGCACATTTAACTGGATTATTAAATGATGCAGACTTATATGCTATGCAAGTAGACGACAATAGCTCTCTTCATAGCTTACCTGAGTATTTGAATGCCATTGGTTTAAATATCAACTGGAAGGAGAACGAATGATGAAATACCTTACAATAGATAACGGAAAGTTTGTAATTACTGATGAATATGTACCACAAGATAAATTTGCTATTATGTTTGAAAATAATGGTAAAAATGATGCATATATCTTTTCTAAAGACCCTGTATTTGTAGATGGGGAAAATATATTATTAAATGGACAAAGAGTTCCGTTAAAGAATCTCACAATAGTTCCTATTAATGAACACTTTGAAGAGTTAGTACGTACATTAAGAAGTTATGGTACAAATGAGTTTTCTACAAAAATGAAACTAGATAAAATACCTAATCCTGCATTGGTAGCAATGCCAATGTTCACAGGAGTAGTTTGTAATACTATTCTTTCTGAGGGAAAGAGTATACCTTTAATGAAATCACAACAGGTAAGAAAGTCAAGCTTAGTTAGAATGCTTAAGAAACAGATAGAAAGAAATAAAGATATATCTATAGATTTAGCATATGAATTACTAGGATTGTATGGAATAAATCCTGCTGTGATGTTTAATCAAAATTATATCAAAAAGTAGGAGGAAAGAAATGTTATTATACGATCGTAGAGATTTAGTCAAGATGAGAGAGTTGGAGAAAGAGTTTGCTGTCAACCCACTTTCAGATGAAAAAGTTATAGTAAAATTAGAAAAAGATATATTTCTACGGGGTATAAAGTCAAGATGTATTTTAAATACATATATATTTGAAGTATTGGAAGATTTTGATGTACCTCATGATATAAGGAAAGAATTAATATACAGAGATAACTATTACAAAGGAAGATTTAATACTTATATGAATCATGTAATAGAACTTTGTAAAGAAAGAATAGATAATCCAGTGGTAATGCTCCCACATTTATTGGGGGATATATTCAGTTGCTTCCACAGATTATCAGTAGTATCAAATGAAACATTATCAATGGACCACAGTCTAATGGGATACTTAAGAGCATACGAACAACATCCAGAGTTCGCAGAGCTATTTAGAAATCCTGTAATAAAGAAGACCGATGACCCGTATACTGTAGAAAAGAAATACGAATACATAAATGATACTATAATAAAAGCAGATGTACATCCATTATCTGATTTCTTGAAATCTGGTGTTAAGTCAAATAAACTTCAGATAATGGGATTCGTACAAGTAGGACTACAACCAGACCAATTAGACCCAGGTAAAGTAAAGAATAATACTATATCTGGATGGCTTAATGGACTTCGTAATCTACCAGATATGGTTCACTTAGATAATCAAGCATTGGAAGCTGTTATAAAAGGAAAGAATGAAGTTCAAGAGCCAGGAGAACTAGGTAAACTTATAAATGTAGCTCTTACAGAAACTAAAATAAATAAAGATGTAACTAGAGCTGTAGTACATGATTGTGGAACTCATGATTATGAAATAGTTAAAATAAAGAGTAAGAAAGATTTACAAAAATACAGATATAAATATATCGTAGACCCAATAACATATAATATATTAGGTTATGTTGATTTAAATAGAACAGACCTTATAGGAGCTATGGTAAGTTTACGTATGCTTCATCATTGTCATGGTGTAAATTGTGTATGTGAAGTATGTACAGGAGCTAATAATAAATTCTTACAAGATACAGGTATATTTAAAAATAATATCTATGAATATGGTATGCATGTAATCGGAGGAAAGTTCCAAAAGGTAATATCTATCAAACATAGTAATAATGCCTTTGTAAAACCAATACCAGTAATATTCAGAGGAAAACGTTATGAAAACATATTAGACTTCATATTAGATACAAATTACATTACAGATTTTGAATTTGATAAGCTTATATTTGCTGTAGGAACTAAGGTAGAACTTAGAGATATGGATGGATATAGATTTAAGAGACTATTTATCAACGATGAATATGTAGATATCTTATTAGATAAACCAATAGAATTAAATGGACTTACTCTAACTATCTATATACCAAATGATAGCGTACTACTTACTGCAAAAGATATCCAAGTAATGTTACGTATGCATAGTTCTACAAGTAAATATCTATTACCAGAAGATAAATGGGATAGAACAGGACTATCATCTATGACAAGAGCAGAACAATTAAGCTCATTCTATAAATACTGTCAAACTAAAGTATCATTTGACCATTCAATGTATTATGAAATGATAGTAAATGCTATGATGAGAGATGCTTCTGATTTGTCTTCTAAGCCTACTGAAAAGACAGAGCTTATAGATATTATACACGTAAATCAGCTTACATCTTCTGTAGATAAAAGTAAGAAGTTCAGTAATAAGATACATCATGGATATGTTAAATCAAATATATTAAGTGTAATACCAGTAGTAGAGCCTTGTGAGGCAGATGTATTATATAATATAGTAGATAATAGGGAATTAACAGAAGCAGATGTACCAAAAGAATTACAAAGAATACTTCGTGAAGATTATGACAGTGATATAGAATTAAAGAATGAATATAATTATGAAGTATGTAAACAGATTTGTGACGTTAGTCAAAAAGATGATGATTACAGCGACGATGAGGAGGATTAAAATGGACATTGAAATAAAACATGCTGGGACATCTGAAATGCCTTATATATACCTTGCAGAGCTTAGGCTCTGTGAGGACCATATAAATCATGGTATTGATGAAAATGAATACGGATGTCGTATGCGTAATATAGGAACATTTGCAGATGATATCAAGACATATTATCATAAACATAAAATTAGATGTGTTGTAGCCAAAGTAGATGGAATTTGTAGAGGTTTTATAGCATTTGCTGTAGAACCATATTATACGTATATAGATACTATATACGTAGACGAAGAGTTTAGAAATAAGGGTATAGCTACAAAGTTAGTAAGTAAAGTAAATATATATACAGGACACAATACATTAAAAGCATTAATTGCAGATTATAATGTAGTATGTCAAAAATTTGCAACAGGAATAGGATTTAAAAAGATAAAAGATTCAAACATATATGGTATGGGAGAATATAGGTGTGAGGTTAACAGAACAATGGGCCAATAGGAGGATAGATGAATTACGAAACATCAACAGCTTATTGGATTGAACGTGGCTACATAAGTAAAGAAACTGCTATGAATTTACGTAGTAAGTTCAGTGTGTTGGACTTTATGACGAAAGCAGAAGTTCCGACAGCATATTTTGAGATTGGGGATCATATTTGTATCCCCAAAATCAAATTTGAATTATTGGAGAGTTTAATTAAAGGTAAATTCTATAGAGAAATAATAACACCAAATGATAATAAAGAAGTGAAGTATAGTCCACTTAAATATAAAGAAATGAACCATCAGAAAGATATAGTAAAGGGAGCAGTAGAACATTTTACAAATGAACCAGATAAAAGAGTCTGTGTTTGTGCAAGACCAGGATTTGGTAAAACATTTATGAGTGCTGCTATTGTATCTAAGATGAAATGTAAGTTCATGTTTATAGTCTATAGTAGTGATTTAGTAGAGCAAACTTATGATGCTTTTGTAGATTACTTTGGAACATCTGAGGGATTCTTAAGACTAGACCAATCTAAAGGGTTTATGGAAATAGACTATAAGAAAGTAAATGGGATATTCTTAACACATAGTATGATTCAATCATTAATAAAAAGATATGGAATGATGAATGTCACAAATGTAATATTCAATAAATTCAAATGTGATATGAAGATAATGGATGAATACGATACTTACGTTAAGAACTTATACTTCTTGGAATGTTGGGGGAACTTTAAATATAATTTATACTTAACTGGTACTAAGTTTAAAAATATGAGACCAGATGATAATATATTTCAAATGATATATAAACATGCTAAAACTCTAGGAGCGGATGTAAGACTTCCTGTTAATAGAGAATGTTATGTTATTAAGTATAAGTTTAGTCCTACTAAAAGAGAATACTTCTTAATGCATATGAATGATGAGAAGCTATTTAAAGTTAGATATAATGATTATATTGCTAGAAAGGATGTATTATTAGATTATGTAATGAAGAACTATTATAAATCTGACGATAGTCCTCTTCGTACTTTAATAAAAGATGGAGGTAGTATAGCATTATATGTAGGACGTATAGAAAATTGTGAAATAGTAAAGGATAAGCTCATAAATTATTATGGTATTAAAGAAGAAGATATTGGTATATATAACAGTACTATAAATAAGAAAGAAAAGGCTATAAGCGAAACTAAACCATGGATAGTTACTACGACTAAATCTATGGGACGTGGATATGATAATAAGAATCTACGTGCTCTTATATTCCTAGAATTTAATTTTGGTACAGCAGATTATATGCAAAATATCAGTAGAGTTGCACGTATTGGAGGAAAGTCTGGACTTGTATTTGAAGGACTGGATTTGAGCTTTCCGAAAGTAATTGCAAACCATAGTAAAAAAGTAAGAGAGGATATTTATACAGATATGTATTCTCAAGTACATTATAGGGAAATACCAGAACCTATATACAAATATTATAGTTACGGGTATAGACCTGACAGTAAATTTATATTAGAACAAAAGAAGAAAAGGAGATAACGATGATAAGCAGTGACACTAAATTCATAAACGCAATAGTAAATGTTACAAATAGTTTCTTTTTATTAACTTGGTTAAAATATGTAGTATTACCTGTTATAAAACTGGTTAGTGTAGTTAGATTGATATTAAGTCTTATATTAATAATTCCATTAGTAATATTAGGAATACTTATACATTTACTGATAATCAGACCACTATGGTTTATAATTAGACTATTTATAAAAGTGGAGGTGTCTGATATATATGAATGAAACATTAGCTAAGGAAGTGATGTTTATAAGGCCTAATGACGTGTTATTTAGCTACGACCTTATTATCATAGATATTTATAACCAATTAAGACATAAGCTCAAAGAAGTGGATAAGGAAGCGTTTAGAGTGAAGATAGAGAGTACATTTAATGAAAATCTATATATGTACAGTATTGATTATGATGATAAAGGAAATATGTTCTTCAGGTCTGATATAGATAAGCGTAGAGTAGACATAGAAGATTATAACGTAGTAATAGCTTCCAAAAAGCATAGTTTCATATCATATGATGTTTGGGTATGGTTGTATGAAACTCCATATGCGAATATAGTATATGAAGTTGCAATATCTTTCTTTAATTATTCTATGATGGATATTGAAGATGGATTTAATATGTTTATAATAACAGCAGACCACGTCGTACCAGAAACATATTACATTGGAAGATTCTTTAGGAATAAGAATAAAGTTGAAACTAAAGTTATAGATATGAAAAAACTTTCTGCTTGGTTTAAATATCAATTCAAAGATGTTACTAATGGAGTAATGAATACTATATGGCTTGCGGAAGACTTCAGTGACCCAATAGCTATTATGATGATTGCTCAAGAGAATGAACCACTAGATGATGATATACTAAGAAGAATTATGCTTGAAACAAGAATAGTTCCTATCAATGAAGCTAATATGAAGAGAGCTGAAGAGCTATCTAAAGAAGAACGTGTTAGTGGTAATATAGGAGTAATAGATACCTTCAAAATTAGTAAAATAGACCAATTATTATAAGCTATTTTTAGCTATATATTATAAAGTATATAAATAATATATGGAGGTATTTAACATGATTAGAACATTAAATAATATTTTACTAGGATTGCTAGCAGTGATTCTAATAATAGGAATATTTGTTATAGTTAGAGGAGCTGATAATATGTCAACTCCTTTAAGAGCTTTTATAATAGGGATACTAGCAATGGCATTCCTAGTAAACATCGTAGTAACTTGGTTGAAAAGCCAAGTTATGAAAAAGAGAAGAGAGAAGAGATAATTCTCTCTTTCTTTTTTTTTACCGCATCGCTTGACAATCTTGCTGTTGATAAACAATTAAAGGAGGAATTAATTATGGCTTGGAAAAAAGTTATTCTGAGTACTACAGCAGACCAAATCGTGTTTACACAAAATACGTCTGCTATTAAGAATTCCATTGTAAGATTAGCCTTTACTACTGAAGATAGAGAACCTACTAATACAGCAGGTATATTTGTACTAAGTGGTCCTAATACTTGGAATGGTAGAGTTAAGCAAGGTTCTTATTTATGGTATGAAGAACAGGGCGGAGGTATATTTACATATACTACATATGATATAGAACCTCTAAGGAACTATAACATAGAACCAGTGCATAAAGATATAGTTAGTAATAATGACGTATTAACTATACCTGAGGGTGCATATTTTGTAATTCAAAATAAATCAGATGATAATATCTTTTTTAGTATAGTAGGAGAGGGAACATTTACACTTACAAAGTGGCAAATGCTTTCATTTACATTTACTAGAGAAACACAAATTAGAATCAAAGGAACTGGAAAAGATATATCATATTTCTATGGAGAAGCTCCATCTTTAACACAATTAAGTAAAGCTACTAAAGATATGCTTGAAGAAGTGAAAGCTTCTGTAGATTTACTTAATGCTAATGCTGCTACTAGAGCAGAAGTTAGAGAATTAGGTAAAAAGATATATTATGACAGATATAGTCCAGATGTGTCTACAACTATAAACACTATAGACCCTACCACTATATTAGAAGTACCTATGCCTTTATTAGAAACAGATGAAGATTTCGATAGTGAGGTCCTTAAAGATGATGAAATGCTTGATTTTATATTAGGTATTACATATAAGAATGAGAATGGAACTGATATAGAATCTGCTATAAACTTCTCTGCAAAGATAAGTAAAACAGCAAATACTATTCCTATTACAGATTTAGATATATATGATACTGTATTAGGAATGATATTAGATGAAATTAAATTAGATTGGAATGAAGATAACGGTACTTTAAAAGCAACAGTATATTTCAATAACTGGATACATAGTGATACTAATAAGTACGTTAATATAAAAGATTTATTTAAAGCTCCACTTACAGTAACTCTTAGAATAAAAAGTGAGCAAGCTGTGTGGAAAGAGTCTGCTAAAACATTTGCTACTAAGCATATAAATAAGCTTATACATACAAATGCTAGATTCAATAAAAGAGTACATTTCTCTACAACTACATCTTATAATTCATTATTTGATAATATAAATGGAGTTTCTTATAATGAAGTTGCTAATACTGTATATAAAGTAAAAGATAATATCGTAGTAGAGAAACTTGCATCTGGTAGTAATACTGTGTATAATGTGCATGACCCTGCAAATAAAATACAGGTTAAATATTATACAGGAAGTTCTCCAGCTGTAGAAGTATATATGGACGGTTTTACTATACCAGATGGACAAAAGCTTACAAGTATAGTAATAGAAAACCTTACTAATACAGACGCTAGTATAAATCTTAATATGGACTTCTTAGAAAAGAATAAGAGCGATAGAGCTATAAATAAGATTGCAAATCCTAATGTATGGAATGTATCTTTATACGAACCATTATTAGGTCAAAATCCATATACTCATTTATTTGAAAGACTTAAGAGTACGATGGACTTAGGTATAATTAAGATAATAACAAGAAAGGGGGATTAATAAATGGCTAATCCGTTTCAAGAACACGGTGGATTAATAATGTCAGAAGAGCAAGTGAAAGCATTTACTAGGGAGATTTTATTTCACTTTTTAGTTAATAAAGACCCATCAGTTTCAGATGCTTCTATAACTGCTTCTATAGATAAATTAGAATCAGATATGCAAGAAGTTATAGAAAAAACAAAGATAGAAAAGAACTTCACATGGCATAATCCATTCTATATAAAAGTGCCTAAAAACACTACATATCCTGTAACTATAGATATAGATGGTATAGATATTACAGGAAGAGCTATATCTATTGGTATGAAAGTTCCTATTTCTTTTTTTACTAATGTAGATAATACTCCGCATATATTATATGCAAATGGTTACGCTATTAAAATAGTTAAGAAATTAAAATATGATGCAGATATAACATCATCTACAGTTAATAATATATTTATGCTTGAAATACCTGAAGTAGAATCTGGTACTATAAGCGTTAAATGTATTAATAGTGAAGTTAGAGAATATAACGTAGCAGACGATATACCAGCTGTCACTCTTGCTCAACATGCTAATAAAGAGCTTAGAATAGCTCCTGATACGCATATACCAGAACTAGCAGACGTTGATAGAATACTTCGTACACGTAGTGATGTTCAATATATAGATTTCATTACATCAAGTATGATGGTAAAACAAGAGTTAGCTGGAAATCTAGACCCTAAGACAGCATACTTTACAAGAGAAGATGATAATACAGATAACTTAACATTTACATATGATAATATAACTGAAGCTAAAAGAGAATTAGCTGAAGTATATAAAAGAATTCCTCATTTATGGAGATATATTACAGTTAAGTTTGATGATAACATTACAAATATAGATGGATTATTTGAAAATACGGATTATCCTGAGACTGTAAAATCTATAGAGGGAGCTAATATAACTTCTGCTAATAACTTATATCGTAATAGTGGAATAGGAAGCATATCTCCTAGTTTACTTAAGGGAATGCCATTGTTATCATCTATAACACACGCATTCGCTGGAACTCATGTTACATCTGTACCACACGCAAATGATTTACTACCAGCTACTGTAACAAATGCTACTGGATTATTTGCAGATTCAAGTCTTAAGAAAGACCCTGAATACTGGAAACATAGTAATGCTGATTTAACTGGATATGTAAGTAAAACGTTAGATGACCCTATAGCTCCAAATCCATATCAAGGATATAATACAAATAGAGCATATCCAAGTACATTTGATAGTAAGAACTTGGTATTTAAAAATGTAGCTCAATTTAAAGCTTATTATCCAAGTAGAATAAGAGCATATAATAGTACAGAAACGTTAGACCCTACAGATATGTCTGCTTTTACTATTACGATAGAAGATGGAAATTTAGACGGAATGTTTGAAAATACAAATATAGTAAAACTTCCTAAGATGATAGTAGCTCCTAAAGCAACTTCTGCTAAAGCATTTGCTAAGAATGTTACTACATTGATTAATACAGATGCTATAGAAAATATATTTACAGCTTGTCCTAAGTTATCAAATGTTACAGAAGCTTTCTCTGGATGTACCGGACTTACAAAAGGATTTGAGTTCATCGGAGCTACAGATACTGTATCTAACTACAGTAGAGTATTCTTTGGATGTACTAATATAAATAAAGATACTATTCCATGTCCATGGAGATGGAACGGACTAGATGGATATCCAGATGATATAGTAGGAACAGATGGACTTAAGGGAATTCCTAATTTACCAAACTGGGTTCCAAAATCATGGGGAGGTCCTGGAACAGAACAAGATACTCAAGCTCATACTGGAGCTAGGTCTGCTGTACCATTAATATCTTCTGCTTATATAGGAGATACTATGTTTAGTGCTACATTCCCTAACTTAAGAGCTGGAGACTTAATAGAAATAGCTATGGTAGACCCTGATGCTAGATTTACTGTTAAGGGAGATATAAAACGTATCTATGCTACTGTAGGAAATGCTTCTGCAATGCACTTTGGTATAAGTGATATAACAGAAGATAAACATGCTAAATTACTTAATACTGACTGTATAAGAATAAGAGTAAGAGAAATGAGACGTACTCCAGATAAGTTATGGAGCGAATACATTTATCAAACTCCTGCTGTCAGATTAGTTCCAGTTACACCTACTACTTCTAATCTAGAAACAGTAGGATTTATTACAGATGGGGAGGTCTAAATGAAAAAGAATATAATCATGCTTAAATCTCCAAGTTCTATTACTAATACTTCTGCAATAGTAAGAGTGCATAGTTATAAAGATGGAAAGTTTTATCCTACATATGGATGGACTATTCCTAACTTGAGTACTAATGCAAATAATATAATAGAAATAAACTTAGACCTAGATAACGTATTACAATCTATGAGAGGTTTACAAGATACTCTTCCATTTGGGTGTACTATATCTGTAGAATGTCCAGTAGGTTCTGAGCCTATGTGGATATCAGATATGTATGCCACTAATATAGCAGATACAAATGCTATAATAGATGGAAGTAATCTTGATGTATCTAAGAGTGAAATAAGAGATATAAAGACAGATGGTAATATAGTATCAGCTACATTCACAGGTCTTAAACAAGGAGAATTTGAGCTATATGAAATAGAGAATGGAGATACTTTAGAAAACGCAGTTATAAAACAGTACTACAGTGCAAATATATCAGCTAATAGTACAAGTATTCAAGCTACGCTTCCTAATCAAATAGGAGACGATAATAAAGTACTTGCAAGATGGCGTACAGCTGGAGAACAGTATTACAGTAAATATACTGGAGGAAGACAATCTCAGGCTCTAAAAGCTGTAGTTATAGATAGACATGAACTTATAAATGGAAACTTAATAATATACATATATGATAGAGATACTCTTGCAGCATTTAATGAAAGTGCCTTAGTACTTACATTCAGCAAAGGCGGAACAGAATACTTAATCAGAGGAACTATAAACGTATTACCAAATAGAACAGCTGTTCTTATAAGTGGTACGGATTTAGATAAGATTATAGCATTAGGAGGAATAGTTACAGTCAAAGCTTCTGTAGTAGGAGCAGTTGTGTCTTCTAATACATATAATCTTAATATAGATACTTTAGTTCCTACAACTCCAGGAGGAGGAACATCTCCTACACCAGGAGGAAGTCCAAGTGGAACTAAGTATTTAGTACTTAATAAAGATAAAGTGGCAGTAAATCCAGAAACTAATATGATATACTTGAGCTTTGATGTATCAAATGATACTGAAGTTGAAATGCTTAATATTAAGTCTATATCAGGAGGAATTACAGCAAGATTTTCAGATGTTACTCTTACTGCAAGACAGCTTAGTATTAGACCATCGTTTGGATTTTGGATGCCATTTACTGGAGATGCTAATGATATCTGGAGTAAGACTATCACATATGAATACAGAATTAAAGGCTTCTTAAATAAAGAAGAAACAGTTACACTTTCTCCAGAACTTCCATACTTTGAATTAGAGTTTAAAGTTAAAGAACATAAGCTATATGGAGAAATTAAGTACAATGTTCAACGTGGAGAAAACCAAAGATTTAATATCAAAGGAATTACTCTAATGAAGAATACAGAAAAACTATATGAAATACCAGGAGTTCATACTCCAAATGAAGAAAACATAATTAAGCTAGACGTTAGTGCAGCCACTAAGAACTTAAGAGAAACTACTAAGATTACATATGAATATACATATGCTGGAAAACCTTATAGTACTACTGTTACTTGGGCTGATACTGCACATGTATTAGCAACACTATAAAAAATACAAGGAGGAGATTAACATGAGTGCAGCTCGTGACATAGATGAAATAAATCAACGCATGTTTGAAGGAAAGATGCGTTTCGACGTAGATGCGTTTAACGATAAGAATGACATGAATATATTTATGAATGAAATTCTTAACGGTGGATGGTATGGAACACAAGAACTTCTAGACCAAATAGTATTACCCCCAGATATGATGCCTGGGGACGTTCCATCTTTAGAAACATTATTAGATGGGATAGATACTGTACTAGAAACAGTAATGGCAATGATATTAGATGGAGAATTTCCAATGTTCCAAGTATATCATAACTCAATAAAAACGGATTATTATGAAGAGATATTTTTACGTGATTTAGACAGACTTACATATATGGTAATGGTCGTATTAAATCCTAGAAAATTATCTCCACTTACTTATTATATGAACCCACAATTTATTCATAACTTCTTAAAACATAAAGTAGTAAAACCAGGTATATGGAAATATATAGAAAAATCTAGAGGAGAAATAAATAGAAAGACTAATCTAGATAAGGAAATGGAAGATACTGCAAGACTTAAAACAGTCATAACAGGATTTACTACATCTCTTCTTATTACACATAAGTTTGAAGAAGTGGATAAATATATGGAAGAATATAGAACGATAGATGTACCAAATAGAGATTTTATAGTAGATGACATAATAGAAAGAGGAGATTACTTTATTCCAGATTTCTTAAAAGATGCTCTTAAATATAAAGAGGGAGAAGACCCAGTTCTTATAATAAAGAACGACCCTAGATTTAATAACTTCTACGATAGATACTTAGTTACTCATACAGAAGAAGCCTTTATTCAACTTTGTATGGAATTTACTAAACCAGAACGTTATAATCGTACTAGAGAACGTATAATAAATCTATATAGAAGTAGAAAAGAAGCTATGAAGTTCTTAGCTGCTCCTGAAATAGATGGAATGTCTTATCAAGAAATATATACTGTAGAACGTATTATAGAAAGAAAAGAGCCAGAAGAGGGAGATGACTATTACATCGACCATAATTATAAAATCCAAAACATCAAATATATCGTAGATAATGAATGTACAGCTAAAGAAAAAGTTACTGTTGATAATGACCTTATAACTATAAGCGGACCTGGAGACTATAAAGAAACGTATAATTACAATGATAAGAATATGATACAAGATTACAATAATCCGTATTATATTATGTTTGGAAAAGAAGACGGACGTAGACTTATAGAACATATCAATTCTAGTACTAGAAGTCCTCTCTATAAAGTAGGATTTACTACAGACGAAGTCAACCACTATAAATGGAATGACCCAGAGAAACTCAAAGTACCAGACAGTACGGAAGCTATTAGTAGAATGGCAAATGCATATATGAGTAGAGTTATATCCAAATATGGAGTTAAAGATGCCGATATTAAATTCTTAAGAGAAACTCCACTGGGACTTGGAGAACATAGATATCTTAAGTATTTAAAACTAAGTGATTTATTATCCGATAAACCGTATATAGAAGATAATAGCGATTATTGGGTATGTTTAAAACTTATAGAGTTAGACCAGCTTAGAACGTTTATAGATGCAAAAATCAAGAAATATAATGAAGCATCTACGTATAGACAGCAAGTTAATAGTATGCTTGGAGAAATGTATCCTAAAGCTCCAGATATACCAAACTATTTTAAACAGCACGAAGTGTTATGGGATACAGCAGAAATAAATCCTCCTCCAGCAACATCATATCCGCCAAGAGAAAAGTATAATAATAATACACTTGCAGATGATGATGCAGAAGATGCTGCAGTGCAGGCTCAGATAGAAGAACAGTTACGACTTCTTGAAGAAGCGGCCACTAAAGAAGCATCGAAAATGAAGCTTTTAGATATACCAAAGATAACAAATGCTAGATTATAAGGAGGTAAATTATGTATGGAACTATAATGAATTATGGGGCATATATAAGTAGAAAAGGTCTTCCTTTTATAAACTCTGCTGATAAGAATAGTCCTACGGGATTATTTTCAAAAGATATATTTGGAGTAACGGACGAAGATAGAGAAACCAAAGCAGCTCTGATAAACTTACACTGCTATGTAATGCGTCCATTATTCGTAGCAATATTCAGAACAGTCCAACGTTCAATAGCAAACTGTGCTACTTCCAATAGTAATGGAGGAGACTTCTATATAAGAAAAGGAGCGTTTGGACCGTGTGATGATAAATATATGCCAGAGCCAGGGGATATAGTAGGAGGAGGACCAAGATTTCTATATGAGAATTGGGAGAAAATAGATACACGTTCTTGGGAACAAGAGTTCGGTAAATACGCAAATAAAGAAATGAAATCTTCTATAAGTAAGTTTACAAAAGAACAAATGTTTAAACACCATCAATATGTATTACCAATAGCATATAGGTCGGAAGAGGAAGATAGTAAGATATTAGTAAACGATATTAATATCTTATTATCAGATATAATACGTTATAGTAATGTATTAGCATCAATAGGAAATAAACAGTCTATGGGGATAGATGTAAAAACAAGAGATATAGAATGTCTAGTTCAAAGAGCTTGTAACGAATATTACAACTTTATGAAAGGTAGACACGTAGGACCAAAAGGAACAGGACGTAAGCAAATACTGAGCCGTTCTGTAGATAACAGCTCTCTTATAGTAATGCTTCCACACGTGTGGACTAATAAGAAGCTTGGAAAAGGATTACAAAAGTATACAGATATAGGAATTCCTATTCATTTGCTTTGTAAAATGTTTAAAGATACAGTAATTAAGTTTAGTAAAAACTTTATAGATTATCTATATGATAGAAATGCATTCCCTCCTGATACGCAACAAGATTTACTTGCATATTACGATGTGGAATTCTTATCAGATGCTATAGATAAATTAGAAGACCCATTCTTCCGTGTATCAGATTTCCCTGCTATATGTAAGAATGGAACAGAGTTCGCTTCTATTGAATTAGAGTTTATAGTAGATAATAAAGGAACTCCTAGTCCACTTAAGAAAACTCTTTCTTGGCTAGAATTCTTCTATATAACTTGTACTGTATTTGCAGATTTAAAACACAATCGTGGTATTGCTACTACACGTTACCCTGTAGATAGCCAATTATCACAGCAATATATATTCCCAGTCGCACTAACACTTACTCCATATTTACTTAAATCAGTAAAAGTATTAGACTTTACATATGATGGAGTATTCCCGTTAGTAGACGATTGGGTAAAAAATCATTACAATGAAAAAATATTTGAGCAAGGAAGTCGTGTGTATGCAGGACTAGCGGTAGGTTTTAATGGTACATCGCTAATAAGACGTGGCGATTACATCCCAATAACAACTATAGATGTTAGATGGATGAAATCGAAGTTGCCCTTCATTAGAGCGATCTAATGTCGAAAGTACGTTAATTGCAGGGAACTCTCTCGTAGACAATCTGCAGCGAAAGAATCGGTTTATTCCTCTAATAATAAATTATTATGGAGGTAAATGTATGTTTGAAAATTTAAATTGGATGCCTTTATGGGTAAAAATTGGTATTAAGTGGAGAAATGAATATTATAGATGTGGGGATTTAGTCAAAATAGACTTAATCTATAACACAGATAAGAGTAGACATTACACTGCTTATATAGATTACGCTGACTTTGACGTAGTTAAGGAGTATAGCTTATCACCAAGACACGATAAGAGAAAGCCTGATTACATGGTATACGTTAGTATATCTCCTAGAGTCGAAGGTACTGGATTATTACACAGATTATTAATGAAACCGCCTAGAAATATGGTTATAGATCATATTAATAGAAATCCATTAGATAATCGTAGAATTAATCTTAGAATTTGTACCGTAGATGAAAATAATAGGAATCTGTCTTTAAGAAAGAATAACACATCTGGAAATATGGGAGTATACTATAAACCAGATAAAAAAAATAAACCATGGGTAGCTCAAAAGTATTATAGAGGAGCTTGGCTTCCAATAAAGTTATTCAAAACAAAAGAAGAAGCCATCGCTCATAGAAAATACTTAGATGAAACATATAAATAAACTGAGGAGACGTCCGACGGTCATAGCTGAGATGCTAGTAGAATCCAAGCGGAAAGAAAAGCGTACCATCTCAATGAGATGTTGAAATGACCTGAACATGTATTACGGACCACGTTAAGTATCTCCACACGTAATACGCTTTGTAGACACGTATCTACATCGTGAGTAGCGATACTCAGACTGAAAGCTGAAACGCTTTGGCTATAGATTAGCGACTTATAGTTTAACAACACCTATCGAAAGATATTTGGACCACGATTAATAATATAGTCCTCTACTAGGGAAACTTAGTGGATGTAATCTAGTGAATTGCTGGGAAGTCCTAAAGCTTTATCGCCTATATGGAGACGAAAGTCAGAAACAAAGATAAAGATGTCATATGATGCAATAAAAGCCCTAGGTTGGGTTCTAAGTGACGACTCAATGGACAATCAGCAGGTAAGCCTCTAATGAGGAAACCTCAACGACTAATTAGTACATTCAAGCGAATGGAAGTGCTAGACACCTAAGGTAATCAAGATTACTATGGTGAAGATATAGTCTGTACTATATAGAAATATATAGCAGTATGGTTATACATACGGGATTGAGAGTAGCGAATCAATCTGAACATTATAGGGAGACAAAATTTCAAATAAACCGCTAAACAGTAAAGAGGCTGTAGAAGACGTACATAAAGCTCAAAACTCTTTACTTAATGCATACGACTACGATGGAAACTTCAGAAGAGCTACAGGAAAAGATGGTACTCAAACGTATTATAGTCTTAGTAGAGATGCTAAGCACAATGAAAAACCAAAGAAAATACGTAGCGACCATCCATTTGTAAAAGCTATTATGGACTGTAAAGAAGGAGATTTAGATATAGATTTAATATATCAACATCTATCTTCATACGACCCTGATGAAGAACCTGAAATGGCAGTATATGATACTGTCACTATAAAGAGATTTAATAAAGAAATAAAGACTACTATTGGTAGACTTATAATAAATAAAATAGTATTCTGGCCATTCTGGAATAATAAGGCATTCCCATATCACGAAGCTGTATTTACAAAGAAGTATATGGATGAAATATTTATGGAGCTTGCTCAGTTAGTAATGACTAAGGAAGCTACTATGAGAGATGTGAACCATACCATAGATATGTTTACAGAATTCGGATTAAGACTTTCTACTGTATTCAATAGCAGTATAACTGTTCATATGATGACACCTGGGGATGAATACAAGAAGATGAGAGACAGTATAATGAAACCAGCTTTCCAAGAATATAGAAAAACTCACGATATGGGTATAATAGAAAAGGCTGAAAAGCAAGTATTGGATAATGCTAAGAAGATGTTCTCTGAGGACGATATGATGGAGTTATATGAATCTGGAGCTGCTGCTGAGATGAATAATGACTGGAAGACTATGAATGTTTCTATGGGAAGTTTGCCTAACTTGGATGGTACTGCTGAAGTTATCGTTGAAGATGCTTTGGCAGACGGAATATCGTTAGACTATACTGCAGAACTTACTAATACTGCTCAAAAAGGAGCTATAGATAGAGGAGGTAAGACTGCATTAGCTGGAGTACTATACAAGCAATTAGTAAATGGATTCTCAAATGTATTTGGAATTCGTGGAGATTGTGGTAGTACAAAAGGTATAGTTATGGAAACAGATAATAAATGGGATATAATGAATAGATATGCTATCGTAGGTAATAAATCTGTAAAGATTACTATGAAGAATGTCGATAAGTTCTTAAACAAGAAATTCATTATGAGAAGTCCTATGCACTGTAAAATGAAAGATACGAATGTATGTAGCTGTTGTGCTGGAGACAAGCCATTCGACATATTAGGAAAAGACCAAATCCCAATAGGATTATATGTAGGAGAAATTGCTACTGGTATACTTAATATGTTTATGAAATCTACGCATGATTTACATATTACACAATTCGTAATAAAGGATTTAAATAACTACGTATATCCTAAAGGAAAGAAGAAGTTATTTGAAATAAAAGAAGACCCAATAGACCATAATGTAAAGATATACTGTTTAGAAGACATTACTTGGAGAATTCCATTATCTTCTATAGATGCTGAATATAACTATTATAATATATTGGCATATGGAAGTATACTTACAGCTGGTAATGAAGAATATACTCTTACTTTGGGAACAGAAGTAAAATCTACTCCTAAAGAAATCATAAGACCTAATGTAGAAGAAGATAGAGAATTAGAAGCTCACTTAATATTTAAATATAATAAAGGAGATGTATTCTTAATTCAAACTAACTCATATCAAAGAGAAATGACTACTGCTAAGATATTCCAATTATATATGGGAGGAAATGTAAGTAATTTAATTCCTATGGATTTACACTTAATAACTATCTTTAATGCGATGAAAGCAAATAAGAAAGTTAAAGCAGCTCATATATCTTATGAGTTATTACTTGCTACTATTATTAGAGACCCTAATGATTTGAGTAAAACAGCAAGAGAAACAGGTAGTGATAAATATAAATTTATATCTGTTTATGAAGTAGGAGCTACTGGAGGAATGTTTAATGGACTATTCTCCAATGATGCAAATAAAGCTCTCATAATAAACTTAGCTAAATCTGAAAAAGAACAAGCTAAGAAGATAAGTCCATTAGAAAAAGCTTTAAGAATGTAAAGGAGGAAGAATAAATGGCGATAGTAGAAATAACAGCAAATGGGCAACCAGTAGCTATTAATACTGTGTTGATAGAACATATAGAGGGAACAGCTACTAAAACATTCACTGTTAAGAAAGGTGAAATGTATAGTGATGGATGTACAGGACATCCAAAGATAGCTGGAAGTGATACTTCGTATACTATTATAGATTGGACTAAAGACGTGAAGTTAGTAATGCTCAATGGGACGACCTATACGGTAAAACCAGACCAGCTACAAATATTGATATCTCAAGGAGAACTTGGATTAAGAAAGTCAAACCCAATAGCATATTAAGGAGGAAATTATGTCTAAGGTTTTAGATAGTAGATTACAACAAATTACAAGATTAATGGAAGGTACTATCTGTAAACAGGTTAAGTTAGCTGAGGCCTATGAATTTGAGATGGACCAAAAAGCACAATTTAATAGATATAGAGCTGCTATTGAAGAATATGACACTCTATCTGATTATAACTGGCTTATAGATGATGAATTATTTGAAGCTATAAACCGTAGTGTGGACCCATCTGATGCTATAGACAAAGAAACTTGGGATAAATTTTATGCTAAGAATGGTGCTGTATTAAAATCTAAGCTTAAAGATTTAGATATATATGATTCTGTAATGGACTTCCTAAGAAGTAATGTTATAATAGAGAAATATGTAGAATATAATCCTTATTATAGAATGCTTCTTGGGAAGCCTCCTATAAACACTGATGAATCAGAATACATATGGATAGAAAGAACCGTGGTAACTCACGGAATAGCTTCTACTGAAAAAGTTCCTATTCACAATTTGCCTAAATCTGAGATATTTAAATTAAAGCGTAGTGGGAAACTAGATACGCTTATAGCTGAAAATCCAGATAAAGAATACTTGCAATATTTAGATAAAGATATAAATTTAATAGAAGCAAGACAGGCACAAGAATTTGAAATATTATACACTCCAAATAAAAGAGAGTTTAATGTATATAGAGAAATGTTTAATAATGAACGTAAAGTGTATTTAAAGACATATGGTTCTTCTTATATGAGAGATAGTAGCGATTACGACTCTGCTCTAGAACTTACTGTTATAAAGCTTCGTGCTGTTTGTATGTTCTTTATATTTACTTATAGTAATGTATTGAATAAAACAAGCTTTACGAAAGAAGAGTCTGAAGACAAGTTTAAAGAGCTTGGACTTAATTTCCCATCTAGAATGCCAGATAGTTATAGAGATAGCTTGACGTTCGTATTAAACTATATATCTACGTATAAGGGAACAAACTACGCTTTAGTGTTCATAGCTAAGAAGATATTCAGTGGACTTAGATTATACAAGTATTGGATAAGAAAAAGACCAAGAAACTTAGATGTTACAAATATAAATTATCCTGTGGGAGCAGATGGAGCTTTAATTCCTCCTGGAATTGAATACACTGATGCAAGAGTATACGATAAAGAAAAGCTTAAGAAAGCAAATCCAGGACATGTTTCCGTAGCAGGTAATAAGCTAGATGTGTTTAAAACTACTCCCGAAAGTCTGTATCAAGTAGACTTTGTATTAAAGCCTATCAATAGTACTAATATCATGGACTTTGATAACCAAGAGGGAGGAGTAGGGAATACTACATCGGAAGCAAATAGATTAGATGACGAATGGGCTGATATCAACCATGCGAAGTCTATTAAATATATACTACCTGAATATGAAGATTATAGTAAAGGTAGAACTAAAGAAGTAATATTATCATATGATGAAGTAGTACAAATGGACCCTAGATGGGAAAATAGTGCTGAAATGAAGCATTCTGTATTTAGCGAAGACTTTGCTTATGTTGAAAGTAAATACTTAGGAATAGATAATATCCTTAAGATAAGTGATTTTACAATAGGTATAGGAGTAGTTCATAGATATATACTTAAATATAAAGATATGCTTAAAACTAAGCTTGTAAATTATCGTAGTAGTGGTGCTGCACATTCATTTTACGCAATGTGGATATACTTTATGACTATGGTAAACTATAATACTACTCATAATATAAATGCTCCAATAGCTGATGCTGTAGGCTGGGTAGATAAAGTATTAGACTTTAATACAATATTGACACATCCTACAATAAGGTTCTATTGGCTTAACGAATTTGCACAAACAGGAATAGATATCACACTGGAAGAATTTCCAGACCCTGTAAATAATAATGATGATTTTATCAAAATGCTACAAAAGATAGAAAGAAGTATAGGATTAGCAAAGTTCTTAGATGCTGTATTATTACAAGCAAGAAATCATAAAGAAGTAGATATGATTTTAGAAGTATACAATTATGTAAGAATAGCTAAGAAACAACCAGATAAGTTTGATTCTACTGGTAGTGATAATAAGTCATGGTATGATTATTTAACAGAAACAGACCCAGCTCTTGCATATCATTTCGATAAAATAATGATACACGATAGTGTAGAAGAGCTTAATATGGAATTTGACAACTTGACTACTGCTATTGAGAATGTAATCAAAGCTGAAGAGAATGCTGTCAATGGTTCGTTCCCAGATATCACAGAAGTTATATTCAGTGCTTCTATGTTATACGGAGGAATAGGGCAATATCTACAATATATATTAAGATTATTTAAAGCTTGGAGAGTAGAGTTCTTAGGAGATGGAGGAGTTATAATACTTATGGGAGATGGAGATGATTATCTTCTTATGATAGACCAGATAAAACCTATATCTGATATAAGTTTCAGAACTCCTAGATGGAATTATACTCAATATCATTGGGTAGAGCCTGATGTTAAAGTTAATAATACTTTATGTGATAATTTAACTGTAGATGATGAGCTGTATTTAATTACTAGATATGGAGATATTAAAATAAGTTAAAGGAGATATTATGTTTAATAAATTAAAAGAATATTTAAAAAAGATATTTTTTAACATAGAAGATGATTTCAAATTATGGGACGGACGTTTATATAAATTGGAACAAATGCCAAATGGAGAGTTTAAAGAAGTAGAATTAGGAAAGAATAAAGTTTTACTTAGTGGACTTCAAGCAACTTGTAAACATCTATTTAATAAAGAATTTAAAATAGAAATGAACCCATTTGAACGTAATTTGTATAATGAAGCTGAAGTAGTAAATGACTTATCAGAAGTTACTACTACCCCTGGAAGTATTCCTTTTATTAAAGGATATAACGTTCTATATGATGGAAGTGTTGGAACAGATGTAGTTCCGTATGATAAACATAAGAAAGGATATACATTTGACCAAATGGTTCCTTTCAGATGTATCAATATAGAACTTGCTAAAAATATGATGGGTGCTCTTATGAGTAAATATGCTCATTATAGAATTAAAACATATCATCTATCTAATGGTCAAGATGTTCAATATGTAGAATTCTTTACTAAAAAGATAGATATAAACTATACTGTAACTACAGCAGATGGATTAGAAGTTTCTGTAAATGAGCCAGATGAAAACTTAGTAACAGATAAAGATATAAGATGTCTTGCATCTTTTACTATTAATATAGAAGAAGAAGAACTTTCTGAATGGTTTAATCTTAATAATAAAGGTAAATCAGAAGCTTCTGGGTATAATGCTGTAGCTACTATGTGGGGTACAGATGCAACTATGAGTAAATTTGGTACTACTTTTAATACTATAAGCAACTGTTATGTATTCAGTAGAGTAAACCACGCATTCGTACCACACGGTGTAGATGGAACTATTACTTGTATATACAAAATGAGATTAATATAGGGAGGAATTAGATGGCAACACCAAGTACAGATTGGTCAACTATAATAGCTGACATAATAAAAGATAACGGCAAAGCTTGGGAAGCTGAATTCCTAAAGATAAATAAAACTGCCGACGAAAGAATGAGAGCTTTAGATGCATTAAAAGAGGAGGCGGATATAGAGTGGAAAAGACTTTTATCCACTCCTATACAAAATGCTTATAAAATAGATGTAGACTCTAAAGCATTATACAATGATTATAAACACTGGCAAAGTTCATTAGACCCATTACCAGAACACGGAATACTTACAGATGGAGACAGATATTATATAGATGAACATGGTAAAATACATTGGAATACACGTTATTTAAATACAGACGAATATAGACATAATAGAAATCAATATGTTTCTGATGAGTATTTACCAGGTAAAGATTTCTTTACTACTAGATGGAGTAGCACTCCTACAGAAGTATTAATAAAACAGCTTAAGTCTGGATTACTTGCGGGATTATTTAAAAAAGGTAAAGAAAACAGTGTAAACCAAACTATATCTGAATGGAGTGGATGGCTTAATGGACTGGCTAAAGCTGAAAGACAGGCTTGGAAAGCTGGACTTAAAACGAATGCTGAAGATAGTAAGCGTAGAGCTTTAGCAGCAATAACTAGTATAATAAATCCAGCTTCCGCACAGAATGCATACAAAGATGCAGTACAAGGAATAAGACAAGATATAGCTGATGGACTTGGAAGAATGAGAGAACAGTTTATGACTGATATATATGGATTTGGAAACGATATGATAGATAGATTTCAAGAATTAGGTTCTAAATTCATAAATGGATACAGAGCAAAAGCATACGACTACAGTGTTCAACTAGGAAGAGCAGCCGTCGGATATATGGCACAACGTTTTGGAGGCGTTGCTTCTAAGTTTGCAGGAGTAGTTCCAGATGCAGTTGCTAGAGTATTAGGTCCTAGTGGAAAGATACTTGGAGATACTCTTAATAAAGTTGCTGGTAGATTAGGTCTTAATAAATGGCTTGGAGATGTTAAAGGAGGAAGTGAAGTTCCTGATATAGCACTTGGAGGAGTTTATAACCTAGCTACAAAGCATGCCTCTATGGTAACTAATATAGTAAATAATGAAGATGTTGTAGGAAAGAGACTTACTCCAGAAATTCAGCAAGAATGGGAAACTCAACAGTTATTAGAAACTGGAGAAAAGTTTAGATATAGATTGGCTGTAATGCTGGAAGACTATGGTTATGTAAATACTATATTACGTAGTATAAACTACACTAGAAGTTATCATTTTATTAATAGACCTGTATTAGAAAGTGAGACTAATGCATACTATAGAAGTTACGTATTCTTTACTAGACCTAATCTTAATCTAATAATAGATGATGTATTAAATCCTGCATTAGACCAATATCCAGAACTTAAAGCTATCGTCCTTACAGACCCAGGATTATATTCTGAATTATGTAGAGATGGGGCTTATAAAAGTAATCTATTTAAATTATTAAATAATTATGTAAAAGACGTAACTCCTCCTAGACTTCCAGAATCTTCTAGAGAGGGAGTTATGAATATGCACGGTAAATCTATGCCTACTCCTGGTGTTCCAGAAATATATGGTGAAAATGAAATTACTGTAACATTTATGGATAATAATAGAGGAGATATATATAAACTTATGTATATGCTTTCTATGTATAAGGAATTCACTGCTAAGCAAGGATTCCCAATGAGAGATGAATATATAAAGTTTAAAGGACTGGATTACCTTATGAGTATTTATACAGTGGTAGTGGATTTAAACTGGAATGTAATTAACTTTGCAGTAGGTTATAGCTTAATCCCTCCAGAACCTCCTACTCACTTGAGTGGATTTAAACTAGAGGGACAAACTAAAAACGAACTTATGGAAGACTTTAGTATGACTTTTAAGTGTACTACATTTATTCCATTTGCTCCAGACCAATACGATACTTTCAATTTACTATCTGGATTTAACTTCAGCAATATGGTAGATATGAAAGGAGCGGATGGTATTTCATTATTAGCTACTGGTAAAGATAATAAGACTATATTCTCGGAAGGTCCATCTCAAAGAAAACCATTGCTTAGAGCTTCATTTAAACCTAGACAAGGAGACGACCCAGGTGATGAACCAGTATTACCATTCAAAGGACTATTTGAAATGATGGCTATATCTCCAGGTTTTTATAGAATGAGTCAAAAGGTAGATAAAGATAACTTAATAGATACAAGATTGAATATAAAGCTAGGCTTTAGTTCTTAGGAGGAATATATGAGTGAAGAATTAAATCAAATAGGCTCAGCAGATAATAATGACCTATTGTATAAGCGTATAGCTTTAGCTGGTAGAGCGTATGCCAATGTAAATACATTTCATACTTTTGATAATGTATTTGGACATGTTGTATTCCATTTAGAACAATGGGTAAAACGTCATACAGATATAGTCTCTTTAGAAACAGAGATTATAAATAAGCTACCAGAAGCTCAACGTACTAAAGATAGCTATAAGAAACTTCTTTCAAGGTCTATATTTCCACGTATAGTAGCTGGATATAATATAGACCCATCTCATGAAAAGTTTGTAGATTACGCCACTATGGACAGATTAGACCGTATTGGAGGGAATCCTACTATAGCTTTAATTGAAGTAAGAAGGCAAGGAATAAAAAGAAAACCTGCTGACGCTTGGTATTATATGAAAGATGTGGACTTACTTATATTTGGAAGTCCTAAATTTCAAACTGCTACAATATTCTTCTCTGTACTTGTAAATGAAGAGGCTAAAGCATATGAAGTATCAGAAATGATGAAGTATGCTTTTCCTTTGGAAGTACCTAAGCCTATTTATTATCAAAAACAAGAAAGAGCAGATATGCTTGAACCTATTTATATTCCTTATACGATAGAAACTATGTTGCCAGACAGTCTTATATTAGATTTAAAAACATTATTTAATATAACTGATAATGGTACTGATGGTGATTTACAGCTATTAGAGATACTTAGAGCTCATAGCAAAGAGCAAGTAGATTATATCGTAGATGGAGGAAATAGAGTAAGAGCATTTGTAGTTAAATATCAAGCACCTATAACGATAGTTGCTAAAAGTATAGAAGAAATAAATATAGAAGAAAATAATGTAAAAACTTGTGGAACTAAACTTGAGCTTCTTGCAAACTATCCTAAGTTTATGATGTATGGATTAAGTGCTACATTAGAAAGACTTAACTTAGATAATCCTGCTATTCGTATTAAAGATGACGTAATAGAGGGATTTAAAACATATCAAGAAATTTATCAAGCATATTTCACAGAGTTTACTGACAACAAACTGTCATTATATAATATGGTAGAAGTTGAATATGCTGAGGAAGATGTTCGCGTCGACCCAGATGGGAAAAAGTATACTATATTAGATATAATAGATACTGTTTCTGAAGATATAAAGATGTCTAGATATTTAGAATTTCTTTATGATTGCTATGATGAAGAAGCTAGAAAAGATTTAATCTATATAGAATGTAAGCGTAGAAATCTAGAGTTTATGGAATATAATCATGAAAGAATGGACCCTGATTTTAAGTTTACAGATGAGACTATTATAGATTTAAGAGGAGATGTTGATAAAGTAGTGTTTATAGCTTTATACTTAAATAAAGAACACTATGTTAGATGGCAAGAAGAAACAGGATATATTAATAGAAGTAATTATAGTAATGTATAGGAGGTAACACAATGGCATCATCACCATTATTTATAAAATTCAAAGATACGTATAGTTTACTTTCATATGCTACAGAAGTAATTGGAATACATGAAGGATTTAGGTCTAAGCGTTATAAAGATACTAAAGGTATATGGACTATAGGATACGGATTTAACTTAGAGAGTGGTACATTTTCTAGAGAAAATGTAGTTAAATGGTCTAAGTTTGGTATATCTATAGAAGAAGCTAATGCTGTTCTTAGAGAGCATATTAAAGTAGTATTAGAGAAATTATTAAGAATGCCTTGGTATGCACAATTATCTAAAGCTAGACAGTTAGCTATATTAGATATGAGTTTTAATATGGGTATTGGATGGATAAACAGATGGAGTAATACTATCGGGTTTATCAAAGCTGGAAATTATAATTCTGCTGGTAAAGCAATAAGAGCATCTGCATATGCTAAACAAGTAGGAGCTAGAGCTTTAAGAAACGCTATTGCTTTAGAGCAAGATAGATATCCAATAGCTACTGCTACAGCAAGAGAATTAGTTTTAATATCAAATGATCCACATTATAATAAATAAGGAGATATAAATGGACGAAAAGATTAGGGATAGAAGACGTTATCGTTCTGGATTTACTCTAGAAGATAAAAAAGAATTGATGAGTATTGCACTTGCAGACTTAAATAGAAATGGTATCAAACCAGAAGACTTATCTCTATTATCTCCAGTGTCTATTACTATACAAGCAATGTCAAACTTCCTAGATAGTATTTCTGTACTTACTGGAAATATAGCAAGAGAAAACAGTTTGATACATGCTCAACGTTATAGTAGTTTAATGAACCAATTAGCTCAGCATGCGAATGAAGTAGCTATTGCAAAACCCTCTAGAATAGATATGTTCGTAAGAGTACCACTTAACGACGTTATGATATACGGTATTAAAACTCAAGCTAATACTTGGGAAATGAGATACACTGACACAAATACAGCCAGAATAGATGGACTTAAGTTTATGCCAGTGGAGAAAGAACATATAATAAAAGTAACTAAGAATATGGATGGTAGTTTAACACCAAGAGTATACTTAGACAGAGGTACTAAAAAAGAAGATGTCTTAGTCCAAATGGTAGAATACCAAGGAGTAAAAATACTTGGATTTAAGGCATCTTTTAAACAAGTAGAAATAGAAGAAAAAGAATATATCTTTTCGGATGACCAATTACAAATGTTTTTAGTAGAAACAAAACAACCGATATCAGATATATTCTTATATTATAGAGCTAATACTGGAGAAGAATGGAGACCTATAGGAAAGAGACTTTACTTTACTAGAGGAGCAGATGACTATCTAGAATATAGAATAGAAGCACAAAATAAAATACGTATCGACTTTAAATATGTCCAAGGAGGTTTTAAACCAGCTGTCGGAGGAATGCTTAAAGTAGAAATACACCAAACAGCAGGTAGAGATGTTCGTACAATAGAACAAGCTATACCTGAAACTATAGAAATGAATACTACTCACATTGATTATGAACCAGTTGGGGTAGATTATTATATCAGTGATGGAGCTAAATTGGCAGTTACTGATAGAGAATACTTGCGTAATTTCATTATAAAACTAAAAGGAGCTAGACGTAGAATAGATACTGATAGTGATATGAAAACATTCTTACTTAACTATCCTGGTGAAAGTAAGTTTGAACCTAAGCTAGTTTTAAATGATGTTAAACATAGAATATTTAATATATATGCTACACTGTCTTTCAGAAGTGATACAGGAAGTTTAAAACGTACATTTACTGTACCTACTAATACTTGCAATCTTACTATTAAAAGACAGGATTTAGATACTAGAACTATTGATGGAATGACTTATTACTGTATGAGTGATAAGCATGCTGTTAAGAGTACGCAAACTAGAGCTATGGATTTTAGTACTATAGTTCCTGGTATGAATACAATGACAGACGATATTCCTGGTGCTGTCGGAGGTATCAATTTAATGGACCCAAATAATATAGCTATGAACTACTATTATGTAACTCCATTTATATTCAGCTATGACCCTAAAAACAATTTCTTAAGGTCGTATGCTATGGGACAATATGATACTCCATACTTAAGTTTCTCTACATTTGAAACATATACTAATAGTAGTGCTGTAAGATTTATCAATACATCTCTTAGAGTAAACGACTATTTAGACTTTACAGATACAACTAGAACAGCTTCTAGAAATGTGTATGAAATAAGGGCTCAAATGAGATGTGAATCTGGAGATGATTATGCTCCGATATTAGGACAAACATTCCAAGCGACTCTTAAAGTAAAGTCTTATGATAAGAAAAAAGATATTATAATATATGCAACATCTGTAGAAAAGCAAGAAGATGATAAATGGGATATCGTATTCCAAATAGATACAGATAGAAGAATATGGGGAGACGTTACTGAAATCACTTTTAGAGATGATTTAGATGACCCTCAACATAAAGCAACAGAATTAATAAAATGTAAATCAGAAGTAGAATTAGAACTTTCTAGAATAATTCCTAAAGTAGAAGCTATACCAGAAGAAAGAGACCCATATGGAGCTGTTATATCTCCTGCTGTACCTGAAATTCCTAGGAAGATAAATCGTATAAATGTTTATAGAAGCACTCTAGAGTTTTTCAGAGATATCACAGATAGCTTATATCTACAAACATCTATATCAGTAGATGGATTATTTAAGTTTGTAGCTATACCTTTAGTTGAAATGGAGTTCTGGAGAAGTCCTAAAAATAGAATGAATATAGTAAAGGAAATAGATAATATAGCTAAGTTTATTAAGTCTAATGTGTATGATGAGCTTGATGAGTATGGACTTACATCTTCTACATTACACGACCAATTAGAAACATTATTTAGAGTAAGTATAAAATTTACTAAGACACACGGATTAAGTAAGTTCTTAGACGTAGGAAATACTGTAAGAAGACCTATTATAAATTTACAAGTTAGTCCTACTGCATATATACGTAAACTTGATAGTGATTTCGACGAAAGTGGAATTGCTTCTCAATTAAATCAACACTTAATAACTCATGATTATTTAATGACAGACTTCAACTTAAATGCTATCGTATTTAATACTATGGATAAAGCTGGAGACAGTGTTGACTTCTTACAATTTAAGAACTTGGATAATTATCCACCTGACCACTTGACTATAATGAGAAACAACAACAAAGTAAATAACTGGGACCCACCTGAAGTTTTAAGTATTAAACCAGTATATGTTCCAGTTGCTGATAACTATAAATTTAATATGACGTTTATTGACGCTTAGAGGAGGTAAAATAAGAAATGAAAGCCGCACTATTAATTAGAGGAGTAAACTCTACATATGTGTTTAAAACTGCTTTAGAGAACTTAGAAAGATGGTTTACGGATGAAAGATATGTGGATTATGGATTAGATAGACCTATATGGATAGAACGTTCTAATGATGAAAATTCTGCATTGATAGTTTATAATGGAAATATAAATGAACATAAGAAACTTCCTGAAAAAGAAGGTTCTTTCTTCACATCTGCTTATAATGATAAAAAGATAGGAGTTATATTTCAATCTTGTTTAGATAATAATAACAGTCCTATGCTTAAACCTGGAGATGGAGTTTATTTTGTAACAGATAAATCAGATGCTGCTACATTAAAGAACTTTGCTGATAAACTTAAAGGATTCTCAGTAGAATCTTTAGTAAACCCAGGAGCTATTGCTTCTATGGAAGGACATAATGAAAATGGAGAACTTAATAAGAGTGTAGTATTTGCTCTTATAGAAAAGATAGCTAGAGACAGCGAAATTATAGCATTAGAAAATGCAAGAAAACAAGAAGAAGAAATGAAAGAAGTTGTAGAGTATACTGGACTAGAAAACTTTGAACAAACTGACACTTCTGAAATAGATAGTCAAGTAGAGTTTTTAACTAGTATCCAAAATAATGGAGATATAGACCCTGCTTCTTTTGTAGAACCTGTATCAGAAGTTAATCCAGAAGATTTAGACCCAGAAGATAATGCAGATACAGTTCCTAAATTAAATCCTGATGGAAGTTATACTAGTGAAGAAACTATCATTAATAATAAAATGGTAGATAATACTGTTGACGATATTCTTAATGGGAATGTTGAGGCTGTAGAAGACGATATAAAGCTTTCTGAGCCTGTATCTGAAGAAGTAAAGCCTATAGTTGAACCAGTAGTAGAACCTAAAGCTACAACGCCAAATAACAGCATTGTAGAGGCTATAACAGGGCTTATAAATAAGTTAGGAATTACTGAAGCTGAATTTATCAGTAGATTAGAAAAAGTTCTTCTTATAGGAAAAATGGCAGGAGGAGTATCATCTGCTAATGTAGAAGAACCTGATAATAAATTACAGGAAACTGTAGAACAAGCTGAAGTACAAAAAGTGATAGAAGATAAAGTTCCAGCAGAAGAACCAGCTGTTCCGACAGAATTAGAAAATGCAAATAGTGAAGAAATATTTGGAGAAGACTTTGGAGGAGATGAAAATGAAAGCAATACCGAACCTAGAGAAGAACATTCAGATAATACAGGAGAGGACAGCTCTAATGTGGAAGATAATGAACCAGTTCAAGAAGAACCAAAAGAAATAAATGAAGATGCACCTGCTGAAGAATTGATTAAAGAACTTGCTAATGAAAGTAAGAATGATGATGAATTCTTTGAAATGCTAGTAGCTAGAAGAGTTAAATTTGGTATGCCTACATTACTTAAAGCTGCTTCAATCGACATGAGAAACTTTGTTTTAACTGGAGTAGAAAGTCACGTAGAACCAGCTACAAAGTCAAAGAGAATTAATTTGATATAAACTATATATATTTAAGCATATATAGCAATATATAAATAAAATATTTTAGGAGGATTTAATTATGGTAACACAATGGATTGCAAGTTGGAAAGAAAGAGGAATGAACGGAGCACCTGACAAAAGATTAGTTTTAGTTATGGAAGATTATGACTATGCTTTTAAGATGGAAGAACTTGTAGAAAACAAATATGTAGAAAGAGGTAAGATAGTAATACCACATCAATCTACAGATATGAATAGATTATTACAAGGTTTCTTCCATAAGTTACAAACTTTGAAATCTAAAACATTTACAGCAGGAGATAAAGCTCCAGCTCCAGTATTATTTGACGTGACATTACCTATATTTAAAAATGGTAGCGTGGACGTATTAAGATTCACTTCTGTGAATTTGGTTGAGGGAGATAAATTTAAGAGAGAAAGTATTTTATATATTTATAAATTTCCATCATATGAAGTATATAAAGATATAAATGCAAAGATACCTGAAAGAGGACAACTTAAAGTTATCCCATCTGAATACTTAGTGTCATCTATAAAGTTTAGTAATATGCCTATCACTAATGGAAGTTTCGTTTATAACGATTGTGCTATTATTGATAGTATAGCTCACGCTTTAGATGCTTCTGAAGCAGCTAGAATATGGCATGCTACTATTAAACAACTTGACGCTATGGCTGCACAACAAAACAATGGACAAAGTAACAGTAATACTACTACTGAGACTTATACAAGAAATGATTCTGCTCATGGATTATCAGAAGAATCTAATTCTTCATATACAGAATCATATGAACGTCCATACTAAAAATAATGGGAGTGTAACAGCTCCCATCTTATTTTTTTAAGGAGGAATTATGTGGTTTGATTTAGATTACAAATCAGCAAAGATTGATAAGAAATGGAATATAGGAAACTTTATTACATCTTCTTATAAGACTGCAAGAGGTATTACCGTAAACGGTGCAGATGCTTCTGAAGTAGATTTAAATAAGAATTTGAATGCTATAGTAAAAGACTATGGTAGAAATGAAAAAGAATATGACACTCTTTATAGAGAACTTATGCTTAAAAGAAACGAAACAAAAAAAGAAATAAGTGAAATGAAAGCTAGCAATGCTAAGTTTGCAGATATAATCTCTGCTCAAAATAATGACATTACTATTATGGGAACACAACTTAGAGTACTAGAAGATAAACAAAAGCTTACTAGTGAAAAATATAAAACTATGCAAGCTGAAAGAAAGTTATGGAAAGAACTTACTGCTAAACAAGTAGTAGAAGAAAAACCAGCTGTAAATAACTTTATATCTAACAGTCCTCTATCAGTAGGACAAATGGCTACATCTACAGCTGTTCCTACTACTATTCCTATCGCTGCGGTAGCACCTACTGCTATTCCTACTGTGGAACATAAAAGACCAGAAAACTTCTTAGACCCTATATATGAAACAGCTAATGCTGAGCTTAAGGATAAAGAAGAAAAGGAGGGTGCCAAAAGTCCCAGTGCACCAATAGCTCCAGTTCCAGGGTCTGATATAGTAGTATCTAGAGATGTGTATGGTAATGCTGTAAGAACAGTAGCAGACCAGCTTGATGAAAAGATGGATATAGTAAAAGTAAGATTAGCTAAAAAAGATAATCTTATAAATGCTAGCAATGCTCTTGGACATAATTATAATACTTCTATAGATAATATAATTATGAATAAGACACCTCATAAAGTAAAGTTATTTGTAAATCCAGATACAGGAAGATTTTGGGAAAAAGCCTTTACTAGAGATGAGAATGGAGAATACACAATAGAAGCTAAAGAGTTTCATCCAAGAAGTGTAACTCATTTAGGAGACTTACAATTTGATATTATGGCTAAACAAGTAACTACTTATTATGATGACGTTCCTATAGAATTTGAATTAGATAGAAATGAAAATCATATGGGAGAATTCTATACGCAAGAATGGAATGACCCTAAGACAGAAAAGTTTTTAATACCAGCTGAAATAACAAATCAAATGGAAAGTATATTATCGTAAATAAATGTAAACCCCTCCATTATAGGAGGGGAATGCATCTATTTACGTCTATAATAACTATATATCTTTACGTATATTATAGTAAAGGTGGTGAGTTATTATGACTGATAATGACATCAGACAGTTTAAAGAAAGATTTATAAATGCCTTTAACCGTAAAGTGCATAGTAAGTCTTTAGCGAACATTATTAATAGATTCCATGATAAAGTGTTCGCATTTGATGGATTCAATGTTGACGAACTTAAAAAGTTTAAAGACATGTATCCTGAAGTATTCAGTTTGATAGAACGTAAATGCAATACGTATTTCTATTAAACTGTCTAATAAATGTAAGGACTGTATATCCTTACATTTTTTTTACGTCATTGATAATCATATATCTTACGATATTACAAAGCAAAGGATGGTGAGTTATCAATGACAGATTCTAATATCAAAGAATTCAAAGATAGATTTGTTGCTGCATTTAATCGTGCAATACATGATAAATCGTTAGCTCAAATCATCAACAGATTTCACGATAGAGTTTTTAAATCAAATGGTATTGATTTCGACGAACTAGCCAAGTTTAAGAAACAGTATCCATCTGAATTTGAATTAATAGAACGTAAGTGTAATACTTTCTTCTATTAAGAACTCTTTGATATTAATGTAGAGAATGGGTAGTCTCTACATTAATATTGTATGAAATATGTGATTGGGTAGCAAAAAAAAATAAAGAGCTCATTGTTGAGCTCGATATTTTTTTTATTTATTCCTTATCTAATTCTTTATAGTAATCCGTACAAAACTCTTGTGGATTATAATACGCATAACCTCCCTTCAACCATTTCTTTAAAACTTTACTTTGTCCACAACTGAACCAAAACATGTCATACGCGTCGTACAGTTGCCCATTTGACAACTTGTACAATCCGTTTCCTTCTGAGATGTCTTTAGCTCCTTCTAATAGTATAAGTGATGGAGTATTCCATCTATATGATACAAATACCCTATCATCTTGATATATACCAGTATTATTGAAAATCTTGTGTACTGTCTTATAAACGTTTGACAGCTTTTCAAATCTGTTTATAACTAATTTATTACCTTCTAAATAGCATACACGGCCATACTCACCGTACCATTTAGTACCGTTTATAACATTTATAACATCGCAGTTGAAAAACTTCATAACTGATTTTATGTAATTTTCCATTTTTTGAACCTTGCTTATTCTAGTATTCTTTTTCATATTTATTCCTCCTTTGTGCCCATCGTTCCCAAGAATATATATGAAAAGACTTGGGTGGGCTTATATTTTTATTTGTATACTTTATGATATATATCTAAATTTTACTTATTTTTATTGGCTATTTTTACATATTTTTTAGACATATATTATAATGTATATAATATAAATACCAATTTCAGAAGACAGAACATAAGAAGGAATTGGGAAAAGTTAATAAAAAGTTAGCTATATATTATATAGTGTATCTAAACTTGCATACAGTTCTCCCCTCACCAGTCCAACATCATCTACCCCTCAGATGATAGCGGACGCTGTATGTAAGTTTAGGTCGATATACCGAGGGAAACTCATTTATCAACATCATTTAAATAAATAATAATAAAGAAAGGAGGTGAAGATAGATGAGTAAAAAACAACCGAAACCTTTGTCACAAAAGGAAGTAGAAGACCTATTAGGTCACCCAGTAGAATGGGGAACAGGAACTAGCCAAAACTAGTTCGCCTATTAGGTAGTTTAAAGAATAGGTTTCCATTGTTAGAATGGATATAGGTATAAGGACCGAAAGTGTACACCTATTCTGGAATGACAACTGATAAAGGCAGTGGGTCATCTGACAATCTGGAAAGACAGAAATTCATTCAAGAATGACTGAATTGTCTGAGGCGTTATAAAATGGTCAGCCCATATAACTAGTACGGTTTCTAATTATATGGGCTTATGGTGTAAAAGCTCTAATATGTGAGTAAGACATATTAGAAATATCAAACCGGAAAGGAGTGATATTATGGAATTTGAAATCTCAAAAGATCAAATGGATGACCTTAAGAGAACACCCGTTCTCAATGATGGTTCATTAAACACTGATAGATAGTGTACTTGTAGCTAATATAGTTTGTAAATTACACCATATAAACACAATATATTAGCTACACGTTTTTGTTACAAATATTTATATAAATTTCATTAAAATAACTTAGGAGGAAAGAGAATGAAAAAATATGTTGAATCATTTTACGAAGAAAGCAATATGGTCCACACTGGAATATGTGGGAGCAATAAGTTAAATATTATTATTAGCCATTCAGATTTAGATGGTGTTACTTCAGCTATCAATTTAATGATGGCTAGTAAACTTTTAGAAGAAGACTTCGTAGTTTTCTTAGAAAGAACCTCTAGGCAAGAGGAAACTACAAGAATTCTTAATGAGTGGACGGATATGGCATTTGAAAACTCTATTCACTATAAAAATTATTCAGAAATTGAAGTTATGATTTCTGATAGAATGTTTGTGGAGTTAGATAAAGTTACTCCATTAGAAAATATGACATTCAGCTGGTATGACCATCATGCTGGCAATGTTGTAGAAAAAGAAGTATTAGAAAAGTCTTTAGGTGACAAACTTAAAGACTATGAAATCCACACTGATATAAATTGGTGTGGTGCTACTATCACATATATGTCTATGTATGAAAGAATATTAAGTAAAAAAGGACCAGCAACAGCATTTATATTCCAAGGAATGTTAAAAGAATGGTCATATGCTGTAAACTTATGGGATACTTTCCAATGGAAAAACATCCCTGAACTTCCTGAAGATAAAAAGACTTTAGGAAGGAAAATGGGGACTGTTGATAAAATGATGGTTTCGGAAAAAGAGTTGTATAGATGTCTAGATGCTATACTAACTCTTAGAAACACATTAAACCATTCTGAAGTTTGGGGATGGGTTGATGACTGCTATAGAGAGTATCAAGAATTGTGTAGCATAGAATATGTTAAAGCATCAGAAAATGCTTTTATGTTTAATGAAGAAGTAGTTATCTTAGAAGCAGAATGGAAGTATGCTTCTATGATTAAAGAAAAATGGTGTGAAGAACATCCTGAAACTAAGGTTGTAATTACTCATCACAAATCTGGAGGAACTGTTTACACAACTCCAGACTATGAAACTCCGTCATTTGAAATAGCTTCGTTTATAGGAACTAGTTATGGAAATAATGGAGGAGGGCACAAACATGCTGCAGGGTTTGGTTGCCTAGATTTAACTGTAGCAAACTGGCTTGATGAAGTTGAAATGAGAGCTGTAGTTAAAGATAGAATCTACAGAGCTCTTAAAGCATTCTTTAGTAAAGGAGGAAATTAATTATGAAAAGAACTGTTGATGTTTATAAAGTATTTGTGGGTATTCACGATACCTACGAAAAAGAAGAGTATCAATTTATTGGTAATTATGATGAGTGTGTTGATTATGTCAACACATATGGTTATCAAGCATGCTCATATATTGAACCTATTGGGTATACAAGAGAGGAGCTTCATGTCGGATTATGCAAAGGAAGACACGACATTCCTCAAGTCGGTGATGATTATGTCTTCGATGAAATAACAGACCCGATGGATTTTGCTAGTCTTGGAAAGAGAGCAGCTGAATGGTTATTACATATAGATAAAGGAGTTAGAATATATCTATATGTGACAGGGTTCACGCCTGCGTTAGTGGCTGTAATAAATGCAGTTAGCTTAACAAAGGCTAATAATTTGGAGTTGATGCATTTTGATAGGGATAGTAATTCCTACAAAGCTCAACCATTTCTATATATAGGAGGTATAAAATGATATCTTTAATACATGCAATAATGGGTCGTGAATCGCATAATAGGGATGCTGTTAGAAATGAGCTTCATGAAATAATGGATAGAAAGGAAGTGGAAAGAAAGATAGAAGAAGAGTTACAAACTCATGACTCTGTCGATAAAATGCTTCCAATCTTGTTAGGGTCTGAATATGAACCGGACCCAGTAAAGAGAGGTATAAAAATAGCAAAAGGCGATTATGATAGGCTATTAGGTTATACACTGTTTAGAAATTATAAAAAGAGCGTAACAGCTCTTTTAAAGAAATTAAAATTAATATAAAAAGGAGTGGATAGTTATGATGAAAGTATTATTTAAAAATTTGGAAAATGAGGATATTAATAAAGTAGTAAAGCATATTAGCAATAATGTATTTAAGATTGGCAGTGTGTATGAAAAAGTAATCGCCAGACAAGAGAAACAGGCTCATGGTGAGATTGTATTTGAGTTTTTAGTAGATGACTCATTTAGAGAGTCGAATTTAGGAGACCTTGGCTTTTTAGGAAAACTTAATAACCCATCTATTAATGAATATGTTAAGAAAATGAATGGTCTTGACATACCTGTAAGTCTATTCGTTCCAGGGATAGATAGATATGAATATATCATAAGATATTTTATCATTGATGGAGACTTATGCCATCATGTAAAAAGAGGATAAAAAATAAAGACTTGGTTCCCTAACACTAGGGTTATTTATATAAAATTCATTAAAATAATTTAGGAGGAAAGATTATGATAGCAGAAGTAAAATTAGATATGAAAAACGTTGTAGCAGTTGTGGTTATGCAAGACATAACTATTGAAGGTAATAATGGTTTGAATAAGGTCATGAATAACGCAATCCAAATGGGATTTGCGTCTATTAGAAGAAGATTTGAAGACATGGACGCGGTTACAGTAGGTACACCATCATCTACTGTAAATTTAAATTGGGTCAAAGAATTTGCTAATAAGCTTTCTATAAATGACGTTGGCCTTGTAGAAATAGCTTTAGTGAGTGCATCTGGAAAGGTGCGTATGGCTAAAATCAAAGGTAATGAAGGTTACACTTTCTACGAACCTGAAGAAGAAGAATTAATAGGACTAGACTCTGTAACTGAATTAGTTGGTAAGCTTCGTACACCAAATACTGTAGACATGAAGAAAATTGCTGTGTATCATAGCAGCAAGTATTATCAAATGGATGTGTTTATTCCTACTACACATTTACAATTTACTAAAAATATAATTGCTGTTATAGATTTAGTAGCTGATTACCTTAACTACGACATTAGGGAGGAAGTTGCATTTGGGTTTGTTAAAGAGCATTTGAAGTCTCTTTCTCAACTAGGGGATAATGTATGCCCTGTTTCAATAAAACTTAAATCAGATTGTGAAACTAAGGAGGTGTTAAATCTAATTTTTAAAATATAGTAGTATCTAGTTAATTTTTGTGGAAGACAAAAGTGTAGCTGGATACCATTTGGTATCTGGCTACTACTGGAGTTTATTGTGAATTTATATTGATAATTTTTATTAAAAAACTTAGGAGGAAAGAATATGTTTACACAAGATCAAATAAATAATAAAAAGGCACTTATTGGTAAGATTTCTAACGGGTATAAAATAGATAAAAACGATTTGATTATAGACACTGTAGTAATTACAATAGATAAAGATTTAGATGGAATAACGGCTATTACGGCAACAGGTACAGATTATACAAAAATGGTGAGAGACATAAAAGACAATTTAACAACAGACGCCATTATAAGTGTATTCGATTATGTAGGATATGATTTAGATTATCCGGATGGCAGAAAGGCTCTAGACACATTTTTAAAGATGAAGGACTTAGTATTTAGCAACACAACTGATGATGTTTCATTCGGCCCAATTTCTGTTTCTATAGATGTATATCAAATATGTGATTAAGAATTAAGGAGGAATAAATATGAAAGTAAATAACGTATTATTAATTTTAAACATGATTGGTGCTGACATTGACAAGTTGTATCGTATGATTTGGGATATAGTTCCTGACCATATTAAATTAGATATGAATATATCTTTAAATGGAATGTTTATGTCTTTGAGAGGGTTACAAGAGTACGATAGAGGGTATGTTGAAGATTTATTCTCTAAGATAGATTTTAAAGAATTAGACACTCAATATGACATAGTCATCGGAGTTGCTCCAATGACTGAGGATGGTCCTACATTCTCAGTTAGATATGACTACGAAACTAAGGAAATGTCTATCGAAGAAAAAGAGATAGACACAGTCCTTGGAAAAGTCGTTATGACTGCTCAAAAAGAAAGTCAGTTTAATTCTGAAAAATGGAATTTAATCCATAAATTCAGAAACGGCCGTAGAGTCGTAACAATCGAAGTTGATGAGAACTATAGATATGTTGGCATGATTCCTAACGTATTTATACAATCAGCATTAAGATATCTTGATGTTGATTTATCTATAGATGCAGTGACTAAAACATTAGAGACTATAATGGCCGGTCATAATAATCTTATGACTGTAGACCGTTATCAAATGTACATAACACAGTTAACTGCTCCATTTAGTCCACATGCTAGACAACAAAATGCTAGAATGATGTTTGGAGGTAGTAAGTTTGCTAATGCACAAAGTATACATGATGTTATCAATATGTATACAAATGTGCGTATCACTGTAAAAGACACTAACACATCGGACGTAGAATGGTTCTATTTCACATTTTTACAATAAGAGGTGAACGCATTGGATAGGGTAGAAAAGACTTTTGCTACCATTTGTATCGTACTGATTATAGCTCTATTCGCTACCATAGGTGGAGTAATATATGCGAAGCAAGCTGAGTATAGAGTTTTAAAAGACGAAATAGTTACTGTAGTCGATAAAGAATATAAGGCTGCGTATACTACAAGTGGTTTAAGACCCATGATGATTGGAAAAACTATGACTATGCAGCCATATGTCATTCATCATGCTGAAGAGTTTATTATATATGCCAAACTTGATAATGGCAAAGATATAGAAATAAACTCTTTCAAACTTGCCTATGATACCGTAAAACCAGGCAAGAGATACAAGTGAATAGATTTAATACGGAAGTGGTAACTTAATGGTGTTTATCGGAAACCCCGGTAAACACTTTTGTTATACGAAAAAAAATAGGGGGATAATATGAAAAAGAATATTAAAACTATACTAGGGAGTGTAGCAATAGTATTAGGAGCATTATTTATAGTTATGAATGCTACTGCTATTGAAAATAAGTTATTATCTGTATTCGATGAAGGAGACTTCATAGCAGACGAATATAGAGTTACAGATAGGCAAATCTTAAGCATGGATGGTAAAACTGTCTATGCTATAACAGTAAAGCCATATGTTCCAGGGATTGATACAGCTGGGCAAACTTGGCTTATAGGAAAGGAAGACTTCTTCAAATATGAGTTAGGTTCTGTTATAGATGGAGAAGACTTCAAAAATATGAACAAGGAATGATTACAATATTCATGTTTAATATAACAAAGGGGGAATAAACATGAATAAATTATTTTTAACAGGACTTGCTCTTTTAGCTACAGTAGCACTATTCAGAGTGTCAACTGAGCATGCGTATGCAAAAGTGGAAGTTCCTACAAAGGAATTCGAGGTAGTAGACGTTGTATACAATGTTCCAATCTACTTCGATAAAGGCGGAGCAATGGTGCTTCTTCCTAATAATAAGGCTGTTATTCTCAACACACCAGATGAAGTTGATGAATATGCTAAAATTAAGGAGGCAGCTGTTTTCAGTGAAACTTACGGTTCTGAAATAGGAAGTGTTTCTGATTTGACAGCGGATGCATTTCTTATTAAATATAAAGAACTTGGAGGTAAGTTTCCTGTATATGACTTAGAGGATGGAGACATGTAAAATATGGGAGTTAATAAGTATGTGAAAATTTTGGTAGTACTTATGTGTATTTATCTACTAAAAGACCCGTTTATGTATATGATTACTGGGTCTGTAGAGAATATAATAAGTAATAATGGAGAATTTAGTAAATAAGCGGGAGTAGAAATACTTCCGCTTTACATTTAAAAATGAAATTTTAAGGAGGAATTAGTATGAAAAAGTTAGTAGTAGTTTTAATGATGATTCTATCTATGGTAGCGTTTGGTAAAAGAGTGGTTATATCTTATGGTGAGGATAACTATAGTGGAATGAATGACGCTAATCCTACAGTATTGGTAGTTATGAATACTAATACTAAGAAGTATACTCTATTAAGAAACACTGTATCTCCACATGGTGGTACATTTGACATAGAACCTGGGGATGAAATACATGATAGTGATTTCAAAGTATATATCGTAGGATTTGACTCTAAACATCCTGAAGGATATAATACTGGGCTTAAATCTATGATATATCTTAAACATAAAGGTAGAACTTATAAAGAAATAGATTATGGTACTTTAAAGAAAGTATTAAATGAAATAGGGTATTCAGAATATAATTTCTAAGGAGGAAAAGTCTATGAAAGCCTATATGATTATTCTAATATTTACAATATTATTTATGTGGTTGTGGAAGCCTATGATAATCGCAGGAGTTATTTGGTATCTCCTAAGAAAATTATGTAGGTATTACATAGACCACAAAGAAGTTTGGGAGGGGGAATAACTCTCCCTCTTTTTTTTTTACAATAATACTTGTGTTATTTAGGAATAGAATAACTATATATGTTAAGCTGTTTCAAATAAACTATTTTAAAAAGGAGGATAAGAAATGTACAATAGACATAAGACATTTGAAGAATGCTTAGAAATGGATATTGAAAGTATTTTTAGTAGAGATAATTATGACGAAGTAGTGTCTAGAGCATACGCATATAATCATAGTATGTACAAGATATTTAAAGTCAATATATATCACTACACTAATTATATAAATAAAAGTCCACTTGCATCTTGGTATTTTAAATACTTTGATATAGGGGGTCCGCTTAAACCATATATATCTATGAATAAATTTGATATATTACATCATGTGGATAGACTTAAACCTTATTTTAAGAAGTGGGCTGAAGCTATAATAACAGAGTGGTTTTTAACATATGTTTATAATTATGGTTATAGCCATGATATTAATCATATAGCTGAATTTTTGAATAGAACTAGCTTGCCATTTTATATCACAAAAAGAGTAAATGAAGTTCAAGATACGACTGATATAGAGAGAGCTTTTGCTGTTATATTTGGAGTTTTATACGATACATTAGCAAGAGATGACATGAACGCATTTATAGATATAATAGTGGAGGTAGACGGATGTCTCAATTACTTAGGAGAACAGAAGGCTTTGAGTTAGGATTTATAAAATTAGACAGTAGACTTATCACAATATATGAAGATATAATTCATAATACGAATGAGTCATATGATGTTGATAGGTTTTATGCAGTTATAGAAGACTGTTTAAATATACTTATAAATATAAAGAAAAATATAAGAATCATGATAAGAGACACTCTTACTGATAAATATTTACAAATGTTTACAAAATTATTAACTATTTGTAATAGCGAAACTACTGGAGCACTAATAGAAATGGGGATACCTCAACGTATAATTGGTATATATAATAATAAAATGAATATACCAAGAATTCCGTATTACGCAGATAGTTTAATTCCAGCTATTATGGATATAGTTCCAGATAGCTCTGATAACGTTTGTGAATTTGTAAGAATGTTTAGTATACTCTATAGAGAATATTTCTATAGTGATGAACCAGAATTAGAAGAGTTTAAGATTCCATTATATTTATATTATCATATTAATAAAATGGATAAAGTAATAAGAACAGCTATATCTAATTGGATTAAGAGTAATTTAAAACATGTATCTCATCCATTAGATAATAACGATTTCTATTTAATAGACGTCTGTTATGAATTCTTTCTAACTACGATGCTTACACAAGTAGATATTAATTGGACTAATTTGTATTTAGAGTTTCAATCTACAGTGTGCGGAGATTTTGCAAAGTATTACTTTAATGCATCGTTAGATGGATTATGGTTGTTCGATGGAATGAGAGATAGAATAATAAATGATTTAGCAGAATGTACAGATGCATTAGTAAGAGAATTCTATTATAATCCGTTATTATTAAGACTTATAATAGGAACTAAATCAAGATTATTCTATACATATAAAAACAAGTTTGGAGGATATTATGAATGTTTTTGAAATGGCGATACATAAAGACCACAGTGTAACGGACGCATATAACGATTTATGGGCCATGACAAATGGATTTACGTTAATAAGTGTTGATGAATTGATTAAGCAGCAACGCTGGTATTTATATAATAGTAAAAATTTTACTACTACTAAATTATTAGAATTCTTATGTATCGAGGGAAGACTTCCTATACACGACCCTGAGATATATAGAGCTATTTTTAGTAGAGACCAAAATTTATATAGAAATATGTTTGATAATGCCATTCTTAATTTAATATGTTTTGACGTATTGAATTATGAAGTAGCTACTATTAATCCTATGGATATGAATTTCTTAGCTGGTATGGCTAAGAATAGGCAAGAACTTGCAGATTATGTAGAGAATTCTATAGAAGTTTGGATTAGTAGAAATGAGTGTATTAATAACATGAGTGCAGATGTGTATGTAGTTAGAGATAAAGTAACTGGACAGAAGTTATCGAAACCTATAGATGAAGAAATTAAAACTATAGTAAAAGAGGGATTTCTCACAAATGAGTTCGTAGTAAAGCCAGATTATTATCCACTACATCTAATGCAAAATCCTACTTTACAGATGGATTTAATGTACTACTTAAGTGGTATTCATCAGCATTATAGTTCGATATTATATAATCATCCGTATTATTATGATGTTGCGGACTTTATAAATTCAATAGTATCGGACGTTGAGGATGGAATATATTTTGGAATATTAGAATACTTTTTAGATGATAATGAACGTAAGGTTGTGTATGATGAAGAAATAGATGCGATTATATACGTTTATTTAACATTTAAAATGAAAAATCAGTAATCAATCATTTTGATTAAATATAAAAATTATGGAGGTAAAGATTATGAACAAAAAGGTTAAAGGATGGTTAGAATTGGTATTAGGTGTAGGAATTTCTATGAAAGGAGTATATGACATTATTGATGGTTCTGTTGATGAGAAACTGGAAGAAACTCCTAAAGAATTGACTGCTAAATCTAAGTATGCTAATATGGAAGAAGTAGAAGTTGAAGAAGTAAAGGAGGAAGAATAATATGAAAAGTATACCAGATTATGATTCTGAAATAGGATTATATTTAGACCCGTGGTATATCAACGGGTTTTTTGATGCAGCATATTACTTCTTAGAAGATGACACAATTAAGTTTAATAAAGAGCATCCAGAATTTGTCAAAGATATAAAAACTACGATAGATAATATTAAAGAAGAATTATTGGGTTATTATAAGGATGCTAAACCAGAAGAATATAGTACAATATTCAAAGCAAATGAAGTGGCTATAATGACTAAATATTCTACAGCTAAGGGAGTTTGTAAAATGTATCTAGATGAGGTATTGAAATCTAAAGAAGAGGAGAATTAGTATGCATTTTGATTACGAAGAAGGATTATATTTAACACCAGATTACCTTGATGAATTCTTTAAAGCAGTAAGTCATTTTGTAGATGATGAGGAAAGTCCTTATAATAAAAAGTATCCTTTGGAAGTAGCTCATACTAAAGAAACTATAGAAAATATTAAAAAGGAACTTTATGGCTATTATAAAGATTGTAAGACTACTAATGATGAACTTGAGGTGTTTAAAGCTAATAAAATTGAAATACTAGCTAAGTATGATTCAGCTAAAGTATTAGCAAAACATTATATATACGACCTGCTTAAGTTTATTGAAGGAAAGGATGATGATAAATTGTATGAAAGTTACTGTGCTAGCAAGCAAAACTAGATGTGTAAACTCTAATGTATTTGAATTCAGTATATTTTTCAAAACTTTAATGATAGCTACATACAAAGAAGAAATATATGATGATGATTTAGATACTATAGACTTTGCTCCAAAAATGACACTTGATGTATGGAATCATTATAGACGTGAATTAGGAGATAGAGTCATTCCGAATTTAATAAGTATAATGTCAGACCATATATCATTAAATGATAATTTTACTGGAGTATTTTATGAAACATTGAAAGAAAGTTATGAATAAGGGGGATTAATATGTTAAATGTTATAACTAAAAAATATATTATAAAACATACATTTGGAATAGATGACTTACATCTTTCAAGAGATGCTTTTATAAGAAATTATATGAGTACTATATATCCGTATCCTGAGAATGTAAAGCCTGTTGCAATGTATTGGGGACGTCTACAAGTTGACGGTTACAATAATCATCCTGGGTATATAAGAGAGGCTGATATTTGGGATGATAATGATGAAGATTCTAATTGGAGTTCTGATAATGTTACTGTAAACAAACCTAGACCTGGAATACTACTTGAGGAAGATGTTTATTACTTCATGTGGGACAGAGTAGCTTGGATAGTAACTAAAGAGATATATGATAGCTTAGATGATAACCATGTTTTAGTAGGAGATTTCTCAAAAGAATTATTTGATAAAAAGATGCCTACTAATGCTCGTGTAGTAGAAATAACTGTGGATGAGAATGAAAACTCTAATATATATGATATTATAAATGATGAAGAACAGTTAAAGAATATGAGTGAGGCTATCGCATCTTTAATAAATGAAGATTTGAAAGTAGGGCAAGCTGGGTTTATGGAGCCATCGCGTTATGCTATTATGGCTATCATGGACGAAATATTATACAGATCTTCATTTGTAGATATATATAATGAAGATGATGAAATTGATATCTATGAAGCTATAGGACTTCCTGCTGATGATGACTGTTATGAGCTACCTAATTATATCATATTAGGATTTAAGAATATAGTATGGGAATTACTTTCTAATCATGGATATGTTGATTACGGAACGTCTTTAGATTATGCCTGGTTAGAAGATAAAGGAATGTATGCTTTAGCAGCACTTAGATGGGAAGCATTGTCTGCAAAATACAATGATAATACACTGTATGCATTTGATGGGAGAATAGAGAACTATAATAAAACTGAAGAGGAGTAAAATAAATGGCTAGATATTTGACATTATACAAAGGTAATAATAGAAATAACATAATTAAAGATGACCCAGATTTATTTCTATTACACGTGTATTATCATAAAGTGTTAAATAAGCTATACGTTCTTTATAAGCGTTATAGCAATGGAGAAAAGATTTTACACGTTATAGATAATCCGTATGTTCCAATATATCTAGCAAAATCAAATCTTAAAGAATCACAAGAAAGCATCCCAGTTGAATCAGCACATTGTTATATAGTGCCTTATAAAGATAAAGCTAAAGAAGCTGTATCTTTATTATTCGATGCGAAGCTTCAACGCTATAAGGATGAGTGGGGATTATGGGTAGAGAAGGCAATCTACCCAGATATTCCTTATAAAGCAGAGGGATTGCACCCACGTTTATTTTTATACGATATTCCAATAGAGCAATTATGTTATATGGAATACGGATTAAATCATATGGCTAAACACGGAGATTTGATATATGAAGAGGTTCCTATTCCAGATATAAATTATGCTTCATTCGACATAGAAACTAATGTTAATGAGAATGGAGAATGGATTATAAATACTAATACGTTTGTGGATGAAAAATCAAAGACTGCTTATATTGATTTTTTAAGGTCTGATAAATATGCTAGACAAAATGAAATAATAGAAAATCCAGATAAGTTTAAGAATGCTGTTAAAGAAGCTATGCGTGATATGATTGCAAACTGTTCTTTATCTGGGAAATCTAAAGATAGTGTACAGAAGTTATGTACAGAATTTATAGATAATTTAAATATAAATGTAAGATGGTTTGATAGAGAAGAAGACTTGATTACAAATACTACGAAAACTATGTTTACAGATTTTCAACCAGATATACTTATGGCATATAACACTACATATGACGTTGGAATGTTTGATAGACGTATTAATGCATTAAATCTTCCTAAAGGAACATTTAATCAAAGAGGTATTGGAGCTGAAAATATAGAGCCTCCTCTTCATTTAGAAATACTTGAGAATGGAGAGTTTAAGGGAGATACTATAGTTCCTACTAAGCGTGTAGTATATCTTAATAATATAAGTCATACAGTGATATCTGATTTACAAACTTGTTATTATAGTAACCGTAGTCAACTACAACCAGAAAACTTTAAATTGAATACTCTTGCAGAAAGTGTATTAGGATTTGGTAAATATGATTTCACTCATATTACACCAGATATTACAAAACTTGCTGAAACAGACTTCTGGTTTCATAGTATATACGCTCTAATAGACAGTATTTTGCTTGTGCTTATAAATCATATTGGAAGTGAATTTACATCTAAACTAAACTTCTGTATGAGTAGTAAAACAAATCTAGAAGCTACAGCACAGTCTAATACAGCTACAACACGTGGAATGCAAGTAGGAGAAATAGTAGCAGGACATCTTCCAGCTGTAAATATAAATGCAATACTTAAGAATTTATCTAGAGAAGATGTCAAACGTATGGAGGATTTACTCGACGTTGAATTTATGCCTCTATACGAAAATATTTTACATAAACCGTCCTTTGGAGGAGGTATTGTAGCAGATACAAATTTATATGGATTTAATTTTAATGATAGTACCTACAGTGACCATTATCTCTGGAAAGAAGCTGTGTTAACATTATTCAGAAGAATGACGTCATTAGCGTACGAAGATTTGAAATCACATTATCCGACTACGATTACAACTAGAAATCAATCCAAGGGAACATTGTATGGAAAGATTACAGATATATGGTATATGAATACTACATTGGCAACTATTTATGATAATAAAGATAGTAAGAAGAAATATGCTAACTTTGGTTCAGTAAATATGAGTATTATAAATAGAGACGTTGTAGCATATGGACATATTTGCAACGGACTACCAAACTTAACAGAAATAATAGAAAAAACATTGGTACTTGATAGCACTCCTAAGTTTACAAAGAAAGAAGAAATAAAATGTAATTGTGAACTTACAAAAGAACAGCAAGACTTCTGTAAGATACTTAAGACTATTAATACAAATGTTCTTACAGATAGTGAAGAGGGTTATCAAGTGAGTGATACAGGAATGTTTTTAGTGAATGATGGGATTATAAATTATAAGGGAACTGGAGTTAAATATAAATATTTACTACCGATGATACTTCCTATTATAAATTATAATGAAATGCTATATGGAGAAATAGTAAAGAATGAATTATACATAGATAATAATTATATCAATAAGTGTAATAATCCATTATGGGAAGTTGATAGTACGTGGAGTGAGTGGCATAAAGTTCCATATCAAGAATGGTGTAATATGCTAGATAATAGCGGTGTATTCTCATATGAACTTAAATTAGCAGATGACATAAAAGTAAATGCTAATAAAAACTTATTCTACTATCCGTGGCCTCATTGGAATAAACAAGGTAGAGATATAGAAGTGGTTCCTATATATAGATTTAAACATGAAGACCACACTACTAAACTTATTTTTATGTATAATATAACAAACAAGACTGACACTATTTCTGTAAACATAGAGCAATATATGCAAGTGTTAAAATATTAAGGAGGATTATTATGTCAATAGGATTAGCATCTGTTTTAATTGAAAAAGATTTGGACGACTTTGTTGATAGTCCAATGAAATCAATAAGTAAAGTAATGACTGAAACTTCAACTGAGGTAAGTATATTAAAGAGATATATTGAATCATTAGAAAAAGAAATGGCTGAGTTAAGACAAGAGAATAAAGATTTAAGAGACCAAATGATTATGCTTATGACTACTGTAAAAACTCTAGAACACTGCCTTGACGATTCTAGAGGAAAAGGAGAATAATATGAATATAAGAGAATTTATAGAAAAGAGTTTTTCAACAAAGTTTTCACTTCCAGTTAATCCATTACTTAAAAAAGACATCACACAAATAGCTGATATGATAAAAGAAAATTTTATTGTACCAGATTATTTAAATGAAGAGTTAGAAAAAAGAGTGAGATTAGCAGTATTAAATACAGCTCTGTATGATAAGTTTGCAAAAAGTTCATATGCAGAATTAACAGATGTTGCAGATATGCTTGATATAGTGTATCTTCCAGGTATTAAATATAAAGATAAAATAGGAGATGAAAATAAATGATATTTTTATACTGTTTAGGACTTATATGGTCTGTACTTGGAGTTATATGGGGAGTTATCGCAATATTTAGATGTTGGACAGAATTACATTCAAATATGCAACGACTAATAGCTGTCCCATTAACACTAGCATTTACGTATACTCTGATACGTTTGTGTATGCATTTTTGGGATAAATTATAAAGGAGAGATTATGATAGGAAAGATATTAAAAGATACTTTAATATATGAAGCTAAGATGGCAGGAAGTAGAACTCTGCATCATATAGGAACTCATAAAATTCCTTATATAGGAAAAAACGGACTTATGGTAGAATTAGTATATAGCTCAAGATTTATTCCTGGGTATATTGCGGAAAGAGTAAGTGCTAATAAAAACTTATTTAAATTATTATTCTAGGAGATGTGTATGAGAATTCAAAAGTTTATATATGGTAATATTAGCTTTACTACAACTGGAGATTTATATACTGATAAAATGTCAGAGTTGCTAGATAAAGTTATGAAAGCTATACGTACTAACATAACAGAAGCGTTTGTAGATGTGAAAGCTCAAGCTAGAGTTAGTACTAATAAAAATGGAGAAAGTACTGTATATTTCTATGTTCGTTATGAAGACGTTGATAGAAATAGAGAAGTATATGATATAGTTAAAAATACATTGGATAAAGAGTGTAAGAAAATATATGATGATGCTGTTGCAGCAGCTGCCAGTGCTGGAAGTTCTTCTTCTGGAAGCTCTGGAGGAAGTGGAGGATTTGGAGCTGTCCCAGTAGGAGGCTCAAGTGGAAGTACTTCTCCCACTCCTCCATCACCGCCTAGTACAGGATTTTCAGGTGTAGTACCAGCTGGAGGAGGTTCTTCATCTGGTACTGGTACTACAACGCCTACTGTTCCTACAGGTACTATCACTGGTAATTTAGTAGCAGATTATTCTATAGTAAGATATACAGCTGAAACTATATGGTCTGATATGATTGAAGACCCTATGTGTGAAGTTAGACTTAAAGATAGAGTTACGTATAATGTAAATGAAACTGGTAGCTGTTCTATGTCTGTGAATAATGCTCCTATAGTATGGAGTAAGAATAAAATGGAACTTATCCGTAAAACAGTAGATGTGATGTGTAATCATTTTATGGATAGTCCAGAAGTTCAATCAGATTACGAAACACTTACATTTACTATGAATATATTGGATTGGACTAAAAGCTTTTCAGAAAAAGATATGGAGCATAAAGATTGGTGTGTTAAGTATTTCATTAATCAATTAAAAGAACTTAATCATGATTATGATGATATATTTAATATGGATATAAAAATAAATGATGATTATAACGCTGTAAATGGTACTATTACGGGAGTTATAAAAGTTCCTGGTGCAATATCAGACCAAGGATTACAACGTCGTATAGAAGATATTAGACGTGCTAGACAGGCTATTAAGATAAAAGATAGAACAGAAGATACTAAATATAGATTATTAGATATCGACATAGTTTTTAGTAATGGAAAGACTCTTGAATATAGAACTGATGCAAATGCTCCATCTATGAGTAAATTCTCTTATAAGAAAGATGGAATGCCATCTACTCCGTCTACTGGTAAACTTAGTGATAAGTTAGCTGGAGGATTAGGAACTGGAAGTAGTGGTTCTGGTAAAGGGTTTGGTAAATTTAAAAAGGCAGCTGAAGCTAAAGAGAAACCAAAGAAAAAATGGATGAAAGGCTTAAAGCTTGGTTAGGAGATATATATGAAAAATGAACCATTATTAGTTGTAATGCTGTGTATTGTAGTGTTAGGAGTTATATTAGTACAAGCAATGTGGTTAATAGTTCATTCATTGATGGAAATATTTAAAAATGTTAGATATGGGAAAGTAGAAATGTATCATGTATTTATAGTTATATTTGGACTATATGCAGAGATACAGGGATTGAAAATAATAATAAGTTTATTTGCAAGATTTATAAAATAGGGGGTAAAGAATATGTGTAGTATAACAGTTCCATCAACTTTGATAAGGAACATATTCTATGTATCTATATCATTAGTAATAGTATATATATTTATATTATTCATCAAAACTTTAATAGAAGGAATAATTAATAGTACAAAATCTAAAGAATGGAATTGGGTTTTATGCTTTATAGTATTTCTAATGATTACGTGTGGTATAATAATATGTTTACTTGCTAAGATTGCAATAGAATTAGGATGGTTAAAAATAGTTTACATTTAGGAGTATTATGGATAAACAGGAATTATTCCAAACAGGAACAGGACTTATAGTGATAGGCGTGTATATATTTATAGCACATACTATCGTATTACCAAGTTTCTTTAAATTTATTTCAGAATCACTTTATCACACATTAGAAACATGTGTTTTGATATTCGATATTGCTGTTTTAGCCTTAGGTATCGGAATGATACTATTTGGCTTCATGGCGTAAATAAAAGACTTCCCCCTCTTCGTTGAGGGGGTTTCTTTTTTTTTATCTGCTATAATAATCTGTTCCTTTATCTAATTCTGATAACTTAAGTCTATTTGCTTGTACTTCTGTATTTATATACCAAGCAAATTCTTTTACATTATCTTTAGTTATAGGTCTATTAAACCAAAATGTGTGTAGATAAGAAGCATGTTTCCAATATGCTGTAAATCCACTTTCTACTACTTGGAATAACTTATCCATAGTAAGAGCAATCATTCCAACTGGACTATACTTAAAACTATTAGGTAATACTTGTGCTCCAGTAAGTCCGTCTATTTCATACCAATACATATATTTAGGAGCTTTTTCTCTAGAAAGCTCTTTCTTAGTTTCTCTATATACTGGTTTAGCTTCTGGTACGTTGTACTCTACCACTGTTTTACTTCTAAGATTATTAGTATTTGTTTTTATTTCAGCTTCAAAATTGTTTGGAGCTTCTACTGGTGCTACTACTTCTTCAGGTGCACCTTCTAATATTTCATCAACTTCTTCATCAACTGTGTTTGGTTTTGCTTTACCCATGATTAATACCTCCTATATGTTTATCTCTTGATTTTCTCTTCTATCTAATTCTTCTCTAGCTATTTTAGCCATTTCTAATATTTCCATTAATTTTTGTATTACTTCCATTTATTTTTTTAACCCCCTTTGCCATACGCTACCATTAGTATCTCTATTAAGTTCTCTATATATAAGGTCTAGTACAAGTAATATCATAGGTATACCAATGTAGTCATCTATATTATCCTTATCTACCATTAGTTTATGTAATTCTTTTACATTATTACAAATGTATTCTATGTCATTTTCCATGAATTTATCTAAGAACTTTGTGATGACTGGATGCATTAACTGATATGTAACATGACATGATTTAAGCGTAGGGTCTATGAACGATGCTGTGTTAAGCATATCCACTAACGTTATTCCAGTATTAAACATAGTAGTAAGAATCAAATGGTCGCTTCTTTCTCTTAAATAAAACTTTATAGAATAGCTATATTGTGGAATATAGTTATCATTGTATTCATCATTAATCAGATTTCTTAAATTAAGACTATAATCAAATATAACTGCTCCAGGAGTAGTAACTAGCATTTCATCTCCCTTAGGAGGATTTTCGCTATTAAGCTTAAAGTCTTTATTTAATAACTTTTCATATATACAAGTTTTATAATTTATAAGAGTTCTATCAAACCCATATGTATTAGTTAAGAATAATGTATTCTTATCATATCCAAACTTAAATATATTTTTATTTTGTTGCATCAAATCATTTGCGTAGTGGTTGAATACAAACTGAGCATGATTATATATTTCAGCAGTATTATCTTTAGCATACGTTCCTATATCTCCTATAGTAGGACTAAATCCAAGTATATCATATTCTACGCTATAAAATGCTTCTACATATTGACTTTGTAATTCGTCTATAACAGCCAATAAATTATTATTAAGATTAGCTTGGTTTTCTGGAAGTATACATTGCATTCCAGTTCCCACTTTAGATGCATCAAATATAAATCTATTTACTATTCTTTCTTCTAATCCTTGCACATCAAATATAGTACTTTCGCTATATTCTATTAAAAACGCATCTCTATCTATAAGTTTTATCGGCATTACCTTTGTTACTTTAAAAGGCTTTGCTAAGTTCTGATGAGATAATAATACAATATGGTCATTTTCTTTAGGTACGATAGTATTAGGAAGAACGATACTTTGCTTCATAGTTAAATTTATACTAAGAGCTCTCTCACTGTCTTTTCCTCTATCGTCTATTTCTGTTTCATCTCCACGACCATATAAAGAGAAACTACTTACCTTATCGAATCTCATAGTCTTCTTATAATCCTGTGTTAAGTTCAATACAGCTGTATAAGTAGTCTCATTTTCATTTATACTGTAATAATCAACTATAATAGCTCCTTGATTTATCAGTCTTGTAAAAGGACTGTTGAGCATATTCTTATTGACTAATCCAGTGAGTAATTCTTGTGCTTCTTTAGTAGGTCTAGAGCTAGCTGGTGCTAAGTTCTTATCTACTATAGTAGGCTGTAATCCACTAATCCTCGAAACCTTTGGCAATCATACCAGCTCCTTTCTTTAATGCGTCTCCTCCTCTAAGTTTGTTAGCAACTCTTACTATACTTTCTCCATCTTCTACGATGCTATAAGTAGTCATAAGAAGTCCTTGAACGAAACCTTGGTAGTTATCTGCAAGCACTCCTAATATATTATGATAGCTTCCTAAGAATGCGTGTAATGCATCTTCTTCTGACCTAAAATTAGGTATTTCATTCTTTATATCTTTATCAGATACTTCACCAGGAGTAGTAGGTTCTTCCATTTCTACTTTTGCTCCTCCTGCTCCAGCTCCTACGTTCATTGATTTTTCAGCATCCTTAGCAGCAGCTTCTTCTTGTTTAGTCTTTTCAGCAAGACCTCTTCCTTTTTCCATATCATTCTCTCTAGCTTTCTTTACTAAGAACTCCATACCTTTCTTAATTACATTAAGAGTCTTATCTATAGATTTCTTAGCATTAGTTCCTCCAGTACGCATAGTTTTAGTAAGTAACGAACTTCCTTCAGTACCTCTTCCAAGATAATTAAATACTTGAGTACAGTAATCACTAGCTTCTTTCTCTTTACTTTGTCCTCTTATCCAAGCAACAAATTTATCTCTTTCATTTGCTTCAAATGTAATTTCAACTGGGTCAAATCCTTTAAGTAATGTTTCTACTATAGTGGCAGAACTGTTATTACTTTTTAAGAATCTGTTTAATTTGTTCTTGTTTCCAAGTCCAAACATATTAGAGCCTCCATCAGCCAATGCAGAGAAAGGAAGCATAGCTCCATCTTTAACGACTCCTATACCACTTTTAATAGCCTTTACTAAGTTAAGAGTAAATATATGTTTAGCATTATTACCCATGCTCTTAAATCTATTAAGAGTGTTTTCTAAACGTGAATATCTATTCTTATACATTACTTTAGTAAGTACTAATGCAGCATTGTATCTTGCAAGTATAATGTTATTTATTTCAGCAGCTCTTCCAATGATTTTCATTCTTTCTTCAGTATTTTCTACATTATTCAATACTTGTCCAAGTTGTTCTATAGAAACTAAGTTTACTCCATTAGGAATATTTCCACTAGAGTTTAATATAATTCTATCATTAGCTTGATTAGTCACAACTTTACCAGTATGAACATCTAGTCCACACATATCTTTTACATACTCATCCCAAGATTTAATATACTTTAAACATTGAGCCATTCCCTCCCAATCTATATTATATAGCTTGATAGTAACTTTACCCATACGATTTATCTGTTCTGCTCCTCCAAGGTTAACAAGTTCATTCATCTGTTCCCCAAGTAGAATAAATCTTTTATCGTACTTCATAAGTTTAGCCCACATATTCTTTAAGTTCTGTCCCATCTTTTGAAAGTTCTGTAATAGCTTTGGATATAAGTCACGCCATTGAGATTGAGCCATTTTGATACCAGACTTAATAGCACCTTTTGCCATCTTAGCTGCTCCCACAGTTCCTCTTACTCCAGCTGCTACTCCCTTAAAAGCCATAGCTACAGCTCCGTCTTCTAGTCCAACATCAAATGGAGGCTCTATACTTTCAATAGAACTATAGTAGTCTTCTAATGATGAGTTGTTCTTATACGTCTCCATATCCATTCCAGATATATTTATTTTAGGCATTTCTTCAACCTCCTTTTATTGTTTATAGTATAACAGGGGGTTGTTTTTAATAAAAAAGATAAGCAAATTTTATGATATATATCATAAAGTATATAATAAAATAATAAAATATAAAATTGGTCCCCCATCACAGCATACGATAAAAGATGGGATAAGGATGATATTCACTGGGAGGTGATTAGTATGCTATTAACTAAAGGATTTGAAAATATGATAGGAGCTTTCTCTGAAAACTTAGTTAAGGAAGTAGGAATCGAAAAGAGTATCAGTAAAGTATATGATGCTCTAAATGAAATCGGAAATGAATTCAGTAAAGATTATTTCAAAAACAGTTTGAGCATCTTAAATACAAAAGTTAATTTAGCTAAATTTGGTGGAGAACCAGTAGATGTTAAGAACGAATTAGCTAATGTATTTAAAGATACATTTGGAGCATTACTAAACTCTACGGAAGACGACCAATTATTATACGTCGCTAGAGTATTAGAAACTCATTTAGGATAATGGGTAAAAAAAATTAAATAACAGGACTTCACATCTTGTTATTTTTTTTTGTACATGGCGTAATTAAATGCATTATCCCAATACTATAATTAGCATCAGGATAACTATATATTATTAGAGTGTAGTGCAGTAGTAATAGTAGATAAATATCACCATAAAGGAGGTGATACTATGAGTTTATACTTATTAGATATGGACAAATTGGCCATAGATTTAAGAAAAGAATCTGTCTTGAAGCATTTCAATAAGCAAGACAGAATCAAAATTGGTAATCTTTGTAATAATTTGATTCGTTATAACAAAAATGGTAAACCTGAATTAAATTTAGATTATATCCAAAAATTTAAAGACAGTAACCGTGATTTATTCGATTCTGTTATTAGAAAGACTAATACCAGAATTATTAATTAGTATCAAACATAACATCATTGACACCCATATCTACTATTACTACTTGTAAAAAAGAAGCCCTTTCTTTTTTTACATTAATTGTTGTTATGTAATTGTTATCAGACAACGACCTGTTTAATATAATATAAAAAGGAGAGATGATAAATGGCTACACAACAACTATCGCAAATAAAAGATAAGCTTATGTATATTGATAGATATATGAAAGCTGGACGTTTTACTTTTAGTTTACTTACAGCGGATAATAAAGATTTAGCTACTATGCATGAACTTATACTGGATTATGGTACAGATGATAATGGAACTGCGTATGGGTCTAAGAATGGGTTTCCTACTAATGCAGACGGAACTATAAAGATTCCAAGACCATCTATATTCGTAATAAATGAAAAAGGTGAAAGAGTTAATATAGAAACAGAATCAGCATTACAAATAAGAAAGTTCTTAGATAACTTCTTTGAAGTGAGTACTAATAGAACTAAGTTTGGAGAACCATCTATGTGGCTTAAGCTTATAGCTAATGATGACGGTACTACTACGTATGGAGAAGATAATACTAGAAAGTTTTATGAATATACTGTTGCGAATAAAGACCAGCTACATCCATACATATTACAGACATTTAAAGATGGTAAAAGAGATATTCTTATACCATTTATGACTGCTAATCACGTATTCTACGACGTATCTAAGATAATAGCTGGAGAAAAGATACGTACAATAGAAGATACTTTTAAATTACTTCATACTATGATAAATACTATTGGAGATAATATAAAGTTTAATATCAGCACTATAGAAGCTAGAATGAATGATACTATGAATATGCTTAAAGAGAAGTCTGACATACAAGATAGAGCTATCGCTGCTTTACAGCAAAATATAAATGATATGGGAAGCTATTATTTAGAAGTTTCTAATAAGCTTACTAATATAATAGAGAAAGTAGGGAAATCTTTTATTAAAAAACCATACTTTGTTAAGAGAGGAGAGATACTTCGTATAAAGTTTAATCCAGCTAAGAAAGGATTTAAACCAGCTATAGATACATTTGAACGTGCTGCGGATATTTATAGTAGCTGTCTATTCATCACAGGACAAATAGGAACAGCAGAAATATTCGTAGAAATAGGTCCAGGTTCTCATATAGGATTTGATAAAATTGCTTTTTTTATGGATAAAAATACATCACACGAATTCAGTCAACCTAATATGCGTATAGCACAAGTAGGTACAGCTATGCCTGATAATATAATATCATTTGCAGAACAAAGTGCTACTGGAGAATATATAATACAGTTCAATTATGATATAGGTATAAACGTATGGACTAAATATATAGATTATATGGAAATAGATACAGATATACCTGAAGAAGAATCTAAGCGTATAATGGCCAATGTTCAAGCTAATAGAAGTAGAATGAATGACATTGGAGTATTGCCAGTTTATAATAGTGTAGTATGTAGAACATCTACAACATATTTAACAAAAGGACTTGCACTTGGAGATAACTGTATATTGGTTGCTGGAGACCATAAATATAATAATTTAACTAATTTTGATTATTCTGAGAATGCTGACTTTAGATGGACTCCGTATACAGCATACACTCCAGTAAGAGAGCAACTTATAATTAATACAGATAATATTCTTTACAATGCTTTTAATAAGACGCTTGAAGTTAGTTGTGGATATTGGAGACCAGGTATAAGCTTTGATATAATGGTATACAGACCAAGTTCTCCTGGAACTAGAGTAGTTACTACAGAAAGTCCATCTGGTATATTCAAGACTAAGACTAAAGTAAAATTAGATAGCTCAGAAGTAGCAAGAGGTATAATGAGCATAGAAACAAACTTCGCTTCTTTAGCAGTAGAAGAAGGATGGATTTACGATATAATAGCTACTGCACCAGGATATAAAACATCAAACGTGACAAGAGGTACATTTAGATTTAAGAGATAAGGAGGATTAACTTATGGAATATAGAGTAGCTGTAGTGATACAGCCAAAGAATACTACAGACTTAGCTGGTACTATTGTATTTGGAGAACATATTAAAGATTTAGGTACTGTATTATGTATGGTGACACCCGAACATGATGTTATTCCATTTGCGGATAATGACCAACCAAAGATAGATAGAATGATAAAGAATATTTTAACAGAGGGAGATTTCCCAACATTATCAGATGAGCAATATATGAAGAATAGTACAAACTTACCTCCATTTGAGTTAAGCGGAGACCCATCTATAATGATAGTAAAGAAAGGCGGAGAATCATTCGTTCATAATGATATAGAAAAGTATGTAGAAACTCTTAATAAGGTTTCTGAAGATGTAGAACCTTATGTAATGCACACTAAATATGAAAATGTAGATAGAATAAATATGCCTTATCTTACAGATGAAGTGGTATTCTGGAGATATAAAGAAAATATTTATAATGAGAATAAATATCATTCTTTAGAAACTCAAATAAGGTATCTATTAGATGTAGTTTGTAAGGAATATGCTGATGATACAGATAGATTTATAAATATAATAAATAAGTTTTATGCTTGTGGTTGTGACCCTAAAATATTAAATTGGCATAAGCTTAATTTATCTCAAATTAACAGAGATGATAAGCTTATAAGATTATTTGGGGAACTTTCTGATAAAAGACATAATATAGAAAATATAGAAGATACTCTTAATGGACTTAAGGACGATATTACTGAGGGATGTTATATACAACGTATGCGTCTAGATAGAGGAGGAGATAGATTTGTAAACATTAAAATCTATAGTAACTTCAAGTTTCCTAGAATAAGAGGTATCGTGCTTGGATATGACGGAAGTAACATATGTGCTGCAAGATTTGACGCTACATCTAAAAATGGTATACCATTATATGTAGCTGTAGATACTTGGGTAGGAAATGGAGATAATCCGCCTATCATAATAGCACCTTCAGATAGTTCATATACTATGACAGTAGATACAAGAGCTCAATTTTTTCTTATAACTGATATACCAGAATGTGTATATGAAGTATTAGACCAAATGAGATTTACTATGGAAGAAGCTATGGCTACTCCATTATCTACGCAATTTAACGGAGACTTTATAAAGAACGCTAAAGATACTCTTCTTTATAATATAGGAGAAAATACAGTAGTAGCTCAAAAGCTTTCTATAGTAGGAACATTAGAAGAAGACTTAAGAGAATCATATATGACTTCATATAGAGTATCTCATAGACTTCCTCAACTTATAGATGATATAGATGATGAAGAAATGTTTATAATCGGAGATATGGAAGATATCAATTATGAACAGCTGATAAACTTCAGAGTGTATGATAACTCAAATAATGGAAATACTATACTTGATAAGACTGTTACTTATAAAGAATATTTAGCTATGGCTGGAGGATTCCCATTTAGATATCCTACTGTATATGATGATGGAATAGATTACACTGTAGAAACTACGTTCGTTAAAAGAGACGGACATCAAATACCGAATACGATTACATATACAGTACATACTAGAGTTCCTAGAAGTGGTAACGCAGGAGTAGTAACGCCTGATTTAGAAACTAATAGAGAGCAAGTTCACTTAGTAAAAGCAGATGGAACTATGTTTGAGTATGGAACTGTAGTGAAAGCTATAGTGTTGAATGGAAATGGTTCTAAAGTATATGATGGTACTGTTAAAGTTACTTCAAATGATATTGATAATGGATATGTAAATCTTCCTTGTATCAATAGTCTTTCTGGAATTATTACTATCAACATGCAATTAAAAGAGCCAAATAAATTCCAATCTAATAATCAAACTATAAATATAGATATGAGTAAAATACTTCCAGCTGCTAATTATGATATTACTGCTATGGAATTATGGAAAGATGGTAATATGTATATCAATAAGAATACTATCCTTAGACAGCTTATACAAACTGCTAATATAACTGGAGGAGCTTGGTATACAGATATAGATAGATATTATAGTGAATATCCGGTATCATTTGGTCTTAAGTATAATTGTGGAGCTCCTAAAGTAGAGATAACTACTAGAATAATCGGAGTTCCAAATATGGCTGATTTATCTTGGACTAAAACTATAGAAAGAAGTTTAAATGAAATTAATGTTAATGGTATTATAAGTAATCGTACTACTATACTTGATAATGAGTTTAATACTCTTCCTTATAATTATCATTATGACAGATATCTAAGATTTAACCACTACGATACAGATGGAATCAATTCATTTACACATAATAACCCAGACGTTATAATTCCGTATGGAGGTAGTTATGAATTTACTATAAAATCATTTGATGCTTTTGGTAGCGTTAGAAAGACAGTTACATATAATGTACCGTCTATATTTGATGAGAAATTAACTCATACTTCTATAATAGAAGATGATATATGGAATGATTTCTTTGAGACTGTAGCTACTGAAGATAATATGATATCTAACTTAAAGCTTAATGTTGGAACTAAATATGCTCATATGGAATGTATACTTATGATGGAACTTGAGGATAATATTCCTAATGAAAATACTAAGCTATATTCGTTCTATGTAAATGAACACGGTATGGTTACATCTAATCCTACTACAAATTATGACCCATTAAATAGACAGCTTGATAAATACATATTGTATGATGCAAGTGACTTAGAAAATATACTAAGTAGACAAAACTTCACTTTATGGATACGTCCTAAAAATGACACTAATCCATTATTTGCAGACTGGTATAGAGGAAGAGTTAATAATACATTCCAAAGATTAGATAAAGTGATTACTAGAGCAGTTCCTAAAGAAATAGGAATAAATAAACTTGTATCTAGAGTTTATATGCCTCCGTATATAAACTATATAGATGATGAATTATTAGAAATAACATTTACTACAAATGTTCCTAATAATAAGAAAAATGATTTTGAAATAACTGTAGATGTTATTAATGTAGATGATAATGAAACACTTACTACAAGTACAGCTACAGTAGCAGAATGGGAATTACTTAATAATAGAATAGCATACGATAAGCTTAAATTCCCTAGAACTGTTAATAATTATAAAGTAGTGGCTACTATGAAGAATAAGACAGACGCTACTTGGACTAGTGCCAATGTTAAAAAAGAAGATACTGTCACTGTAGAACGTACTGAACAACCTTGGTTTAGTAATGCTCATTTAGACGTAATACCACTAGTAAACTTAGACATAAGACAAAATCCAGGAGCATCGTTTCCATTAGGTACTACATTCTGGGTACGTATTGAAAATGATGATGGAGATATGTTATTTGAATATAATGGAAAGATAGATGCTGGGGATATATATGATGGCTATCATAGAATATATGTTCCAAATAAACCAGAGGGTGTATTTACTCTTTCAGTTATAGCAAGAGAACCAAATAAATATCAAAGTCTTATATTCAGAAGTTCTGCTGAATTTATAGATAATATTCGTTATGCGAAAGTTCTATATGACGATAGTAAAGATTTATCATTAGTCAAATACGAACTTAATCAAGGACTTTCAGAAGACTCTATAGCATACATAGAAAAGCTTATAAGAAGAAACCATCCTACTAGAAAAGTCTCTAAAGTTACTACTATAACTAAAGGTGAAAATCCTGTTTCTACAGATTATACATCTTTAAATGATTTAAAGACTGTTTCTTTACCAGCTGATATTACTATTAAGATAGAATTAGCTGAAAAAGTAGCGGGGGATTATCCTTATATAGATGTATTCTTTGATGGAGCTACTGCGTCTAATATTCCGTTAGATGAACATGGAAAAGTTTTAAATGAAGCTCTTGTTAATTGGAGAAATGATTATAAGTGGCAATGGGATTTAGATATATTTAATAGAGGATTTGATGTAGAAGAAAAAGATGCTGATGGACATGTACTATCTAATACACATTATAATTCTCTAAATGAGCTTAAGACAGCTACATTCAGTAATACTAACTACAAGTCAATTAAATTAACTGGTGTTCAAAATAGACCAGCTACTAAAGATTTATACTTTAAATCTAAAGATAAGACTATGGTAGATTTTGATACACAAGTTAAAAGAAGTCCAGAGTACAATGAAACTACTGGTCAATATAAATATAAGATTACGAATACTAGAGAACGTAATGAGAATGATTTAAGAAACATGGCTAATACTATAGCACGCTTAGTAAGAATATCTAACTCTGATTATGTTCTTAATACGTTAGAGTCTCCTAATGGTGATGTTATATGGACTTATGGTTCTGGAGTATCTAGTAATTTTGATAGATGGAAAGATGGAGAATTTGATAATGGTAATCTAATGATATCTGTAAGACAGGATAACGTTATTACACTTAATATGGCTTTTAAGTTTCCACAATATCCAGAATTAAACTTTACTTCTACTCAAATGTTACATAGTACTAGAATAGGAGATGTTGTCAAATATGGAAGAATACGTGAGCTTACTAATAGATACAGACATATGAACTATTACGATGAAGTTAGCACATACGATATTCACACTAAACTAACATTACAGAATAGTACCGGGGGATGGGATGTGATACATGATCCTAATATAGCATATGGTCAAGGCGAATTAGATTTTACATCTATAGCAGTAAGTGAAGAACATGACCCAACTGGAGAAAATGATAACATATATGCTGGTTATGCAGTATGGACTGAGTTTACTGTAGATAGAGAAGTCTATAACTTTGAAGTCATTACTAAATTTACAAAGTTAAGTTTAGTTGATAGTAGATTAAGAAATCATACTTTAGTTCACTTTAATCTAACTGGAGCTACTATAGACAAAAATTCAACTGCATTTTCTGATAAATCTAAAGTATTTGTAGTTGAAGATAGTGGTGCTATACCACTAGCTAATGCTACAACTTCAGCAAAGTCATTTCAAGTATACGTTCCTAATAATGGAATAATAAATCAAATGGTAGATATAAGTAAATTTACTAAAGATACTGGTAAAGCGTTAGATAAATACGAATACACTACAAGTGTAATTAGTCAATATTCTGGTAATGAAACTACAGCACCATTTTCTGGAGCTGCTTTTGGTAGTCCTATCGCATATCAATCTGGATATAGTAGTGCAAAGTATATCAACATTACATTCAAAGATGATATAGTACTGCAACCAAAAGTAGTAAGTATGGTTACTACTAGACAGTTTGATGGAGATGTTGTACTATATAATAATAGCGAAAAAGAGTACGTGCTTTCGTATCCCATGCAACCAGTAGACTCTACTACAGATAATCCTACAGACCTTATGCTTAAAATAGCAATCTACATACTTGCTAAATATAGACAGCATGTTGAATACCTAGTCTATGGTGATGATAAGGATAAGTATAATACAAACGATATTACACCATATAATTTATTCGTTTATTTAGAATATCCTACAATGATACCTAAAGATATAAAAGCTACTACTGTAATAAAATTAGATAGTCCATACGATACTAATTGGAATACTGAATCTCCACTTGGAAATAATCATTCCACTATAGTTAATAGCGACTATACTAATGGTAAAGCATTCATAACAGATACAATACGTGATAAATATAGTACTAATATAAAACCTCTTATAGATATTCTAGAAAATAGAGAAGTTAACAGAATAGCTCCTGAGGCTGTAACGCTATTAACATCTGAAACGCCTATCGTTGCTAGTGCAGATAAAAAGACTATAACTATAGAAACTCCTTTATTTAAAATGGGAGAAATGAAAACAGCTTGGGATGTGTTTACTAAGGTGTATACAAGTCCGGACCTAACTGAGATGGATAACTATATCAGTTATGGAGATTATATAATGGCTTATAATCTATATAAATATAATGGTATAAAGGTAAAAGAAATACGTCCAGGTGGTGATTTAATAATACCTGGTACTATGAGTATGAATGATATAGTGTATAAAAGTATGAAAATAAAGCTAGATAATGACCCTTTAGATGCTGTTTTGTCTAGAGATAACGCGTACGATATATGTAATATATTTACAATAGCGTCTACTATTAGAACACGTAGTGGTGGGCAATCTGAGAGAAGTCGTATACATCCAGTTAATACATTATTATCATTAGTATTTAAATACACATACATACCTAGTGATAGCCGTAATAAAATATACGGAGATTTTTTTAATCCTAATGGAACTTATATGGTTAATAACGGAAATGGTCCGTTAAAAATAAATGCACCTGGTTTGACAAAAGGTAATTCATCAGTATCTAGTCTAACATTTCGTTTAGAACCAAATGAGAACTTTAAGGCTAATGGTGATTGTTATGACATGATTAACACTTTAAATCAGATGAGAACTATAAAGACATCTTCTAGTGATTTTGGAGGTATTATATCAGGTTACTACGAGTCTAAAATTAATAGTAAAAACAACAGAGACCGTTCAGGTGGAGTATTCTATATGAATGCATATAGCTCTAATATAATAACAGAACCTATGTTTTGCGAACCTGAGTTTCAAGTTGTGCACATGTCAAATGTTATACTAGATGATAGTGCTAACGCAATGGCTACAGATAATACCTTAGATAATAAATTAGTGAATAAATTTGGATGTGTGATAAATAAAAATAATGCAGCGAATTTGTTAAAAACTAGAAAATTCACTATAGCTCCATTAGGTTTTTGGTGTAATCATCAATCAGCTACGACTGATGGAACTGTTACAGATAGGATAATGAGTAGCATTAATGACAGCATTCTATTTCCAATAAATCATGAAAATTATATTATTGGTGGTTCTATGAAAAATATGAGTGTAATGTTATATAATGATATTGATAAATTACCTGATTTATATACTACTACTGAATTACTAGTTTCTTATAAAAATGAAGCAGTTAGTCCAGATATATATGCTATGATAACACCTCCTAGTCGTGTACTAACTATAATTAATGACCAAAATGCAGCAAGACCGAATGTGTTATATGATAAAAAAGATAGTTCTGGAGGTTACTTGATATTAGAAACATATACAAATTCTAGGGCTATGAATATGTATCTGCAAGAAATAATGTATGGTACAGGTGTAGGTCTAGTAAAAATAAAGATATCTCCAATACCTGTAAATGATATAAATTTAACCGTGGCTGCGTCATTTAGAAGACAAGATGACCCAATCGCAAAACCAGTTGAAGGAATTAGAAAGAAAGGTACTGTTTCAGATATAAGTTTTGAACAGATTGTACCGTCAACATATACTAGCTTGGGGGTTTATAGTCCTGAGTTTAGAAACTACACTAAGGAGAGTTGGGATAAATGGAGCGAAAAAAGTGGTATAAATATGAGTTTCACTGGAACTCATATACAGCAAGTACAAATGGTATTTAATTATAATGGTATGATGAATGCTATAGTTAGTAGAAGTTGGGATAATTCTACTTATTATGTGGATGGAAAATATATGTATGTTGATGTTGAAATAGAATGTACCCAAGATAAGCTTAAGTCAAAAGGGACTTATAAATATCAAATAGCTGTTGATATGACGAGAGTGCAACCTAATTTAAATGAAACACGTAATGCACAAGGAACTTGGAGTAGAGATGTGAATTTTGACATAGTTCCGGATAATGCGAATTGGTTTTCTCCAAATTACCATTTCCATAATTTTTATAGAGCTGAGAACAAGATACCAACTCCATATAAAGAATTCACAGTTAAAAGATTGCAACGTAACATTAAATTTAAAAATGTGAAAGTAAATGCAATACATAAATTAGTAGCTGTTTCTGAACTTAGAGATAATGTGGCTGCCACTTACGGTGGTAATAGCACACTACCTATGGTTAATTTCTATGACACTAAGCCAGCAACTGATATAAGTTATTTCACTAAAGAACCTAATCCAGATAGTGTGATAACTGCCCCAAAACCAAATGCTAAGTTTAGTGGAACTTATACAAATGTTAGTAATAATAATATGTACGAACATTACTATAAAGGATGTTCTGATGTATACGCTAGACTTAATATCACATTGCAAAATAAACATAGATATGGAATGTATATAACAGAAACTACATTTGCAACACCTATAATGGTAGACTCGCATAGTAGCTCAAAAGACCCATCAAAGAAAGGTGTTATGCAAGTAGAAGACAGAGCATCAAATAATACAAGATGGGTTAGACGTGCAGAATTGTCAAATAGTATATTTACTACGATGTATCATGAATTATTTAGTAAGCGTATGTATACTGGTAATAGTTTTGTGGATAATAACGCATTGTATCCATTCTGGTTATATGGTAGAACTGATTTAGTTGATGCCAGAAGATTTATGTCGGTAGTATTAATGTATGCTTTATACAGTGGTTCATTTAAAGGATTTACTGAAGATGATTTTGCAAACTTCTTTAAATATCTGTATTCTGCTAGTGATGTAAGAAATGGGTTTGCTAATAACGATTTAGCTAGAGCTCGTTATGCAAATATAATGTCTAGCTGGATAGGTGCAGTGTCTGATAATCTTACATATAGCCATCCAATCATCACATCACAAGATGTATTTATGAAAGAGCGTTATCCAAATGAAGTAGAGTATAGAAAATATTTATACGAACATCTATTTGATTTTAATACTGAGGAAAAGGCTGAAAATACAGGGAAGCGTATATATAATACATATATGAAGACTGTAAATAATAAAGATGCCGGACCGGCATTAGAGGCTGCTAAAGCATTAGTCAATGAATATAAATCTAGTCCAAGTAATAGAAGTACAAGATACGATAATACACCAGATGATGGAGTAGATATCGTTGAAGAATGGATGGATGATATCAATAATGATGATAGAATTCATAATGACCCATATGCTACTAAAACTATAGCGTTACAGACAGACATATTTAATCAACAAGACCCTACAAGTTCTAGATTAACAGTGTTAGCTAAAACTAGAATAGGAAATACAATGCATATTTTAGTAGAAGCTGTCTCACTTCATTATATATATAGATGTATAGATTATGTACAACCATCATTAGTTACTATAATACAACCAGCAAAGAATTTCTTAGATAATTACAAAACTGTAATTAGTATAGAACTTCCTAAAGATAGCACTGGTTATATTGGAACATGGCAAGATGGATATGATTTAAGTTATCCTACAACTATTACTATCAATGATATGGATACAATTTCTAATAATGAGTTCTTAGAAATGGCTAATAGAGATGATGTAGTTCCTAATGTGATAATAGGTTTCTATAAGCCAGGAGTAGACCCAGACTTTACTACATACGTAAAGAAATCTAAGAAAAGTGGACTATATTTAAAAGTAGACACTACATTAACAGAAAATAAAGCAGGAGACCGTTCTAGTAAATCAGAAGAGTTCTATTATCCACTATTTAATACAATAGGACGTAGCGTAGAACGTAAGCTAGATTTACTTTATAATAATAAAGTATACTTTGCTAGAACGTCTGGTGCAAGGGAAATTATATTACAAAATGGAGCATCATTCTTCCCTAACCCACTATTAGATTACGTATTATCTATTTTAGATAACAGTTCTGATAGTAAAATATTGAGATTATATTAATTTTTTTATATAGTCGATAATTATATATATTAGCTAGTCACTTAGATAAACACAATTCCATTAACCCAAGACATATGTTTAAGGCATGGAACTGTCTAAGTGGCTAGTTAACATTTAAAAAAGGAGGGTTGAAGAGTCTGTAATTTTTGGTTTATTTGATTTTTAATTTATTAAAATGGAGGTATTAAAATGAGTTTATTAAAAAGATTTAAAAAATGGATTGGAAACATGTTTAGCGTGATTAAAGTTCATCAAAAAAATGAGGCTGTTGACAGAGATATAGAATTAGTAGACCATGTCAATAGAATAAGAAACATTAAAGATGACGTTATGGACTTAATTAGAGTAGAAGAGCAAATGTCTACTACAAAGTATAATGTAGTAGAATATTATAATGAGATTGATGAGCTTAGACTGTCTGCTCTAAATTCATTAGCTTTAGGTATGTACTCTAATAGAATGCAATATAAGCTTATTAACAGCATTCTAGTAGAAAGTACTGAAGTAGTGGATTTAATATCTAAATTAGTATTAATGGGAAGTACTGATATAGATATGAAAAGAAAGTGTCTGGCTCATAGAGAGTCTACATTCTAGGAGGGAATATGTGGATAAAAGTATTGGCAGTAGTATGTGGTATAGCATATGCGTTTGCTCTGTTTGTATTTATACCAAGAGCATTTGAAGAAAAAGGTTTATCTTTAGAAGATAACTACTATAAAAAATGCATATTTAGATTATTTGCATATATAGTGATTTTCTTTATATACTTATATGCATATGATTGGCTAGAAGGGTTTTTTACACAGTTTAGATTTAAATAAGGAGGGGGATTGTTCATGATTTTAAATTTCGTAGTAATAGATGCTTATAATAACTTTAATAGGCATATACAAAACTCAACTCCACTGATAATGGAGTTAGTGAAATCTAAGATAGAACTAAAACATGGCCATAGAATACAGAATAAACACCTAGTGGCTAATAGTAAATGTTTTAAATTTACTACAGAGACTGAAATTAGAGGTGAGTTACTAGGTTTGGATAGTGTATTTAGAAAGATTATTAAACTTGTAAAAAAGTCTATAGCTGAGTATGAAGAGGATGGGTATGTATTCTGTATAGAAATTATAAAATGGAATACAATAACTAATGCTGGAGTATATACAAATATAGGTTATGATTACATAGATAAGAAATTCTATACTGACTTGGTTACTCTGAATGAGTCTAGCGTTGACAGAGTTTTAATACAAAATTTTAACGATGTTGGACTTATAGATGCTATACATAGTGATATTTTTTAAAGTTTAAGGAGGAAAGAAAATGAAATCGTATATAATAACAAACATTAAACATGATGAATATGATTCAAGAGGATTATCAGACCTATTTCAATTATATTTAGTTAAACTCATAGAGGATAAATATGATACACATACTGAGTATAAATCAGATAATACTATTGAAGTAGATAATAGTAAAATAAGTTTTGATATGAGAACATGGAAATCTCTTAGGCCAGAAGTTAAGACATTAATGCTAGAATTTACAAAAGCAATGTCATATACTGCATATAATGTTGAAGTCAATGTTGAATTTGTAAACTGGGATGCTGAATTTAATGAAGGCGGAATGATTACATATAAAATGGATTTTGATGGAGATATGGATGAGGATGAAATGTCCACAATATCGACAGACTCATTGAGATCTAAAATAAATGTTTTAGAACATATGTTGAAAGATAATCTTGTACCTGATAACTGGACTGTAGAAAATATGTTAACAGAAGAGCTTAATAAATTACGTAGAGAACTGCATCCTGAAGCACCAACTGAAGTTAAAACCGAAGAAACATCTACTGAAGATACAGATGTAACTATTTGTAGAACGATGAATGATGTGATAGAAAAGATGAATAAACTTATCGCAACTGTAGAAAAATTAGAAGAAAAAATGTTAAATAAATAGGAGGAAAAAGAAAATGAATTTGATTGTATTTAATTTAGACACGACGGCAGACATAGATGTAGATAGGTCAGTAATATATGTCTTAAGAGAGTTTGTAAAGTATAATATAGAGTCTGAACTGAAGATAAAGGTTCTATATTCAAACTATGCATTAGAGATGCACGAAAATGATTTCTCAAAAATAACAGCCAGTGATTATGATATGATTAGAAGACAGATGGAAAACGTATCTGTAGGACTGTTCTTATCAGGATGTATAAATAATGTAGCAGTTGCACATGTATATTATAATCCTTGTGAAAAGAAAGGAGTCATAAGACTAATCAAAAATAGAGGAAGTAATCACGAATTGCTCCAAACTATAGCTGAAATAGACGAATCTTCTGATGATGTTAAAAGACAGCATTTCTTTGGCACTATAAAGAGTATGTGTGGATTGTCAGAGGACATATATGAAGAAGTAAATGGATATTTGAAAGAACTTAGAAGTGAAGTCAAAGAAAAGATTTCTAAAATGTCTGTCGAAGATAGATTGGAAGCTTTAGAAGAAGCAGTTGCTTCACTAGAATCTATATTAAAGGGGGAATAAAATATGTTAAGAGCTTATCTAAGAGTAAAAGTATGTGATGAAATGGGACCTGTTGATGAATACAGTAAAGGATTATTCAAATTAGTTACAAATAAGTTTATAGTAGCAAATGCAGCAAATATAAGAAATCAAAGAGGTAATAATGAAAATCCGTATGATGGAGCTTATGAAATATGGTTTAATATTCATAATATGGATAAAGCATATGAAAAATGTGTTTATGATTTTAATAAATATATTGAAACATACGCTGAATTATTTAAACATGAAGAAGAATTATTACCAGTGGGATTTAATTATAGCATATCTGTAGAATGTATTTTGTTTAACCATGATACAAAAGTTGGTTCATGTAACACACTTTATACATCACTTTTAACACCAGGTATTAAACAAGAGATTAATAATATATCAGATGATAGTAGTTTATTCAAAAGAAAGGAATGGCTTAAAGTTGCTATTATAGACTTACCACAAGAGTCTATGATAAAGCAAGATATACAAGATTTTCTAGACATTTGGGATAGAGACGACAGAGATGAAGTTTTGGATGATTAATAATTTTTAATAATTTTAAGGAGGATTGCTTATGTACAAAGGACATGTAATATTTAAATTAGGAGTTGATTGCGAAATCGCTCCAGACCAGCTTAGAACTTTAACAAATTTTATGCACAATTATATTTCTAAGTATCATCAAGCTAATATTATAAACACAAATGATGTAGCATTTACATTGGATGATGACACTATATACTGTATAGATAGCTTTAGAGAGATAGCTGAAGATTTGATTGTAGCAGCATATAAGTCAGTTTATGATGGTAAAATAATAACACATGGGTCTGCTGTTATAGTGTTATGGGACCCTGATAATAAAGTTGGATATCGTAGAAGCATAGAAGTGACTGGGTCATATGAAAATGACTTATTGGACATAACACGTTCATATAGCGATATTACAGAATATAATACTCCAGAAGAGAAATTAGAATATTTAAAAAGAATAAATGGTAATCATATATTTAAAGGAACTCTTGATGAATATAAAGGATACATTTCAGAAATAGAAGCAGAAATTGAAGAAAAGTCTATTGACAACATTGACATTAATAAAAATAATATGATAAACATAATTAAAATATTAAACAGCAGACTAGCGTCTGTAGAAAATGCTTTAGAAGAATTAAAAAATTATATAAAGAAATAGGAGTTGAATAATAATGGCAAAAGACATAAAAGACATAGTATATGCAGGATTTGCTCAAATGGGATACCTGAACTGGATGCGTATCCCAGAAGGGACTAACGTGATGGACGCGTTATTCAATGAAGAATTTTTCAATAAAATACCTGAGGACAACAATGTCAAAACTAGATGTCTGTTTGCATGCTACTCTGAAGATGGGGACTACCAAGTCCCTATCTGGGGTAGTGAATTTGAGAAGTGGGAGCTTTTCTATGCTGCAAATGACTTAAAACTTATGAGTGATTTATTTGGTTCTGGACTAATTAAATCAAGAGTCAGCGACATAGGATTGAATCTAGAAGATTATAAAAAGTCAAATGGCTTTTACGCTTCTGCTTTTTTAAATAAAGAAACAGAGCAAATCATCATAGTTTACAGAGGAACGGACGATATAGCAGATAAATTGACAGACATTGATATTTGCTTATTCAATAAATATAATCCTCAACTGGTTAATACATATTGGTTTCTACGTCATGTACAGTGGAAGCTTAAAGAGGCTAAAATGGCACAAGCTAAGATATACTTTACAGGACATAGTTTAGGAGGAGCACTTGCACAATTTGCTCATATCATAACTAATAATAATGTAAACAGAACTTGTACATTTAATGCTTTAGGAATAGGAGTATTCTTTATAAATCATTTTGATACACCAGGACTTATAAATAATCTTACTTTAGATATCTGTAAGAATACTTCTGTTAAATATGGACCGGAACTTATAACATTTATAAATGATATATGGAAATCTGGAGTAGTGTTAACAGATACTTGGGAAGTATATGATAAAGTATATAACTATTTATTGAGTTCTAATGTAAGAAATGCCTCTAGGTTATTTAAACTGGATGTAGGACTTAATATAAGCTTTGGATTTAACCACATAGATTATGATGAGAAAGCTACAGTAAAAGAAAAATTAGATGTAGAAAAGATTAAATTAGCTACTATGGAGCTTGTAGGAATGCTTAAAGCTATAGCATTATTTAAAAGAGGCTTTACACATAGTAGAAATATCAGAGATTATAATATCATTAACTATGTCTTCCCTGATGATTGGACTGTAAATTTACAAACAAGAATAGGAAAGATTATAGATGTTACAAAAGAAAAAGACTATCATATGATTGAAAAGATTGATGATGGAGCTCTTAGAGTTGTATTACAGACATTTAAGAGATTCGGATTTAGTAAACATAGTGTAGGAAATTTCTTAATGTATATAAGTAATAATGGATACATAATTCCAGGTAAAATACGTAGTGCTATAATAGAAATAATGCTTAAAGAATTGTGTACTTTCTGTATTGAGAATAAAGGCTTTGATGAATACATTATTAAGAAAGTCTCTACAAACGAATACAGAGTTAATACAATAGAGTATTTCACACCAGATAGATTACTACGTCATGGAAGTGCTGCTTTAAGAAATCTTACACATAAACAGCTTATAATAGATGCTATAAGCAAGTATAACCATAGAACTATAGGAGATAATAAGATAGTCTATGGAGAATATAATAATATGTATTTAAACGGAATTATAGGTGGTTCCGCAATAGTTTTAGAAGATTAATAAACAGGAGGAAAGAGAATGAACGTTAGAGAATTATTTACACTGAATAATGTAGCACTTATTGGAGTTGCTACATACCTATTATCAACTATAAGAAATTGGTTTTTTGCACTATTTGTATTTGTAAAGAGAAGATATATCATGGGTGTATCTGTATCTGGAGCATATATGGAAACTAAGGTTAAAGAATGGTTGATAAATAACTGTTATAGCGAAGGTAGTAGAAAGCTTTTAACTAATAATAACATGTACCTATATAATGAGTTTAATAAATCTCTTATGTGGGGAAGTTATTTAATCAGAGTTAGAAGATTTTGCTGGGCATATGTATATAGTTTCCAAATAAAAGATTCTTTTAGTGGAGATGGAGATGACAAAGAGAAGTCTAGACAAGTAGCTCAAAAAGGACGTACTGTTGATAAGCTTATGCAATTCTTGGATAGTAATATAAGTCCAAATAATATCATATTAATCATCACTACAAATAATATAGAATTACTTCCAGAACCTCTTATAAGAAGTGGACGTATAGACCATAAAATATATGTAGGTCCGCTTACAAGAGATAATGCAGAAGAAATGTGTGAACATTATGGCGTAAATAAAGAGGATATATTAGGAGATGCAAACGAATTCAATCCCGCTGATCTTGAAAATAAAATATTTACTAAGATAATGGGGGAACGTAATGAAAGGATACAGAATTAATATATTCGACATATGTATATTATTATTTGCAGTAGTAGTGTGCTATGTCTATGCTAGAAGACAATTTGAAATACAAGAACTTATATTGATAGAACAAAGAGCAAAGATAGAGCTTTTATCTGATATCAATATAAGTAATTATAGTTTAGAAGAAATAAATGCTATCGTGGAGGATTTATCTAATTCGGATAAACTCCACGATATTAAAATTGATTGGAGTAAATCTTACGTATTGGTGCCAAATGAAACACCAGATGCTGAATTACGTAAGACTGTAACTTATTATCCAAATGCTAGATTTATAATTTTGGATGATGAGGAAGAGGATAAATATGAAAAAGAGTTTGGTGCTAGAATAAAACAATGGAGGTAAAGATGAAATTAAAATATGGTAATATTTGCGTGAGTTTTAATATTGATTGTTGTAAGGCTAATATGAGCAACTATTTGAATACAAATTTACAATATAAATCAGTAGATGAAGCTACTATTATAGATGAAAATCTAGATGCAGTTGTGGAGGAGTTTGGAAAAAATCTTAGCTTAAATAACATAGCTGACTACTTAACATATATCAGAGCTGGAGTTTTATGTGAGCTAGTTCCAGAATTACCAGGATTTCTGGTAAACTATGCTAATCAAGCTTTGAATGCTGCAAACCAAATAGATATAGAAAAATATGATACTACTACCAGAGTTACTAGTGTATATCATATTCGTATCCGTGATGGTAAAGTAGCTATGAAATAAGATATTGAGAGACCTGTTAAATCGGGTCTCTTTCTTTTTTTTTTACCAATTTTTTTATAAAACCAATAATTATATATATTTATTTATATTATTTTAATTTAATAGGAGGAAAGAAATATGAAAAAAGAAAATGTAGTGTTATCAACTAGTTACAATTTGAGTAAAGGTTGGTTAGAATTTGAATTTTTAGTGTATTTAAACAGAGGTGATTTAAGAATTTATAGTACTACAATAAAACCAAAAATAACAGATGTAACACAATTAATATCAGATATAAAAGCACATATTGAAGACTGCCCTTACATAGAAGATATTAACTCATTCATGGACAGAAGTAACATTATATTGAGAAGTATATTCGATGAGTTTAAAGAATACGATAGTTCAGATGTTTACACAAAGAGTCTTGCTCCATTCAACACAATAAGAGAATTTGATATACAAGGAGGTAATGAATAATGGCTGACAAAGTATTAGGAGTTATGTATGATAAAGTATTAGGAGTTATGGACGATAATGGAACTAAAATAGTGTTAGCATATAAAGGGTGTCTTGGTAAATTAGTAGTTATGCAAATAGAACCAGATGCTGAAACTTATGAAGATGGTTCTTCTGATGCTAGAGTAATAGCAGAAGTATATATAAGTGTACATGAGGAATCACCTGAGCACTTTTACATAGATTATACAATCGTTGCTGGTCCAACTGAAGTAGGTAATGAAGAATTAATGAAAGTAAGGAAAGATAGGGTAGTTGTAATTCTTCATAATTATGAAGAAGAAATTTTGGATTTTATAGAAAGTGAAGATTATTTAAAATACTAGGAGGGATAGATATGGGAACAATAAATGAAAATAATATTTTATGTATATTTACTATGCCAGGAGTTGATAAAGATTCTGATATAATATTATGGCGTGATGATGATGGGGATGATAAAGACACAGCTGGTTACATCATAATAACTGAGGCTATACCTACTGGTAGAAAAGATGAAGATGGAAAAAACATCTATAATGCTAGCAGATTAGCTAGACTTAGAGTAGTGGAAAATGATGGAGAGTATAGTGTAGACTATAATTTAGCTATAGAGAGTGAACCTGACTCAGAAGAATACAAAGTATTAAACGCAAAAGTGATAGGTATATTGGATGCATGCCAAGCGGAATTGTTTAAAGACTACCTAGATAGATTAGAATAGTTAATAAGAGCTCTTCGGAGCTCTTTATTTTTTAAGGAGGAAAGAATATGGACAACTTTATAACACCAAAACTAGATATAATAGCAAAAGCTAAAAACAAAGGTAGAAAGATATTATTAGCTCTTAATGAGTATAATAATGATATCGAAGTATATTTGTTAAATCCAGTAAAGGACGAAGATGGTATTAGAGGGTACGAAGGAGGCGTTATAGCCACTATAGAAGTAATACCTTTTGAAAAAGAAAAGTTTAAAATAAGATACAAAGCTGAATTAGCTTTGAATGAGAAGATATCTGATGATAGTGCTCAGGAAAAGTTTAATATAGCGTATACTATGGTTAAAAAATATAAAAATGAATTAATAGAGTATTATGTTAAAAATTTAGCACAATATAGAATATAATAGGAGGAATGATAGTATGGATATGTATAAAGGAACTAAAGAAAATATGGGTCGTAAGTATGATATATTTGCTCACTTTGTAATAAAGGATGATGACGGTAAAGACATTACTGTTTACATAGGGGAAAAGTTTGATGATAGAGGTGTTTGTTATTTAATAGCAGATATAGAATCTAAATATATAATATTTGCATCTATACCTGATTATACTGATTATTACAAGATGGTTAAGTTTGAACCCGGAGATAAAGAAATACATAATAAATTTAATGATAAAGATATATTTGAATACATAGATATGGATGAAACTCTTAAGAGTCAAATATTTGATAATATAGAAATACTTGACTTTTAATGATATTAAACTAAAGAAAGAGAGATGAGTTAATGAAGTATAGAGTGTTAATACACAGAGACTATTCGGTAGAACCATGGAATGAAGGCGTAGTTAAAATTAGACTAGTGTCTGATAAGTTTAATATTAACTTAGAACATCTTATATATGATAACTGTGATAGAATATTTTCATTTACTGATTATTGCTATTGTGTAGATGAGTTATACATAATAGACTTACTACATAAATACATTAAAAATGAAATTAGTAAAAATTATGGTAAGAGATACAAAGTTTCCAAAAACACTCTATACTACATTTTAAAAGATAATGAGGTATTTGGAAATAAATGGGATAAAGAAAAGTCAACATTTATCAATGATTTAGTAACATATAATATTGATATAAATACGTATAGTATAAAATCAGCTTTCAAATGGTTTATTGATTTTATTAAGTTTATATAAAATAAGAAAGAGAGGTTAAATATGAGCATAGCACCAGTAAGAGGAGACGATTTTAAAATTATTATAATTGGCAATATATTCCCTAAAAAGAATGAGATTAATGCAAGTATTAAATTTGAATACTACTCTGAGGAAAGTAATGTTACGTTGACTGAGAATGTAATATACATGAGTAGTTCTATAAAGGAAAGAACAGATAAAGCTATAGAGAATATTAATACTGTAGTAGAGTCAAGTTCTCTTGTAGATGAAACTGGTAAAAATCCGTCTACATTTATAAATGATACGTTGAATGAATTGTATGATAAGGCTGTAAAGCTTAGAGATGATTTTATAGATGGAGAAGACTACACAGAGCATAGTATGATTACTATAACAGTTAATACAGAAAAACTTGAAGATAGGGGGTTATTAGATGAGCAGTAAAGATTATACACAATATACAGCAAAGGATATAGAACTTTTAGAGGGTCTTGATGGAATGAGAGAAAGACCGTCTATGTATATAGGAAATAATGGAGCCGAAGGGCTCCATCAATGCTTAGTAGAGTCTCTTACAAATAGTATCGACGAAGCTATAGCAGGCTTTGGAGATACTATATACATCTCTATTATAGATAATGGAGATACGGATATTTTTTGTATAAGAGACCATGGAAGAGGTATACCAGTAGATATGCACCCTATCCATAATAGACCAGTACTAGAAATACTTTGTACAGATATGCATGCTGGAGGAAAGCTTACAGCAGAATCTAACTATAAGATATCTGGAGGAAACTATGGTATAGGACTTAAAGTATTAAATGCATTATCAGAGAGACTTCATATAGAATCTTGGAAAGATGGATATCATTATGAGCAAGACTTTAGTAAAGGACATAAGCTTAATGATATAAAGAAACTTGAAAAGACTAAAGAAACCGGAACTCTTATGTCTTGGGAGCCAGATAAAACTATATTTGAAGTTACTAAGTTTAATAAGAGTAAAGTAAAGGCAGCTCTTAGAGACAATGCATATTTAAATCCAGGAGTCAAATTTGTATTTAAATACTATAATGATAAGGAAGATGTTTATTATAGTCAAGCTGGAATTGTAGATATGCTTAATGAAATGGTAGATAAGAAAGATACTATACTGAGCAAACCTATATATTTTGCAGAGAAAGAGGATAAACAGGAATTGGAAGTAGTTCTTACATATACTAATGGACATGAATTATTACGTTCATATGCCAATAAAGTAAAGATGGTAGATGATGGAACACACGTTACAGGCTTTAGGAGCGGTTTTACAAAGGCTGTAAACGTATATGCTAGGGAAGCTAAGCTATTAAAAGATAAAGACGAAAACATTACTGGTAACGAATTAAGAGACGGATTAGTAGCTATAGTTTCAGTAATGATATCTGCTCCACAATATGAAAACCAAACTAAAACAAAGCTTGCAAACACTTCTTTAATAAATTGGGTAGGAAGCGTAGTGTATAATAATATGCTGGAATATCTTAGAAAGTATCCAAGTCAAGCATCAGCTATAGTAAAGAAAGCATTATCTTATAGAAAGCTTAGAGAAATTATAGCTAAAACTAAAGAGACTATGATGGGGACTAAAGAAGTTAAAAAGTTTGGAGCATTATCTGGAAAGCTTAGTAACTGTAGTAGTAAGAAACCAGAAGAATGCGAGCTATGGGTCGTTGAAGGGTTGAGTGCCCTCTCAACTGTAAAGACTGCTAGAGACCCTAAGTATCAAGCTATATTTTCCCTTAGAGGAAGAGTTCTTAATACAGAAGGTCTTAGTATAGATAAAGTATTACAGAACTTAGAGTTTAGAGAACTTGTACAATCATTAGAAACAGGAGTAGGTGAAGATTGCGATATATCAAAACTTAGATACAATAAAATCGTAATAGCTACTGATGCTGACCCAGGTGGGTCTGCTATCCGTCTTGGACTATTAACTTTCTTTGTCAACCATATGCCTGAGTTAGTTAAAACAGGACATCTTTATTTTGCAGAAGCTCCATTATTTAAAATTATGACTAGAAAGGAAACTATATACTGTAGAAATAAAAATGTATTAGAAGAAAGGATTAAATCGGTAAAGGGAGAATATCAAATAAGTAGATTTAAGGGACTTGGGGAAATGGATGCTGATGACTTTAGAGACTATGTAATGAATCCTAAATCAGGTGCTTTAGTTCAAATAATTCCAGAGGATTTTGAAAGATTATCTGAAATAATTACTAAACTTCAAGGTAGTAGTTCTGAACCTAGAAAACTTTTTATAGAGAAAGGAGAGATTTAATATGTTAAACAGTGATAAGTTTTATATATGTGCGATATACGTTGTGAACGTGTTTTTATTTCTTATGATAGATGCTGTTATTATGAATTGGTTAGATGATAAAAGAAGAGCTGAGAAAAAGAATCCACGTGTAAGACTTATATGGGCACGTAGATGGAAATTTTGTGACAGAATTGCAAGCTTTCTTATAGTTATATCCGTAATACTACCAGCGTTATGGATATTCAATAAGGCAGTAGATGTCATATGTAAAAAGATAATCGGATTGGTGATGAATGATGCGTAAAATTAGTGCGGAGGAATTGGCAAAGGAGGATTATCTTGAGTTTTCTACTTATACGTTAGAAGACCAAGCTATTCCCTGCGTATATGATAACTGTAAGCCAGTTCAGCGTAGAATATTATATGAAGCATATAAATTAGGATTAACTCCTAATGCTGTATTTAAAAAATCTGCGTTTGTAATCGGGTCAGTTATGGGTAAGTATCATCCATTTGGTCCTGATGGTATTTATAGTGGTATAATTAATATGGTAAAAGATGTTAGTAAGAATATCCCGTTACTAATAGGTAAAGGAGGATTTGGAAATGCTGTTAGTAAAGGTTTCGCAGCATATCGTTATACAGGAATAAAGTTATCTGAATATAGCTATAACTACTTACTTAAAGATATAGATAAAAATACTGTAAAGTTTATTCCAAATTATGATGAGACTCTTGAAGAACCTGTACATTTACCAGCAGTATTACCAGATGTGCTTATAAACGGAAATAGTGGTATAGCAACTCCATATATGTGTTGGATACCTCCTCATAACGTAACGAACGTTATTAAGCTTTGTATAAAGTTTATAAGGAACCCAAAGATGAGTATAACTGAAATGATACACACATTACAAGGTCCAGATTTTCCTACTGGAGGAGTTATATCACAAATGAGTTCAGTATACAGATTTTATCAAACTGGTAAAGGTGCTTGTACTATAACTGGTAAATGGCATAAAGAAGTTGATGATAGTAAGACTTATTTAGTTATAGATGAATTACCATATATGCGTACTCAAGAAACATTTATGGAGAACTTATCTGTATTGAAAGCTGATAAAGATATTGGGTATCTTATAGCTGGTGTAGAAGACTTGTCTGCTAATGGGGAAATTAAAGTAAGAATTAGAGTATCTACTGGTACAAAGTACGATGAACTGGTCGATATTCTTTTAAAGAAAACTTGTTTACAATACAGTCAGGTATTAAATATGATGGTATTATTAGATAATAAAGAATACAGATTATTAAACTTAAAAGAAGTTATGGAATATTTTGTATCTTTCAGAAGTAAATGCTTATATAATAAGTTTAAATATGAATTAGAGAATAACTTAAAAAGATATCATTTATTAGAGGGAGTTGTTATAATCAATAAAGATATGGATAAAGCAATTTCTATAATAAGGAAATCTAATGGTAAAGAAGATAGTATAGTAAAATTAATGAAAGCATTTCCTTTATCTAGAGAGCAAGCGGATTATATAGTAATGATGAGAGTATATAGACTATCTAATCTAGAAATCAATATAGTTAAAGATGAAATGAAAGGATTAAAAGAAAGAAGAACTTATTTAGAAAAGATAACGGCTTCTGATAAAAATAGATATCTTGATGCTGAGATGCTTATAGAATGGGAAGATATATTATCTAGTAAGGATATTAATAAGAAAAGAAGAACTACTATAGAGAAATAAGGAGGATAATTATGCTCACAAATACTAAGCTAAAAATAATAACATCTATGGTTGATGATGATATCATATCAGTTGATTTATCAGTGTTAGACCATACAGGAGAATCTACTTTCTATAGAAATATTATAAACAAGATTAATAAGAATTCTGAATATACATGGCCTGAACCTAAGGTAGTTAATTACCATAATTTAGAAGAAATTACTAATGTTTTGAAAGATAGGGAATGTGCAATAGATGGAAATATACTTGGTATAATGGCTGAGAATATCTTATCTGTAGTAGAGATGTGTGATGAACATAAAGTTAGTAAAATAATAATCGAACAGATTATTAAATTAAAAAAGATATAAAGGAGAAGTGATGTAGTATGGGTAAATTAAAAGATGGTGAATTAGGAGTATCGTATGATTTAAGTTTTATTAAGTCTACAAGAAAAGTAGAAGTTTATATAAATTTAAATTATAGGTCAGATGATGGTAATTCGTCTATTGATGATGAGTGTGAAATGAATGTTCTTAAATTAAACAAAGACACATTATTAGACAAGTCGTATTCATTAGAAGAAATGATATTATGTAGAGTAGAGGATAAGATACTAGAATACGTAAAAGAGCATTTAAAAAGAGTGCTATCAAAAATAGATGTAGAAAGCAGTGTAGATTCATATAGTCTTAGATATGTAATAAGAGCTAAGGTATTATATGATGGTGATGAATGTATAATAACAGCAGGTGAATAAGGAGAAGGATATAAAATGGCAACTTACATAGTAGTAGGTGTTGTGTTTGGAATTTCGGCTTGGATGATTATTAGTGCGGTAATGAATAAATCTAAAATAAGTAAGACTGAGTTTATACTCACAACTGGAGCTGGTGTAGTCGCCAGCTCTCTTGTCATTTTATCTAGATTAATGTAAGGAGGAATTATTATGAAGAAACTATTATTGGGATTAATATTATGCTCATCTATAGTGAGTATGGCTGAAACATATGTAAAAAGTTATGATTTATCTACTTCTCTTAGTTGGGATAAGAAGATAAGAACAAATGAAGACATTATAAATAAGGCTATTAAAGAAGAATATGATAGATATAAAGCTAAAGCTATCAGTATTAGTATAGCTGGAAGATTTCAGGATACTGTATATATATTATTTGAAAAATAAAGGAGGCTTAATATGTATAATGTAAGTGAACTACTAGAAAAATTAAGACTTGAAACTGATAGAGAGATTATTCAAAATATGGCTATCGAATTAAATGACAGTGTCGCATGTCTTGAAGACTTAAAGAAAGTGTATAACTTTTTTGGATTTGATAGAAAAAACTTAGACAGAGATTATGAAATATATAAAAAATTGAATGATATCTATAACTTCTCTAATGGATATCTATTAACAGAATATCAATATAATCTAATTAGATATCTATACTATAGTGCATATTTTGGTTTAATAATTCCTGTCAAATTAGCTATAGAAAAGGTATATGATGTGCATGAAAGTGAAGTAGTGGCTAGAATTCCTAATTGGAGAGAAGAACTTGCAACATATGGATGTGACCACATATTTAAATACATAGAAGAATATATAAATCATATAAATCAATTAGAGGCTGTATATGGTGTAACACAACCTGAAAGAATGGAAAATATGAATAATATTATGAATCTGTATAAAGATAATGAATATGTAGATAGTTATGTTGAAATAGAAAAAGCTGTTGATATAACTATAGCTATGAGTGACAAGGTTGCTAACATTAAAGAAATTCAAGAAAAGATATTTAAAGTCTGTGGATATACAAAAGTAGCAGATGCATATGATGCTACAGATATGTTTGAGAATTGTGATTTCTCAGATGAGGCTATAAATAAAGCTATAGATGCTTTAAAGGAACTTAAAGCGATGTCTGAAGAATATAATAAAACTAATAGTTTAGTATAAAATAAGGAGGAAAATATGAAAGAATGGAATGTAGAAGTTTGTAAGAATATTATTAAGAGTTTGGAATTATCTAAAGAATTTGATGATAGTGCTACACACACATTAAATGAGTTTAAAGTAGCACTGCTTAAGGAGCATACTGAAGCTAGTAAATATAATGAGCTTAATGATTTATATGAAATACTTGATGTGCAATCTAAATTAGGAGAATATTTAATCAAAGGTATAGAGAAATTAGCTGAAATATATGAGAATGATGTATATGATAATATGCATCCTAAAACTAGACAAGATATACTTTGGTCTATGCATGAATTAAATTTATTGGCTAAAATACCATTACTGTATAAATTGATAGCAGTCGATAAAGCAGAAAAGTGTTTTAGCTTAGCTGATATCGTTCAATATGCTATAGGTATAGAAATAGATGAAGATGTAGTTAAAGCAGTATTACAGGAATCTTATGAAAAATATGGTGCTATAGATTATACAGAGATTCTATATGAGGATGTTATCCCTCCTGTAGTCATGAGTGTATTAAAATTAGAAAGCAAACTAGATAACGTTGAAGAACCTATCTTTGAACTTATTGGAGATTTAGGAAAAGAAATAGCTAACTACATTATAGATATATCTAATAGAAATACTGTAGAAGAATTACTGCATGTTGTAGAGATAGAGCATTCAGTATTAGAGTCTCACTTTTTAGAAGATAATGTATTACCTGGTTCAACATATGATAGCATTGTTGATAATCTAGAGAATGCTATTAAGGAATTTAAGAAGAAAATTATAAAGTAAATAGTTATATATGTTTAAGTGTTTCAAATATATTTCAGGAGGTAAGATTATGAATAATGAATTAAAGAACTATTTTGGAGATGATTACTTTGATGGAAAGAGTATGAGAACTTTAGATGGACAAGGGTCTTTATTACAGTATTATGCTAACTTGTATGCTGAGGATAAAGATAAAGATGTATTTATAGCTGGAATGATATTGACAGAAAGATATATTAAAGAATTAATAAATGACATCAGATTTAAACAAGTTCATTGCGTAGAAGAAATGTATAGCAATCTTGATATTGATGCTAAGCTTATAGATGTTCGTAGAATGCTTGAATATCAAGGAGGACTTATTGGAAACATATATGATTTAAATATAGTAAAACCATTTATTGATTTTATATCAAAATGTGATGATATGTCTAGTGGAGATTTAGAAAAAGGTGCTGTAATAGAAGCTCATATGGTATTACTTGGTCTTATGAAAGGATTTTTAAATGTAGCATTATCACCTATGGATACTATGAGACTTACTCAACTATTCAATATGCATAATAAGGAGTATATAAATAACTTACACGAATTACAAGTTTGTATACAAAATATTAATAGCATAACTTTTAATGCACGTATGTCTATGCATAACGTTCTACATCAAAATAAAGCAAATGTAAATGTACTTACTAATATTTATAAATTCTATGAAGTATTTGTAAAGAAGTATATAGCTAGTGTTTTAAAGAATATGCTTAACTTTGACCACTTTAAAACAGTTACTGCTACAATACCAGTCATTAGTAATAGAAGAGGTGTGATATGGTCATACCCACGTACAATGGAAGGTGAAGACGTAACTACTGTCAAAGACGTATTATTAGGAGAAGGTATTATAGACGAAGACTTCAATCTATTGATACAACCTTATGATAAGAATGATATAAAAGAAATGAGAGCTATGTTAGACGGTGTAGCAGATTTAGTTAAGGAAAAGACATCTTTAGAAAATCAGTACAAAGCTACAGCTAATGAAATAATTGGTAGCATGATAGATGAATTTGAAGATGAAGATGGTTGTGATGTAGATGAAAGAGATATTTCACGTATATATTCTAGAGATTTAGATTGTGTTAATATAAATAACATCAAGAAAGCTAGAGATTTAATAAACGCTGCTATAGACACATATGAAAAATATAAAGAACTTTTAAATAAATAGGAGGTAAAGATTATGGACAGTAGATTAGGGATGTATTATTTAAGTCAATTTAACAAAACCAAGGATATGCAGTTTTTAGTATCTGCATACGGAATTTATGTTCAAATGGAGAATGCTACACCAGGAGCAGTAAATTCGATATACAGTAGGCCGGATATATATACGCCTAAATATTATGAATTTTTTGAGGGTGTAGAAAATGCTATTGAAGAATGGAACCCAGGGGCTGTATTTAAATTTAAAGAATTTATATTTATACACAACTTCTTTAAAGATATCGCAGACGTATCTAATAAGTCTGATGATATGTATAGAGTATTCGATAATGAACTGTATGATGAATTAGCAAATATTCTTATGTTTAATAAATTATGTCATATGTTAAATTATTTAATGCTATGTATAGAACACGATACTTATAAGATATGTGACTCTAACTATGCTTGGGGTAGATTTGTTGGAAGAACTATTGCTGAAGGATATTGTGACGAAGAAGCAGATCCAGATAAATATGATAGATATGGGTTACTTCGTAGTATAAAAAACTATTATATATATGAAACCGAAGATGATACGATAAAGACTGTGTTAAACAGAATGTTATCTAAGTTTCTAGAAGCTTCCTCTAAGAATCATCCAGAATTATATAAAAAGCTATTAGAGTTACGTATAATTGAAACTATATACTCTGAAAAAGATGATAAGATTGATGGTGCTAAATATGAAACTAAATCATTTAAGAATGTATTGATAGATTTAGACATCATTGATAAGGATGGTAATGTTAAGATAGTAGTTCCAGAAGATGTGTTTGATACTCTTAAAGCGTATATGGAAAATGATAAGCCAAATATAATTCAACTAATAGAAGTTAAAGACAAGTACAGACTAATAGAAGAAGAGTTTCCTGATGTACTATCTAACTGGTTGTATATTGACGGGTATGGTGATAATGCATTTGTACCACCGTATTTACGTAATATTGACTGGACATCTAGAAATGAAATTGATAAGATAAAGGCATTGAAAGAAGTTCTAGATAAAATATTAGATACTTGTAACTGTTATAATGATATATTGAATAATAGAGGGGGTAAATAATGGCAGCAAATGAAAAAGCAGTTGGATTAGATTTTTACATAGATACTTGGAATAGTAATAAAGACGATGTTGCAAAAGTCGGATTGATAGTAGCATTCAATGATATGATGAATACATTATATGATTATAAAACTTCTAGACTGGAAGATGAAGTAGGAGCTCTTGAACTAGATATTCATAATTATATCAAATGTCTTAAAGAAGCATTTGACTTTGATATTAATATAGAATACATAGATACTGCTCTTAAGCTATTATCTACATTTAATAAATCTATAGGTAAATATAATATGTATGAGTATGGATATCCTGATATTATAATACCAGTGAGAAATATACTTCATGCTAACTTAGAATACTTTGTTAGAATGTTGGGACTTAAGATTCAAACAAGCTATGATTCATTAGCAGTTATTCCAGTAAAAACTAATACTATAGCAGCTTCTGATATACTACTAGAAAGCTATAGAAATTTTACAAAATATACAAATCTAAATAAATTACATGATTTAGAAGATTGTGTAATAGATTTAGCTAAATGTACTGTAGCTGAAGTTACAAGAATCATAGGTGAAGATATAGATAAACTTATAGATGAAGTTACAAAATCATATATGAGTGCTGTTCCAGAACGTTATAAGGATACTTTAGAAACGTTCGCTGCTGATACTAAGTATCTAGATTATGACAAGGTGTTTGACCATTTAGAAGACGCTCTTACAGATTGGTTTGATAGTATAGATAAACACTTCACACAATGTAACAAATTTGGACGTACTGCAACACGTTTAAAAGAATGTCTTGTAGATGCATTTGAAGTTAGAGCTGAAGAATATGATTATAACTTATTATGGGATATGGAAAGACCCGAATATCCTGATGAACAGTATCTTGATTACATAAAGGCTTTAAAGAAAGCATTGGACGAGCACGTTGAAGTTACAGAAGAAATAGTTAAAGATATGAAATAGTTGGCTGAGTGGGAGATTTGTTTCTCCCACTTTTATATATTAAAAAAACTTAGGAGGAATAATATGAAATTTAATTGGGTAGAAACAGAATTAACAGGAAAAGAGTTTGCTATAGCTGATATTACTAATAATGGTAATAAAGAAGGTCAAGTAATAGTTATAAGAAGTGCTAAAGAAGATAGCATTCAAGTAAATGTTAGGCATCACGTTTATTCTTATAACAAAGCAGTAGGACTTCCACATTTATTAGAACATTGTATATTTGGAACAGTGTGGAATGGTAAACCTATGTTTGAAGCTATGTCAGAACTTGCAAACATGGGAATAGACTTAAACGCTGGAACTAGTATTAAAGATATATGTGTACAAATGGACGTATCTAAATGTATGGATGAAAATAAGTATAAGAATGATGTTGTATATCAAAAGATGGCAGAATCATCTAGATATACTGATATATTTAATAACTTAGCACAAATATGCAAAAACTTATACGTAAATAAAATTAGTGAAGAATACTTCAATAAAGAAAAATCTATCGTAAGTAGCGAACTAGAACAAAGACACCCTGGAGATAAACAAAACATAAAGAAATTTACAGTTCCTTTATGTTTATACGGAGATAAAGTATCAGCTATAGGTTCTAGATGGAATATATTAAACATTCCTTATGAATTTATTAACTATGCTAGAACTAGAGTATTCTCTAAAGAGAATCTTAAAACTATAGAAATCATTATGCCTAATTTCGTTTCATTAGAAGATTTAGAAAACTTATTCTTAAATCCACTATTCGACGCTTTAGAATCAAACAGTAAAGAAAGTAGAACTATGACTGTATCTAAAGAAGTTAAAGAAATCGTTGATGAAAACATGATGATAAGATACGCTCCGTCTAGTAAGTCTTTCCAAATGGAAAGTATTGGGTTTAATAACCACTTCAAAAGAGGACAAGTATTCACACCTAAGTTTAAGAAAGCGTTTAATACTGTTCCAGTTAGAGGAGTTATTATAAACGTTCCTACGACTAAATACGATATCAACAGTATACTTAACGTAGACGATATAGCTTGTCAATTAGCTATCAACTTCATTAATAATGAACTAAACAGATTCTATAGAGAAAAGTATCCGTATAGTTATGGAGTAAGTATGATGACTACAGCTTGGAGACATAAAAAGAATTATGGAGCTAGGTCTTTTATATTAGAACTTAACGACGGTGTAAGTCAAGAGGATTTCTTAAACTCTATAAAAGAATTTAACGACTACGTTACAGGTGACGCAGGTTCATATAATAAGAGATTGACTGAAGCAAGAAGAATACATATTGAGAATTTTAAGAAACAGTGGCATTCATATTGTATGAGCGAATTCGCTGGAATGAGAACTGACTTAATAGTTCAAATATTATTCGGTTCTTATGCTGATTCAGCTGAAGAAAAGATTGCTGTATTAAACAGTCTTAAAGCTGAAGACGGAATGTTATTCCCTAAAGTTATAACAGACTCATATAATGAAAGTAAAGTAACTTTAGCTCTTATAGATGAATATGTTAAAAAGATTATCGACGGATGGAAAATCAACATGTTATTCTCTGAAAATGTTATAGAGGATGAAGAACCAAAGAAAGAACCTAAGAAAGAATTCAAAAAGGAATTCAAGAAAGAGTTCAAGAAAGATTTTAAATCTGGAGATAAGAAACCTTATAAGAAAAATGACAAACCTTATAAGAAGAAATAACATCAATGCAGTGGGAGAAATCTCACTGCATTATTTTTTTACGTCATTGTGCGACAATTATAAAATGTAATTTTTTTTATAAAGGAGAGGATAGAAATGAATTGTGGAACACCGATTACAGTTAAGTCAATATACGAACTTTCGTATTATAAATATTTATCTGGCTTAACTAAACCGTACTATGACCCTAAATTTGTCACTAGTACTATTTTTAATTATGTGCAAACACACGTACATGACGCAAACACTTATTTAGATGAGGTTAAACATTGTATAACCTATGAGCAATTATTTGAAGAATTCTGTAAACATAACTTAGATTTATATGGACGTGAATATGAGGATAACGTTTTTTCTTATGTTAAAAAATATGGAAAACTTCAAAAGATATTAAAACAAATACCAAATAAACATTACAGAAATCCATATAATTTAAGGCAATGGGTTACTCAATGTAAATATATATGTAAAAAAATAGATATAAAATATAGTGAAACTCTAGAAGCTGCATTATTATGTTATTATATCAGTAGAAATAATAAATGCGAAATAAGAGATGCATTAAAATTATTGTACGATAATAATATAATAGATGAAGTTAATGAAAGTAGTGTAGTAGAGATTATTAGAGGATTAGATGATGATAACGTAGTTCAACTGTATCATAATATATTAGTATCTTCTATTATATTACCTCCTGCTACAAATAGAATAGTATTAGACTCATTAAACTGTTATATACATCGTAGATACAAACTTAATAGTACGTATATACCATTCTTATATAAATTATCATCATTTACTTTAGATAAAAACCAAGATAATCCAATATATAAGCAAGTATTTGCAGAAGAACTACAACAAGAGAAGAATATGATTAATAGAGAAAGAGAGAACATGCTCTATAAATCTAGAAATAAATATGGACAAGTATGGCTTTCTGATAAATGTGTATGGAATATGCTTTCTATCAGATTTAATACTTCTGTTATAGATGATAAAAAGAAAGAACTTGCTAATAGACTTAGAAATGCAAAGAAACTCGCAATGCATTCTGAATTAGGATATATTCCATTAATAGAGTATTTAGTGATATTAGATTTCTTAAAATTAGATAAAGAAAGATTTGATGTTATATTCGCAGAGACTGTTCTTACTGTATTATTTAAATATGGATTTAATATCAAAGAAGATGATGTTATGTATTATTTAAGAAAGCTTACTAAATTAGATAAACGCAGTAGAGACTTTAAAGATGACGTAACAGAAGTTATAAGATATAGCGTGTATAATGCTCCTCCTACAAGTATGGATGATATATTAGAATATGGAAATAATTTATTTGATTTAAAAGATATAGCAGCAACGTTTATAAATAAAACGAATCCTGTATTTGAATCAAAATTATATAAGACTGCGTATACACAAGAATTAAATAGAGCACGTACACATGTGTGGAATGTGTTATTACATGAGAAAGGAGCTGAAGAACGTGTTAGTAGAAAGATTGCTGAGATCAACTCTAGGAAAAAGAATTAAGGAAGCTGGATTAGAAAAAGGATGGTATACTGTATTCATAAGAAGAAAACATCCATTAAATAGACTTAGAAGCCATATATTATTAGCTATGCCTGTATGTGTAGTTAAGGTAGATAATTATATAAATGCTTACATAGATAATAAAGAAATGACATTACCTGGATGGGAAGAAGAAGTTAATGGGGAAATTATACATCATAAAGGTGTAACTATGAAATGGGATAAATGGACAGATATGTTTATATCTATGAAAGCTATGGATAGAGTTATGAATAATAAGTTTTCTAAGAAAATGAGAATAATAGAATTAGGGGAAGACGAATATAGTTTTATGAGACTTAACAAGATACTTAGACATAATTTTGATAAGTTTGAACTATTATTTGAGGAATTAGATAGTAAGACTGTTGAGATGTTAAATAATGATAAATGTAGTTTTAAAAGAATAGGATAGGGGATAAATATGATGAGATTTTTTAGATGGATACACAAATTATGGCTAGTAACTTTTAATAAAGCATTTAATTACTTCAATGTAATATACAACGTACCAGATAATATAAATATTCATGATAAAGAAACGATGATTAGCTTTGTAGATAAGGTTATATCAGAAATGAATGACTACACTGTACTTATAAAGCAAGTTCATCTAAATGGATCATCATTGAGTTATAATTACATAATAGACGGACAGGGAGACCATGGAATATTACATGAGATAAAAGCGTGTATGATATACAATGCAAGATTATTAAAGCTAACAAATTTAGATAATTTTAATAAATTAGACTTTGAATTTGTAATTGATAATGAAACTCATGTATTGACATTAGTTAAAGAAAAAGAAGTATGGAGATTAAAGGGGGCTTAATATGATAAGTGTAATATATGGATATATCAGACGTATAATGAAACGTTTACATGATTTTTTATTTAGAACACATAAGAAATCTTATTATAGACTTGATTTTGATATTAAGTCTTATGATAATCTAAGCGTGGCTAAATATATATGTCTAGTATTAGATAGACGTATGAAATGTTTGGTAACTTATACTACTGTACAGGACTCTAAAAATAAGTTTACTGGTGTAGTAAGATGTATAATAGATATAGACCAATTCAATATATTTGAATTTAAATACTGGATGAAGAAATATGCACCACGTATTGTAGTTGGAGATAATGAATTAGATGTAGACTTTAAGATTACGTGTATGTGTAATGAATATAACTTCCATAAGATGAGAATGAAGTTAAAAACACATATGGGTAGTTATGAAATGGTAGAATGTGACTTTGTAGATAACGATGGGGTTTAATACCCCATCTTCCATTTTATCACGTCCATACCAGACAACCTTTCTGTTTATAATATTAATAATAAGGAGGAACAAATATGGGATTATATGATGATTTGCTACGTGGATATCAATCTGAAAACATAGAAGTAGGATTAGAAGCTAGAAACATTCTTAAAGATAAAACATTCAAGCTTAATAAATCATCTTTTTATGTAGCAGAAAAGAGTATAAATGAAGCAGCTATAGTATTCTCATTCTTAGATAATTACGAAGATAGTCTTATGCTTTTTAAACAGCTTAAGAATAGAAAACATAATCTTATCGTAAGTAGAATGAAGTATTATTTTATGCCTAAGATTATAAAACAAAAGCTTCCATCTAAATCTGTAGTAGAGAACCTTAGTAGAAGTTTTAATCAAATAATGAAGATAAAGAATGATTATGGTATAATGCAACTTATATCTAATGCTAAAATGGTAGACGGTAAGAATAGTTACATGGTAGATATGAGCTGGGTTACAAATGCTATACGTAGAGTTACAGTAGATAAAAAGATGAGAGTTTCTAGAGCATTAAGAGATGGTATACTTGCAATGTATAAAGCTCAAATAGAAAGTTTTACACAATATAAGAATAAGATATTATACTTTAGAACTCCATTCTTACTTGGAACTCCAGTAAAGCTTACAATAATGGAAAATGCTCTTATGACTTCTATTAGACCAGTGTTATTATTCATGAAATGGTTTCAAGATAGACCTGATGAATTTAAAGAATGGCTTAATGCTCATAATATAACTATGGTGTTTGAGGGAAACAAGAATACATCTTTAGTATTGGCTGGAAATAATAACTATCTTAATATGAGTATGTTTAAGCCAAAGACAGTACTTAGACAGCTTCATATATTAGATAGTCTTAATGGAAAACTAGATGCAGCTAAAGAACAAGAATTAGCAGATGATGTAGATTCTGAAGATATGGATGAAAACGTAAACTTAGCTACAGATGATGAAATGTATGATAGTGATAATCCAAATGAAGTTATAAAGTTAGATGAAGATTTAGCTGATGCTGATATCGCAGATATATTTGAAAATGGTTCGGATGATATTGCAGATGCAACTTTAGCTAAACCAAAGAAACTTATAATAGAAGAAAATAAAGACTTAGCAGACGATGTAGCTGATATAGAAATAATGGAGGCTTCTACTGCTGGTTCTAAGAGAGGATATAATAAAGATTATTTCAAGATATTAGAAGATAGTAATATGTCTCCTAAGGATAAAGCTGTAGAAATAGTGGAAGAACATAACTATACAAAGCTTAAAGAGAACGTAGAAACTAAAGAAATACAAAATATGCGTAAAGCTATTGTAAAGAAGTATGGAAAGAAACCAGCGGAAATGGTAGAAGTTATAAAGAAACATGAGATAAAAGACCAAGATGTGGGAATAGTCACAAAGACACCTACATCATTTACAAAGATATCTACTAAAGATTTAGATACTCAATATAAAAAGCAATTATCTGAAGATGACTTTGAGAATATACTTGCAGCTCCTGCAGGACTTACATATCCACTTATACTTAAAGGATATACTAAAAAAGATATAAGTGATAGAGAGTTTAAGGGATACGAACTTAAAGTACAATATGAAACACATAATGGAGACCCACTAGAAATAGTATTGGATATACCAGAAACATTTAATAGTGCAGGTAATATATTTATGGGAGGTTCTGCTAAGCAAATAAAACTTCAGAATGCTGCAAAGCCAGTAATCAAACAAGATGAAAACGTTATTATAACTACAGCTTATAACAAATGTATACTTTCTATTACGGGTAAATATATCAGCATGAGCGATAAGATACTTATATCTCATATTAATGCATACTACAGACTTACTGACCATACGCCTATACTTAAAGTAAAAACTACAGATGATTTAGGATATTTCATATATGAAAACCAAATCAGCTTTAGACTTACGCACTTTAATAGACATTTTGTAGGACTTGTATCTCCAGATTACGATATAGACTTTAGAGGAAAAGGTAAAAAGAACGGACTTACTCTATTAGGAACATTTAAAGGAGAAGATGTATTACACGACCCAGATAAAGATACAGTTAAAGTAGGAAATAAAACGTATGATACGATAAGTTTTATTTGTAGTATATTAGAAAATGAAAATCCAGAAGCTTGGAAAAAGTCAGCTCCGTCTACTGTAAGTACTGCTTCATTATACACACCAGTGGCTACAATCATGGGAACTAATATTCCAGTAGTATTGGTATTACTAGTAGCAAAACCTCTTAGAGAGCTTTTAAACTTACTTAGAGATACTAATAAATTGGAATATAAAGTAGTGCGTAACTCAGAAGAAGTAGATAAGTTTACAAATAATAATAAAGAATATGGTATAATTAAATTTGCTAACTTCACTATTATATTAAAATATAATAATGATTTAAATAACTTATTACTTAACTATCTTACTACATTGGACTTTACAGATAAAGATACATTTGATATTACGAACGTTATGGAAGAGTTTGCTGGAAACAGTAATACTGCGATATATATAGAAAACTTCGTAGACTTATTTATAGACCCAATTACAAAGAGAGTATGCGAATTATATAATATACCATCTGATTTCGTAGGAATGTTTATATATGCTGTATCATTATTTACTACATATAAAACTACATACAAAGGAGATATCAGAAGTTATAGACTTATAACTCCATCTGAAATAATAAATAGATGTGTATACGACGTTATATCTAAAGAGCTTTCTAATAATGCCGCAAGGGTCAAAAGAGGTTCTAGAGCAAAAGTTAATATAGCAAAAGATGCTGTTATACAACGTTTACAAAGTCTTCCTAATATAAATGAAGCTAATGGACTATCTGCATTCAGAGAAGTTATGGAGGGTTCTCAAGTGTCTCTTAAAGGACATAACGGAATCAATGAACCAAGAGCATATACAAATAACGTAAGAATGTTTAATCAGAATAACTACGGAAGTGAAACTTGTGCTACAGCTTATAGTGGTAATGCGGGAATAGTAAAATATCTTCCAGTAAATCCGACTGTAACTAACTTAGCTGGAGACTATGAACATCATGATGGTCCGGAAGGATTAGATGCGGCTAACTTATCTGCTTTCTCAGATGCGTATGTACCTTATACAAGATATAATCACTGTGCACGTAGATTAATGCAATCTGGTCAATTCAATCACATATTACCAGCTGTCGATAGCGACCCTATGCTTGTATCTTCATATGCAGATGAAGCTGCTATTAAGATGACTCCGAAACATTCTTATATAGCAAAAGCTAATGGTAAAATAAAAGAGATGAATAAAGACTTTATTATTATTGAATACGATAATAAAGAAGTGGATGCTATTTCTCTTATAAATGTAGAACGTAATGCCGATAAAGGATATTATGTAAAGAATGACTTCGTACCTAATAAACAGGTTAAAGTCGGATATAAGTTTAAAGAGGGAGAAATACTTGCATACAGTAAAGATAGTTATAGAAGAAAGACTAATGGACATATCGGACTTGCTGCGGGAGCATTAGTATGGGTACTAACTTGTGACGGAGAAGCAGTATGGGAAGATAGTTGTCTTCCATTTGAAAATCTTTCTAATAAACTTGCTACTAGAGTTGTAAAGCGTATAGCACGTATTATGGACCTTAATACAGAAATAAGAGATTGGAAACATAAGATAGGAGAAGAAGTTAAACCAAACGATGTGTTATTCAAGTATAAAGTACTTACTGATGATGACACTATTAATGAACTATTCTCTAATATGGAAAGCTTGTCTCTTAAAGAAGTAGAGGCTCATTATAAAGGAACTATAGTAGACATAAGAGTATACTGGAGAGAATCTCAAAATATGAGTCTATCTAAATCTATGAAAGATTTTATCCGTGATATTGATGATGCTCAACGTATAAGTAATAATATGGCTTCTGTAGACCAAGTCACAGACCAATTCACACGTAAGCTTTTAGATAAAAGACCTCAAAAACTTACTAGAGCAAAGAATAGTAAAATCAATGGAGACACAATAGAAAACGGACAAATCTTAATAGAATATAGTATTGAAATAATAGACAAACTGGGCCCAGGAGATAAAATAGTGGTTGATAATGCTCTTAAAGGAGAACCTACTATGATACTTCCTAATGAACTTAGACCAGTTGGAGTTCGTACAAAACGTCATTGTGACTTATGTTACAGTACGTATTCTATATTAAAACGTATGACACCAGGTATGATACAACATGGAAAGCTAGTGGCTATTCTATTGCATATTGCTAGAAAGAATAGAGAAATATTAGGTATACCGCCTGAACCAGGTTCTATACTTGATTATTACAGTAGTGAAGATATGATTAAGAAATACAATAAAAAATAAAAGGAGAATGATAATATGTTAAGCATGGAAGAATTATTAAAAATCAATGTTAAGACTGCAGAAGATAATGCAGAGATGGCTGGCTTCATCGAAGAATATATTGATATGGTAGGAACAGAATCAGTGATGGACTTTGGAGGATACGGAGCATTTATTTCATTAGAACATGGAGTAGGTGTTGAATCAGCTATCGACGGAGGAAACTTTGGAAATAAGTTTATGTATTACTTCAGTAAATTAGGAAATATATTTACTAGAAGACAGTCTGGATATAACCAAGTTATAACTCAAATGCAACAAATAAACACTGGTAAAATATCACAAGGAGCTTCTAATATAGCTCTTAATGTTGCTAACGCAACTGAATACGCTAGAATTACTCAAGCATTTAATCCTAAGGCTGGAGATTTAGATACTAGCAAATGGCAAACTCTGATGAATGAATTAGATGGAGCTATGACTGAAGCTAGAATGGACGTATTAAGAAATTTATGGGATGATTTTAAATATGATTTCTTATCTGGATTAGCAGCTGGAACTGTAATACTGTTTCCACTTGCTATATACTTCTGGTTTAAATCATGGGTATCTTTCTTTAAATTCTGGGGTTCATTATACGATGTAGTAAGTAATAAAGCTGAGAACGGAGTTTTACTTGCTAAAGGTATGGAACTTAGTAGTAAGATAATTGTGGATATTGTAGCATCAGTGTACTTTAAAGTATGTCCAGATAACCCAGCTCAATTACCAAAAGAATTAACTATATCAGAAGTTGACAGAGCAGTGTATTCAGTAGTAGGAAAACTTAAAGAGTTTAAGCTTACTATGAAAAGAAAGTTTATGGTTGAATATGATGAAAAAGTAAAAGCCGCTCAAACTGTTTATAACGTGGCTATGAGCGTTTATAAAGAAAAGCTACATATGGTATCACCTAGCTCTATAAAAGCGATAGCAAGAGGTTCTAGTAGCCTTACAGATAAGTTATTTCAATCTATACAAGGATATAACGAACTTAAGGTTGCTGTAGAAGCTTATAAAGGTCTTATCGTAGCTGCTGAATTATACTTTGATATCAGTAATATGGTATTATTAGACCTATACAAGATGTAGGAGGATACTTATGAATACAAATGATATAGGAACAGAGGCTAATCTTCTTAAGTCTATATCATCTAAGAGTAAAAGAATTCAAAAGAATTTGGATAAAGTATCTGATATTGTAAAGAGAGATATTAAAACAGATAGAAATACATTTATAACTCCAGAGTACTTAAAACGTGCTCTGGATGCTGTCTGTGCTTTTACTCCAGAAGATAGCGATAGAGGAGTTATACATAAAGCGATAGACGTAGTCTTTACAGAAAACTTTATAGTTAAATATATAAATAAAGCATATAGATATATATTTAATAAACCAGACGGATATCTAAAAGAAAATACAGATTTAAAATCTCATGCTAAATATATCAGTAAAGAAATAGGAAAAGAAGTAGATAACTTAGTAGAAGAAACTAAAAAGAAAGGTAAACTTGTAGCTGCTAATGAGCAAATTAAGATTATTAATTATCTTAGAAGTGACATTTTACCTGCATTTGAAAAGCTTTATAAAAAGATATTATTCTTTAAAGAGAAAGAAGATGTCGAAACTACTCCTGAACTTGTATCTGCTACTGTTAAAAAGCTTGAGAAAGTTAAAAGAAAGAATGTAAAAATACTTAAGAATGCTAAAGTACAAGATAAGATATCTAAAGGTTCTGTCGGAGATTACGCAGACGCTAAAGATTGGCTTTCGTCAGCCGCAAATGATTTTAAGATGTTAACACATTATGATAAGATATTTACAATTTGGGATAAGATTATAGACGAAATAGATAAATGGAGGTAAGATATGAACTTAGATATTAAGAAGTTAGAGCTTAAGCTTAAGAATATGGAGCCATCTATGGAGTATTTCGGAGGTAGATTAGTCAGCGACCCTAATTTAGCATTTAAAGAAATAAAGAGTATGTTTGCTACAAGAGAAAGAAATGCGATGAACTACGTTGCAGATATGGATAAATATATAAATAAAGCGACGATTAAAAAAGGAGTTCAAGACTGTATAGCTAATAAAGAGCTTATAGAAAAGCTTTCTAACTTATTAGATATATTTCCAGAGTTTAATAATAACACTGTTAAACTTAGAGAAACTGATATGGAGAAAATAATTAATACGTATAAGATAGACAGTGATTCTATGGCATCTAAGATAGGTCTTACTATACTACTTTCACTATGGTTTGTAATTCCTTTTATTGGTTTTCCAGCATTAGTTCCACTTATAGCAATATGGTCTGATAAGAAAGAAGATATTAATATGGATGATTTAAATGAGGCTATTGAAATACTTATAGGGTTATTAATAACTTCTTATAATAAAGCATTCAATAAAAATATCAGATACGATGGTAGAAATGATAATATACTTAAGACTATTAAGAATGATTTTAATAAACTTTTAGGAGATAAAGACTTACTTAATATGTCAAAAGGTAAAACTCAATTCAAGTTAGATACTTCAGAAAAACTTTTGTATTTAAATGCTACTAGAAGCTCTATGAGCCTGTTTAAAGCGTTTGTAGGTAATAAGCCTAGCAAGAATATGGATATAGCTAGAAAACTTGCTAAATCGCTTAATACGGCTTCTATTGATGAATTAGGAGAAGCCTTTATGTACAGAGTTACATGGGTCATAGATGTAATCGGACTCTTAGATAAGTTACAGGATATAATGTATGACTGTATTATAAATTTATCTAAAGACGTATTTAAAATAATGGCGTAATTAAATGCAATCCCCTCTTTATCGGAGGGGAAAACATTTATTTACGTTTATCTTGGTGCATTAGTAAGCATATGATTAATTCCATTTATTCTTCTGGAAAGAAGATTGGTTTCATCCTTAACTTTTTGCTGTTCGTTGCCAGCTGAGTCGATATTTGTCTTCAACGCTTCTTCTTGCTCTTTAATAGCTTTATATTGCTTTTCTTTTATTTCTCTTCTAATGTTGAGCATCTCTACCCATTCTATAGGCGAAAGGTCATCATAGAAAACTACAACTTGTCCCTCAAACTCTCTCAACACTGTTTCTTTAAGAGCGTTTAAATCTTTTCTTTCGGACGCAATCTGCTGGCCATAGAGAAAAAAAGTAATTGAGGATATAATATATTAAATTTATCCTTACTACAGATAGGACAAGTTCCTTTTTCTGTTCTTTCTCTCATCACTTTTCTATCTTCAATAAATTTATTTCTACGTTCTTCACTAGCATCTGGGTTATTAGTATCGAACTTTTGTAGTGCTTCCTCATCTGTATAATATGTCTTGTCGAAGTCTATATGTTCTTTAGCAAACTTAGAATCAAGTTCAATTACATTATCATTAATTCCATCTAAATCTTTTATACTGTCTATTACTGATAAGCATTCTGTTATTATTTCAGTAGGAGCTGTTAAGATAGCACAAAATAGTTCAAATAAATCATCATGTTCAAACTTCTCAGGTTCTAGTGTACCATCTTTAGATTTGATGATAAACATATCTATCCAAGTACATAAGTTCATAATACCAGTATTATTATCTTCAATAATATCTAATTGGTCTGATAAATATGTTAATGCATTTTGTATAGGTCCGTAATCTGGGTCATCAGGATTTTCTCTATACATATCTAAGAAGTTCTTTGCGTATTCTCTATAAGATATCCAGTCTGGACATTGTCCGATGATACTATCCACTACACTTAGATAAGGAACTTCATCTTCCAATGTTTCTCTTTTATCTATAAAATTCTTAATTAAGAACTTATAATAGATATCTTCTACGTTCTTATCTCTATTTTGTATCTTTCCTACTGTAGGTTTTGAGAATACTAATTTATATTCAAATAAATCATCATCAGCTTCTATCTTATGTAATTCTCCATATGAACCAGGTTTTCTATAAGCTAACACTATATCAGCTGGTTTAGCATTAGTATATTTATTATATCCTTGTAAGAATCTGTCGAATGGATATGTTTTAGTAAATGTTTCTACTAAGTCTAAGTTTACATCTTCTTTAAAGAATACCTTAGTTCCACAATTAGCACAGCTACATCTATCTATTTTAGCTACAGCATGTTCTTTATCATTGAACTCTGGACTGTTTATTAATGCAAACATCATAACTAATAATGAGAAATCTCTTGGACTTACATTGAATAAGAATTCTTGTCTTTCTGGAACTGTAGGAAAATCAAAGTCTATATGTTCTGATACTACTCTTACAAGTTCGTCTATTTCATATCTTTGAGTTAAATCTGCTCCAAATCCAGCTTGTTCTAACAGCATAAACATATAGTTAATTTGCTGTCTATCTCTCATCTTATATATAAATACTTCATATCCACTATCTGGTAAATATATTTTACGTCCAGATTTATGAGCATCTCTATATGCTTTTATCTTAGATAGTCTATCTCCTCTGAATTCTTTTAGTAAAGATTCAGATGGAACTTTAGAAAGAGGTCTTATAATATTATCAAACTCTTCTACAGGCATAACTTCATGTTTAATATTAGCAATAGTTTTCCCATCATCATCTATAACTTCAACAGGAGAGAATTCTTCTACTGGCATAATATCTGCTTTAACATTCTCCACTTCTGTATTAATTTCTTTATATTCTGTTTCCACTTCTAGTTTAACTGGAGTTTCTACTATCTCTTCTTTCTTAGTATTATTTATGTTATTCCAAGTTTCTTCTGTACTCTTTTCTAATACTGGTTCTGAAACAGGAACTTCTTTTCTATCTAAAGAAGCTAATTCAGCCAAAAGTTGATTTCTTCTTAATTCGACAGGGTCTACTTCTGGTTCTTTTTTAACTTCAGGTTTTGGTTCTTCTTTAGGTAAATCTTTAGATACTTCTTCCATAAGTTTCTTTTCATAATCTTCATCTGGGAAATTATATCCAGTTAAGTTATTCCAATCTTCAGTTTTAACTTCAGGAACAGGAGTTTCTAAGTTTAATTTAGGAGTATTATCTACAATAGTTACTCCAGCATCCTTATTTAAGGCCTTTAGAGCCTCTTCTGAGAGGTTTAGACCATTTAGATTATAATTTGCATTACTATCTGGTTCTAACGAAGAATTTGGCTGTTTAGGAGCTTTTAAATCGACTTCAGCTGGTATCTCCATATCTGGATTAGCTTCTTTCATAGCTTCTATCTTTTTCTTCATAAGATATTCTACTTCTTCCATATCTCCTTCAGCTGTAGCTAATTCTATTTCTCTATCTAAAGAACTCATACCAGCTTGCTTAGTTTTAGCTGGAACATTATATATTTCTCCATTTTCACCATACCCCATAACATAATCTGGGTCAAATTGTGTTATGTAATTAGATAAGCTTCTGTGACACGCAGTGTAGTCATCATCTTTATTTCCAGATAAAGTGAAATCAATATCTTTCAGTTCTCTTAATATTATCTCTTCTTTAACTGGACTACTTCTGATTTCATTTACTAGATTCAATAAGAGATGATTCATTCTTCTCACGTCTAGTTCCTTTTCATCAATCATAGCTCTGATACCAGATATTATAGTCTGATACGTAACTTGTGGAGCTTGAACTCCGTTTGTTGTAAAATCATTCATTTTACATTCCTCCTTATTATATTAAATCATCTAAACTTGTAACTTTACTTGGCTTTGATACTTGGTTATCCTTTTCTAAAGTCTTAACATCTCTGAAAGTATTCTTTGCTTCGTTTGGTTTAACTTTAACAAAATCCCATTTCTTATCGTTATTCTTAACTATAGCCATGGATAATACTCCTTTATTTAGTTCTTGTATCTTCTCTCCATCACTAAGAGTATATTCTGGATTTATACCTGTAAGTAAATCTTTTCCTTGTATTCTGTTTATAGTTTGTATTTCATTAAGTTGATTGAAGTTATTAAACTCTTGCCATACTTCTTCATATCCACTATGTTTTACAGTAGTATTTCCATGAGAACGTGTAATATCTTGTAAATCTACACTATCAATAACTTTTATTATATCTGAAACATATATTGGCTTAGACTTATCATCATTTTGTACATCAACTAATAAATGAGCATGTTTCTTAATAATAGGTTCCATACTATCAACTTTATATAAATCAGCTACTCCTCCATAAAGTGTAGGTATTTTTTCACTACCAGATAAACTTACTTCTGTATCCATTCTATGTTTTTGGTCATTAACTATAGCTTTAAAGAAGATATCAAAACTTTCAGGAGTTACTCTTGCTGTATTACATATCTGTTCTTTAAGCTTTTCAAACTTGTATTTCATTTCTATACTTCTGTCAGTAAGAGTATCGTGTATAGAAGCAAACTTATTATTTGCATTATTAAGACTTCTTATTTCTGGGTCTGTTCTTATTATTTCATCAGACATATTATCACAATATTCTAATTCTTCTCCAGATAAGAATGTATTTAAACTACCATCTGGATTGTATTTATTACGTTTCTTAATATATTGGTCATAAGTATTCTCTTTAATACGTTCTACTAACTCTTTATACTTCTCTTCACCTTGTTTTACTATATCAGCACTAGTATGCTGTTTAGTAATAGTTTTATAAACATCTGATAAGCTTAAGTCTAAAACTGAATAAGATTGCTTTATAACGTTATATTTACTTATTTCTTTTAAATCATTATAATTACTATTAAGACATTGTGCTCTGCACCATTCTGATACTTCTGCTGATCTTCCTCTCATAACTTCATCTGCTTTATATAATAGTTCTTCTACATCTATTTCATTAGTATTCTTATATTTAGATAAAGTATAATATAATTGAAATGCTATGTTAAGTCTATCTATATTAGATTTATCTTCATTTCTTTTTATTCTTGAAATAAATTCTATTTGTAACTTCTTTATATCTTCCATATTCTTTACTCTCCTTATTTAAGTGTTATATTTTTGAATATAATATTATTAGAACTATCTCTGCTTAGAGAAGCTCCTATAGATTTAAGTTTATTATTATCTACATATGCCATTTCAAATCTAATAACTCCTCCTTTAATTCTACGTATAACTACTTCTACTGTTTCATTATTTACAAGAGTTCTAACTTGTTCTCTAAACTCTGAACATAAATCATCAAATGATGGATTATCTTTATTTATTCCAAAGAAGTGTTCCATTTCAAATCCTATATTAGGAAAGTCTGGTAAACTACCTCTAGGAGTAGTCATCATTCTAAATATAGATAGTTGTACTGCATCTATACCAGATGCTATTACTTGTTTTCCATTAGGACTTAAGTCTAATGTATCAAACATTAATTTACCCATATATATAATTCCTCCTTTTATATATTTTATTATAATTACATATATAATTGTGAATATATAATATATTTTTATTTTGTATAACAAGTATTAATGTTTCTTTCTTTTTTGGGTACTTTTTTCTTTCTTTGGAACATATCGAGAGATATAGACTGAAGAACGGAATGGAATGGAGTCCAAACGTAATGGAATATGAGTTCGGAAGTCTATATCTGTACTATAATAATATATAAAAAGAACATAAATAGAAATAGAAATATAATAGAGAAATATATATGTAATAATAATATACTCACATTCCTAATTTGTCTAATAAAAGTGAAATAATATTTCTTTCTTTTTTTGCTTCTTTTTTTCTTTCTTTATTATCTTTATTATTCTGGTATACATTATCGTATATTGGAATAAACTCATTTATTTACGTCTATTTCACAATATTATATATAAAGAGTTATATTATTATGGAGTTGATATTATATGTTTAAAAGAATGTATTATAATATATTACGTATATCATTATATATTAAATCATATATTGCATTATTATTTTTGCATATATTTGATAAAGTTGATAATGATGATGATAATGTTAATTGAATATTTGGGAGGATATAATTATGGGAATTGTAAATCAGAATAATTTTGATACAAAGCCGGAATGGAGACATACGTTAGATAGAGGAGAACATTTACCACCATCTCAACAAAAGGAAATGCAATCATTATTAGAAGAGAATAGAAAAGAACTTGGAAAGATATGGGATGAGAACGCAACTGAATTTAAGCGTATTGGAAATGAGATAGGACAAGATTTAGCTGAAATACCGGATGCTGTTGTAAATAATGTTTCATCTGTCGTTAATAATATTAAAGAAGATATTAAAAATGATATTGAAGAAAAGAAACAAATGGTACAAGATGCGTATCAAGAATACAGAAAGCAATATGATGAAACGGTAGCAAAGGCTAAAGATGCGTATAAAGATGCGAAAGAGACGATAAACAAAGTTAAGGAAGATATAAAGAATTTAGATATGGATAAGATTAAACAGAATGTGTTTAATGGATTTTCTAAATTCATAAAAGAGAACTTAAAAGATACGTTAGAAATAGATGTAGATAATACCGAAGTTCCGATAGTAAGACAGATATATAACAAAATAAAGAAAGAGACGATTGATGTATTTGATAAACGTTTCCCGAAACAGTTAAAATATGAAGCTACGCCAAATCATAAATTAATGGTACGTATTGGTAAAAACGTGTTATATGATAAAAGTGGATGTATATTATCTTATACAGAGATAGCGGATTATATGAATAATGGATATACGATACGTATATTGGAAGCGGAAGTACCATCCCTTGCAATACATAAAATCTTATCTAGTCCGAAAGAGCCGATAAACGGAGCTGAATATGCATACGAATTATTATTATCTGCATTACCTGTTACTGATGATGTATTTCCTGAAACTCCGATATGGGCTGGGAAATATGTTGCTGTATTGAAGAATACGGATGGTATTGCAAATATAAACGAAGAAGTTAAAACGGAAACGACTGTTCAAACTAATGATTGGATGAGTGGAAAGAAGACTAAACTTATATTTTATTTATATAAGCCCGATGAGTTAAAGTTTCAAGACAGCCATTTAATAAACTTTGTATTGGACAATCCGAAGCCATTTGAAATCATAATGAAAGCATTTGAGCTTGTAAATAAAGATTATAAGATAATGATATCGAATCTGGAGAATGATGTACCGATGGGTAAAATCGTAATACCACATATGTCTTTCTCTGATTTAATTAAATATTTGGATTTGGAAGTCGGATTATATAATACCGATTATATAAACTTTATGGAGAACGGTATCTATTATTTATTAAATACGAATGATGCTTCAAAGATAAATGCGGAGAATAAAGCATTACAATCTACGATAGAGCTCTTTATAGACAGACATAAAGACGGGAAAACGTATCCAGCATTTATAGCCAGAAAAGGAAATAATACGTATCAAATCAGCGTTGATGTAGCAAATGTTAATATTGAAGTATTAAATAGTTCTGTATACAGTGATGCAAATATATTCATAAAACCAGATGGACATCGTAACTATCACGAAAATCCATTAAGTAGAAAAACGAATATAGTACGTAAAATAACAGCTGTAAATCCACTGAAGAAAGATAATACTATGGCTATGGAAGTTATAAGCTTTTCAGTACAAGGATTTCCTATACGTAAAATAACTCCATTAACTACTGTTATAATGACTGATAGTAGTGGACAGCCAAGAACATACAGAGTTTCATATAAAGAAATAGCAATAGAAAGCCATGCTGGAAGTTCTGTATTTATAAAAGCATTTCGTAGAATTAAGAAATAAATCATTTTTTTATAACAAAATTACGTATCGAAGTAAAACTTCTCATGAGTTTTATTTTCAATTCATATGCAAATCTTACAAATTGTACATTTTTGCATATTTTCCTTTTTGAAGAAAGAAACATATAGTAATTGCACCTCTAGTATTCAATTACTAGAACCCACTCTTATGGATTGAGTAGGATAGATATATAAGGCTCAAATGAATATCTATCCTATTCTAATTCCGTAATATTATAATAAAATTAAGATATAGAAATGTTTGAGCACCTGGAAAGATAATATCCTATACGAATAAACTTGCCAAAGTAGAATCCATACGAAAATAAAAATTGATAAATATAGTGTCTAATTCAATAGTTTTGCATACTTGAAATAAGTTAGAAAAGTCTTATCATTCATTTAAAGAAGTTATAACTTTTCTCCTGAGAAAATTCAGTTTACTTTAGTGGAGTCTTAGCTTATGAAAGGGTTAGTAGCGGCAGAGCAAAGTTTGTTTCATAA